TGGTCAACACGGCATTTCATTAATGACAGGTGGTAATGCCCTTGGTGGTCTCTTGGGATCTAATTTGACCCTCGACGACTTGACTTTTGCTCAGTCAAACACCGCAAGAAGTAGCGGTTATGTTGGTTTTGAAAACACAACCACCGCTTCTCAAAAATCTAAAATTACTTTTGGGGGTATAAATCTGGGCACAACCACCGCTGTAAACACCATGGAGTTGGATGGTTTCGGCAACCTTGCCGTCCTTGGTAATATTACTGCATACGCAACCCTTTCTGATATTTCTCTTAAAGAAAATATTGAAGTAATACCAAATGCTGTTGACAAAGTAAAAACGTTAGATGGCATTACCTTTAATTATATTAAAGACGGTCCAGATAAAAGAATGACAGGTGTTATAGCACAACAAGTGCAAGAAGTTTTACCAGAAGCAGTGTATGAAACGGAAATGATTGGAGATAATGAAAATAAGAATCTTGCTGTGCGTTATGGCAACATGGTTGGTCTTCTTATCGAAGCAATTAAAGAACAACAGCAACAGATTGATGAACTTAAAGAAATTATTTTTCGAGGAGAAATATCGTGACAACGCAAGCGTCTGGCGCTATATCTTGGCTTGATCTGTTTACTGAATTTAATGGACCAATATATGAAGGAGTAAAATCTCAAAATAACGTTGAGTCGAGGTGGTGGGTAGGACACCCTCTGGACAGCTCCTTAGTACCAGGCTTGCCTCAAGACGGACCTCTAAGCGCGAGCGATATGTATTCTAAAACACGGTATGGGTATGATACAGACCGTTTTAACAACGTATTTATAAGCACTTTAGACAACGGCGAGATGGCTGTGGAGTTAAAAGATGATTTTTTTGACTATAGTATAACTACTAATGGTCCTACAGACCCTGTCCCCAACCAGCCCAATTTTGCTTTCCCTACTTACGGTTATGAAAGCGACTTTACTTTAGGTCCCAGCAACCAGAGAGTGTCTCAGGGACGATATGCAATATTTACTTTTCAGTATAAAAGTTTATACACGAGCGGAAAAATTATAATGTCGATCACTGTCCCTACGGGTAGTTTCTTTGGAACAGAGGTCAACCCATCCCTTCTTTCAAGATTTAATACTAATGGGGCATCTGGAGCGAATTTTACCAACTACTGGAATCTTGGCAATGTACGTTTTTATGACAATGATACTGAAACAAATCTTTTGAATGCAAATATGTCTACTCCAATGGATAGTGTTTTTGGAGGAAGAAACTTTCAAATTTCTTTTAGAATTTTAGCTGAAGAGCCTTTAATTTTGACCACCAACGACGCAAATCCGATTATACTTAAAGTAACAGAAACAGCCACGGGACAGACTGACCACGAAAGAGCTTTAGGCATTTACTACGGATTTGATTAGGAGAATTATATGGAACCAACACGAAGAGAAATTGTAAAAATTAACACTTACACTAATCATGAGTCTTTTCCTGAAAACTTTGCATATGAAGTTCAATATGCTTATGTATTTGAGCATGAAGGAAAAACAATGAAAAGCGTATTTTTTGCTCAGTTAAATACCGATGATCCTGATAACTGGATTCTTTGGGAAAGACTCAGTGAAAGAATTATCTGGAGTTGGATACCGGAGGAAGAGTTGGCAAAAACAGAAGAGGTGGCTATACAGCAGGCTGAGACCAAGTTTTTTCCTAAACATACTAGTCATGAAACGTTTCCTTGGAATGATGACTAAAAATAATCCTCGGTATAACCAGAAACTTAATCGTGCTAAGACAAACGCTGGATTCTTATAAATAGAGTCATATACTTTCACTAATCGGAATGTGTTATGGCATATTACAAAGACATTACAATTGATCAGGGTTCGACTGCTTCGATTAATGTGTATTTAACTAATAAAAACGGAACTGCAAAGAATCTAACCAATTACACTGCAACCTCACATATTAGTCCCAACTACAACCTCGATAGCAGCAGCATAACTGTTTTTAATTGCACCATCGATTCTGCTGCTTCTGGCATTATAAACCTCAGTTTAACTCACCTTCAGACCGATTCACTCAAAGCTAACAAAAGATACGTATACGACTTGGAGATAGCGAGAGACTCTTCTGGAAGCACTGTCGAGGTCGAGAGAGTCCTAGAAGGTCAATTATATGTAACGCCATCAGTTACTAAATTGTCTATTGTATAATGACAACTGTAGTTAAAAAAGTAGTGCAGACAAGCACAAAGGTCGATAAGGTTGTTGTTAATAACAATTCAACATTGGTTGACAAAGTTATAATCAATCAATAAATATATAAAGAGGAAAGATAATGGCAGCACCAAACTCAAGGCAAACATTAATAGACTTCTGTCTACGGAGACTCGGTGCACCCGTACTTGAAATTAATGTTGACGACGATCAAATACAAGACAAGGTAGATGACGCGCTGCAAGTCTATCAAGAGTTTCATAGTGATGCAACCACACGCACTTATATGAAGCATGTTGTTACTGCAGATGATGTTACCAATAAGTATATCCCAATTCCTGCAGACATAGTTTATATTTCTAAAATGTTTCCTATCAATAGCACGTTTTCTGGTACTGGAATGTTCGATGTCAAATATCAAATGATGTTGAACTCTATGGGCGACTTTGTGAATTTTGCTGGTGGTATGTCTTATTTCTATCAAATGCAGCAGTATCTCTCTATGGTTGACATGCAATTGTCTGGTACTCCTCAGGTTTCATTCTCAAGACACCAAGACCGATTATATGTCTTTGGGGATTTTAACGATGGTGATATCAAAGTTGGTGATTTCTTAGTTATCGAAGTTTATCAAATCGTTAATCCTGATTCATCTATAAGTATCTACAACGATATGTTCATTAAGAATTACACAACCTCATTGATCAAACAGCAATGGGGTCTTAACATGATGAAATTTGACGGTATGCAACTTCCTGGAGGGGTAACTGTTAATGGTCGTCAGATGTATGATGATGGGACTCAAGAATTGGAAAAACTTAAAGAAGATATGCGATTGGAACAAGAACTACCGCCTGACTTCTTTATTGGATAATATTAATGGCTACAAACCCCTATTTCAGTCAAGGCAGAAAGAGCGAACAACTGCTGTACGAAGACCTCATCGTAGAGTCTTTGAAAATGTATGGTCAGGACGTTTACTATCTTCCTCGTGAACTGGTAAATAAAGATCAGATATTTGTCGACGATAACGTTTCTCGTTTTTCAGACGCATACAAGATTGAAATGTACATCGAAAATACCGAAGGGTTTGATGGTGAGGGAGATCTATTTACTAAGTTTGGTGTAGAGATTCGAGACGCTGCTACATTTATTGTTGCTCGGAGAAGATGGAACTCTGTTATTGCAGTAAATGAAGAAGCAGATAACAATCCGTTTTTTCGACCACGCGAAGGCGATATAATCTATCTACCTCTTTCTCAATCTATGTTTCAAATCTCTAGAGTAGAAACCGAGTCACCATTCTTCCAGTTAAAAGACTTACCCGTATTTAAAATGCGTTGTGAGTTGTTTGAGTATAACGATGAAGACTTTGATACTGATATTGAAGAGATTGATCAGGTTGAGAAATTTTCTGCTTATCAATATGTGATGACATTTGATTCAGTCGTTGGTGAGTTTGTTGTTAACGAAATCGTCAATCAAACTAATGGCGATTATGTGATGAGCGGCGAAGTAGTTAAATACGATGCTCTGAATAACAAACTGTACCTTGCTCACGTTGGCGCAGACGACGGACTTTTCCACACATTTACTAATTCTGCCGAGGTTCTGGGTCTAGTATCTGGTGCCGTGGCAACTCCAACGTTGATCGAAGAATTACAGAATATTGATCAGGGGTCTCAAAACGACGTGTTTGATATATTTGAAAGTGATTTCTTAGACTTTACGGAAACAAATCCGTTCGGGGATCCTTCATGATAATTATCAGAGGTATTGAATAATGTTTGGAACTCATTTCTATCACCAACGAGTACGAAAATCAGTTGCTGTGTTTGGTTCGTTGTTCAATAACATATATGTTTTGAGGAAAAATTCATCTGGCGGTGTTATAAGTCAGGTAAAGGTTCCTTTGAGCTATGCGCCCAAACGAAGTTTTATCGATCGTATAGCACAAATGAATCAGGGCGAGGACGCAGAAAGACAGATTGCAATTAAATTGCCAAGGATGTCTTTTGAAATCATATCAATGGAATATGATATTACGCGACAGTTACCCAAAACAAATTCAAGGGTTCAACCATTAACAACTGATTCTGCTTCTGTATCAGATAAGACAAGGTTGTACACTTCTGTTCCATACAACATCAATTATCAACTGAGCATATACGCTAAATCTCAAGACGATGCTTTGCAAATTGTGGAACAGATAATTCCTTATTTTAATCCTCAGTATACAGTTACTATGCAACCATTAGATGCATTGAACGCGATAAAAGACGATGTTCCTATAGTATTGCAAGGTTTGACTTTTACTGATGATTACGAAGGACCGATCGAAGCAAGAAGGACTATTATATATACGCTTGACTTCTCTATGAAGATTAGTTTCTATGGTCCTTTGGTAACTGGGCCAATTATCCGTCAAGTGGACGGGCAAATATACCAGCAAGACACACCAACCGACGGTAACAACCCTCTATTAGAAACTATCAGAACGACTCCGACTCCAGAAGGGGTATCATCAGATAGCGACTTTGGTTTCAATTATAATTATTTTAATGCATTGGATAGCGTATGAGCAAAAATAAAAACATTGATGACGATTATAACACATCAAGAGATACCTATATTGAATTAATTGAAGGCGGAAAAGAATCTCTTGAACTTATGATACAGGTCGCGCGAGAAAGCGAACATCCAAGAGCATTCGAAGTCCTATCGGGTATGATAAAAAATATTGCCGACGTGACCGATAAATTAATGGACTTGAATAAAAAACATAAAGATGTTATCAAAGAAGAAAAACCCGAGCAAAAACAAATAACTAATAATAATGTCTTTCTTGGAAGTACAACAGATTTACAAAGACTATTACAAAATAATGATGATGAAAAGGTGATTAATGTCTCTAGCGTTGAGAATGAGTAACGAAACTTATCTTGGCAATATAAATGTCAAGCGCGATGGTGTTGTACAGCAGTGGACTAAGGAGGAAGTCCTTGAATATAAAAAATGTATGGAAGACCCCGCGCATTTTGCGCGTGAGTATGTCAAAATTATTTCGTTGGATCGGGGTCTTGTTCCTTTCATTCTTTACCCCTATCAAGAACGCATGTTCAACCATTTTAACAATAATCGTTTTAACATTGTACTTGCTTGCCGACAATCTGGCAAATCAATTTCGTCTGTCGCCTATTTGCTCTGGTACGCAGTCTTCCACCCCGAAAAAACCATCGCTGTTCTCGCGAACAAAGGGGCGACCTCGAGAGAAATGCTCAGCCGTATTACACTCATGCTTGAGAATCTTCCTTTCTTTTTACAACCTGGTTGTAAAACTCTTAATAAAGGTTCTATTGAGTTTTCTAATAATTCTCGGATTATTGCTGCTGCCACTAGCGGGTCTTCTATTCGGGGTATGTCTGTTAATTTGCTCTATCTCGATGAATTTGCTTTTGTTGAGCGAGCATCTGAATTTTACACTTCCACCTATCCTGTTGTATCCGCAGGAAAAGACACCAAAGTCATCATCACCTCAACCGCCAATGGGATCGGAAACATATACCACAAAATTTGGGAAGGCGCGAACCAAGGTGTAAACGAGTTCAAACCGTTTAGGGTTGATTGGTGGGATGTTCCTGGAAGAGATGAAAAGTGGAAACAAACCACAATCGCGAATACCAGCTCTTTACAATTTGACCAAGAATTTGGAAATACGTTCTTCGGGACAGGAGATACTCTAATAAATGCAGAGACTCTTATGTCGTTAAGAGCAAAAGAGCCTCTGCGGGTCTTAGAGGGCGGTCTATTGTCCGTCTATACAGAACCCTGCGCAGGGCACGAATACATCATGACCGTTGATGTATCGAAAGGAAGAGGTCAGGACTATTCTACGTTCACTGTTATTGACATTACGACACGCCCTTTTAGTCAAGTGGCTGTGTATCGGAACAATACTATCTCTCCAATACTCTTCCCTGATATTATATATAAGTATGCAACTGCCTACAACGAAGCGTATGTTGTAGTTGAGGCGAATGATCAAGGTGGTGTGGTCTGCAATGGTCTATACCACGACCTAGAATACGAAAACACTCATGTATCTTCAGCAGTAAAATCTTCTCATATCGGAGTGGAAGTCAACCGTAAAATCAAACGGTTGGGGTGCTCCGGATTTAAAGATCTTCTCGAAACAGGCAAATTAGAGATTGTTGACGAAAACACAATTTTGGAAATATCGACCTTTGTGGGCAGAGGGCAATCATACGAAGCTTCTGATGGTAATCATGATGACCTAGTTATGAACCTTGTGATGTTGGGGTATTTTGTCACGCAACAAATGTTTTATGATATGACAGATATAAACCTTAAAGAAATGATGTTCTCAGAAAAAATGAGATTGATCGAAGAAGACGTTTTGCCTTTCGGGTTTATTGAAGATGCTTCTGACGAAATTGAACAACACGAAAGCAGAAATAGAAACTCAGGGTTATCTTACGATTGGCAGGTTTTTGACGCGGATACTTCTAAATTATGGTAATTATAAATAAATAACATTGATATCTATCCGTATTATGTAAATCTTATTATTAGCTAATAAAAAAAAGGAAACGAATATGGCTCTTTTTACCCCATCCGCGTCTCCCAGTATCACTGTTAAAGAAATCGACCTTACGGGTGTAGTCCCTTCGGTCACGACTTCAACTGGTGCTATTACCGGAGAATTTTCATGGGGACCTGCAGATACTGCTGTGTTGATCGACAACGAAGCAACGCTGGTATCTACTTTTGGTTCTCCATCTATAACGAATTCAGTAGATTTTTTATCTGCTTCTTCGTTTTTACGTTACTCTACAAGTCTTTATGTTTCAAGGGTCATGACCGACTCTGCTGGAAATGCTTGTGATTCAGCTGAATCATTTGGATCTATCCCACTCGTAAAGAACTCTAGTGATTTCGATACATTAAAACCAACTTTAACTTCTGCTAATCACACGTTTTTGGCAAAATATCCTGGTTCTGCAGGAAATAGTATTGAGGTACAAGTTTGTCCTCAATCATCTGCTGATGCTACGTTTGATGCTTGGGCTTATAGATCTTTCTTTGATGCTGCTCCTGGCACATCAACGTATGTCTCTAATGCCAGTGGAAACAATGATGAAGTTCATGTTATCGTACTTGATAAATTGGGTTCTTTAACCGGAACACCTGGAGCAGTTCTCGAAACTTTCCCCTTCCTGTCCTTAGCGACAGATGCCAAAACAAATGATGGAACTGGCAATAATGTTTTAGACGTTGTCAATAATCGTTCTAATTATGTTTGGGCGCTTAGTCTTAACAACTCAACAGACGTTGCTAATTCTACGTTTGATGAGTCTTCGACCGCAGCAGGAAATGGTTCTGGAACTAACTTCGCGCTTGCTTCGCCTACCACTAAATCTTTCAAACTTGGTAGCGGAAACAATGGTGGTGTTGTTGGAACTGGTGAAATTCTTACAGGATTTGATGTATTCGAAAGCACAGAAGACATTCAGGTAGATTTCTTAATTGCTCCTGGTATGTCAGCAGCAGCAGATCAAGCAACGGTGGTCAACGACCTCGTTACCACAGCTGCATCGTTAAGAAAAGACTGTATTGTAGTAACTTCGCCTGACCGAACCGCAGTAATTGGGCAAACCCCAGCATCTGCAGTAACCTCGTCTGTAACCACAGCAGGTCAATTTAACTCATCATCTTACTTGGTAGTTGACAATAACTATCTTAAAGTTTATGATAAGTATAATGACCAATATGTCTTCATCGCGGCCGCAGCATCTACTGCGGGATTGATGGCGGCAACCGATGCTGTATCAGCACCATGGTTCTCTCCGGCAGGTAATAGAAGAGGGCAATATTTTGGCGTTACTTCCTTAGCATATACAGCTAATAAATCACAAAGAGATACATTATACAAATCAGGAATCAACCCTATCGTTAATCTTCCTGGCCAGGGCGTTATTCTTTTTGGCGATAAGACCAAAGAATCTCGTCCTTCTGCCTTTGACAGAATTAACGTTCGTAGGTTATTCTTAGCAGTAGAGCGAGCAATTGCGGCTGCGGCAAGAAATGTAATGTTCGAATTCAATGACGAATTCACTCGTGCAGAGTTTGTTAATATCGTTGAACCGTTCCTGAGAGAAATTCAGGGTCGACGAGGTATTACAGATTTCCGAGTGGTTTGTGATGAAACAAACAATACTGCGGCCGTCATTGACCGTAACGAGTTTATTTGTTCAGTGTTTATCAAACCAGCTCGTTCAATCAACTACATCACTCTTAACTTCGTTGCGGTTCGTACCGGCGTTGAGTTTAGTGAAGTCGTTGGTACAGTATAGCACACCATTAAGGAGAAATAAAAATGGCAATTTTAGGAGTCGACGACTTTAAATCAAAACTGCGAGGTGGTGGTGCTAGGCCCAATTTGTTCCAAGCAACCGTAAACTTCCCGCAATACGCAGGGGGTGATGTTGAATTGACATCTTTCTTGTGTGAAGCCGCGCAATTACCTGGATCGACGATGGGGCTGATTACAGTTCCTTTTCGTGGACGCCAGTTAAAGATTGCTGGCGACAGAACTTTTGAACCTTGGACAGTAACTGTTATCAATGATACAGACTTTACTGTTCGCGATTCAATGGAGCGATGGATGAATGGCATGAACGCACATTCAGCAAACGTCGGTTTGACCAATCCAGTGGATTATCAATCTGATTTGTTGGTTGAGCAGTTAGACAAAGATGGTTCTATTCTGAAGCGTTATAACCTTCGCGGTTGTTTCCCGACGAATGTTTCACCTATCGAGGTCAGCTATGCTACCACGGATGAAATCGAAAGGTTTACTGTTGAATTCCAAGTACAGTACTGGGAATCAAATTCAACTAGTTAATGTTTAACTAAATAAGTGGGACGTCTTCGGGCGTCCCCTTATTTTTTTATTTGGAAACAGAATATGGCAGACGATAGTATTATTAAATTATTTGGTTTTGAGATACGTAGAAACAAGAAAGGGTCGGAGTCGAACCTTGTCTCTGTTGTGCCTCCGACGGATGATGACGGAGCTGGATACGTAACTTCTGCTGCAGGACATTATGGTCAATTCATTAATATGGATGGCGATAATTCTAAAGACAATCATCAATTAATTCTTAAATATCGCGGGGTTTCTATGCACCCCGAAGTTGATATGGCGATTGAAGAAATTGTTAATGAATCTATTAGCGCTTCTGAGTTAAAATCCAGTTTAGAAATTTCACTAGATAAAATCGAAGCCGCTGATAAAATTAAAGATCAAATTACAGAAGAATTCGATAATGTGGTGGCAATGTTCAAATTCAATGAACTAGGTCACGATATTTTTAGGTCTTGGTATGTTGATGGTAGAATCTATCATCATTTACTAGTAAACGAATCTAATCTTAAAGCAGGGATTCAAGAAATCCGCCTAATTGATGCATCTAAGATTCGTAAAGTTAAAAAAGTAAAACACAAAATTGATGGAAAAACTGGGGCAAAAATTGTTGATACGACTGAAGAATTTTATATTTTCGAAGAAAAACCAGGTCAGGCAAATACCGCAGTTAAACTTTCGACCGACTCGGTAAGTTATGTTACCTCTGGACTACTAGACGAGACTAAAAGAAAAGTAGTCTCACATTTACATAAAGCACTTAAACCTATTAACCAATTACGTATGATGGAAGACTCTCTGGTCATCTATCGTCTTGCTCGTGCACCCGAACGACGAATCTTTTACATCGATGTTGGTAATTTACCTCGTGGTAAAGCAGAGCAATACATGAAAGACATTATGTCTAAATACCGCAATAAATTGGTCTATGATGCAGACACCGGACAGTTAAAAGACGACCGCAAACATATGTCTATGCTTGAAGATTTCTGGTTGCCGCGAAGAGAAGGTGGTAGGGGCACAGAAATTTCCACGCTTCCTGGCGGCGATAATCTGGGTCAAATTGATGATATCATATATTTTCAGAAAAGATTATACCGCTCGTTGAATGTGCCTCTGGGACGATTAGAACAAGAAACTCAGTTTTCTCTTGGAAGATCTACCGAGATTAGTCGGGATGAAATCAAATTTCAAAAGTTTGTTGATCGTTTGCGAAAAAGGTTTTCGCAGGTATTTCTCGGAGTATTGAAAAAACAACTTATACTTAAAGGTATTATCACCGAGCAAGATTGGCAACAATGGAAAAATGATATTGTAGTTGATTTCATCAAAGATAATTATTTTTCTGAATTGAAAGAAACAGAGATTTTAAGAGACCGACTAGGAATAATGTCAGAAGCTTCTCAGTTTGTTGGCGAATATTTGAGCAAAGAATGGATTATGACGAACATTCTACGTTTGTCCCAAGAAGAAATGAAAGAAATGAAAAAACAAATAGATGCTGAGATTTCTTCTGGCGATATTGATGATAATGAAGAAGAACCCACTGAACCAACGGGAGAAAATCAACCAGAAATACCCCCAGAGAAAGAAGAAAAATATATTCCATCTCAAGAAGATGAACTTTTGGAAAATATGACTCGGTTTATGAGCAAATTGAATGAGCAAGATTAGTCCTGTTGTAACTACTGCCTTCGGTATAGCACATACTGAAAAACGGATAGGGCAATTAGAAGAAAAATGGTACGAAATCATTAATGATGTCGAAACCACGCGTGGACCTGCGGGTCTCGACGGCCAGAAGGGAGACAAAGGTGTTAAAGGCGACAAAGGCGATAGAGGCGATAAAGGAGAACGCGGCGAACGTGGTTCCGATGGCAATGATGGAGCACCAGGACCTGTTGGCGAGAAAGGAGATACTGGCGAACGCGGCGAACAAGGTGAACAAGGACTTCAAGGTGTTGCTGGAATTGCTGGCAAGGATGGAGAACGAGGAGAACGTGGCGAACAAGGACCACAAGGATTACAAGGGCCGCAGGGATTAAAGGGTGATAAAGGTGATAAGGGAGATCAAGGAACCAAGGGAGACACTGGAGCAACTGGTAGCAGGGGCGAAAAAGGTGATCGCGGCATTGATGGAACCAAGGGAGACGTGGGCGCACAAGGACCCATGGGTGTCAAAGGAGACAAAGGAGATACTGGACTTCGTGGCGAAAAGGGCGAGCGGGGAGAGCGTGGCGAACAAGGACCACAAGGAATACAAGGTGAGGCAGGACCAGATTATAAAGAGAGGTTCGAAGAAGCCCTAGAACAATTCAACGAAAGGTTATCGGAGAATTCTAACACAGTAAACAAAAATATTGAACGTACTCTTGCCAATGTACAAAAATCTCTTTCTACTCTTGGTGGTGGTGGTTCATACAAGATACTTGACAATGCAGATGTCGACAAAACTCGTTTGAGTAGCGTGGTCGGTGATAGTATTTTGGTGTTCGATCCAAATAAGAAGAAGTTTGTTGTACAATCTTTTTTAACAATATTAGACAGACTAAAGGCAGATTTAGAAGTGCAATACGACAAACTAGTAGACGAAGATCCAGATAATGGATTTACTTATGTTGGCGAAGCAGTGCCTGGCACCACAAAAGGGCAGTCTATCTGGAGAATCAAACGAATCTATGAGTTTGGTGCAGACGGTGACCTAGACATTCTCTGGGCAAACGGAACAGCAAATTTCGATAAAACTTGGAATGATCGTGCAACTTATACGTATTCTGCAGATTAATCCTTATAAATAAACGTAACCATTTGTCATGTTAAATTGAGTATTTTAAAAAAACGGAGAATATTTAAATGGCAAAAATAACAAGTGCAGGAAGGTTGTATCGCACAGAAGTAGATATCGATACCACCAACCGAGATATTGGTTTAACCAAAACAACGACGGGTAATACTTTGTCTGACGATGGTGTATCGTTACAGGCACTTTACTCTTACCTTAAGAACGTTTGGCGTTTAACAGATTTTACATCTACAATCGCAGGCAGCTCAGGAACAACAGTTACCTTTGACGATGTTTCTATTGATGTAGATGTTGCGGGATTGGTCACAGGTACAAAATATCAAATTAAAGTTGCTGGTGATGCTAACTGGACAGATATTGGTTCTCCAGACTCAACGGTAGGCACTGTGTTCACCTACAACGGTGTTGCAATCACAGGCACCACAGGTGAAGCGTCTACTAGAGGTAACTCATTAAACATATTGCCTGGCATGAAAGTTTCAATCTCTGCTGGTTCTGGTACCCTTGCTGGAGGTTTCGCAACGGTTGTATCGGTCGCGGCAGATGGTAGCAGCATGACACTCGACCAAACACCAAGTCCTGTTATGGATAACACCACAGAACTTCTGGTTGTCAATCACCTGATCGAATACCCCTTTCCACTTGTTGCAATTACTCCTGAACAGTTTGAATTTGGTTTTGACTGGACAATGGAAACGAACACCGACAGAAAATTGTTGAGAGATGCTGGTTGGCAAGAACTGTCAGTCGGTGAAGTTGATGGACCAAAGTATGTTGGTATTGTTTCTCTGGGTACAATCGATACAGTAACTATCGGAGCTGGGGTTGATTCGACCGCAGATACAACATTAGCGGTAGACACTATTACTGGCATTACAGTTGGTATGGAAGTACGAGTACTATCCGGAACCGGCACAATTCCTGCAAACACTAAAGTAGTAAGCATTGACGGCGCAAACCAAATTACCTTGAGTGCCGCACACGGCGGCGACTTTGACGGTGCTGAAGTGTTACTCATGGGTGATCGTGTTTACTATGCTTTCTATAATAGTGCCACAACGGCTTGGTCTACTCCGGTAGACTTTGACTTCCTTGGACCAGTTAACGAAGCAATCTTAATAGACAATGCAGTTGACGATGCTGGTGATTTTTCTAATCAAGTTCTTTCTCTTTTCATTAGAACAGAAGGAAAGACTTACGGTAAATCTTCCACTCCAGACATTGGTATTCCAGATGCTGGTGGTACTGGTACTGGTAACATTAACTTCCAAGTATATCGTTTCCCATTGAGTGAAGCGACTGACCTTGATTATTTGGCTGCAGATGGTGTTACTCCTACAGTTACAGACGTACAGATTGAAGCTGCCAATGCTGCTGGTCAAAAGTATGATGCAGTTACTGTTGATACGACAATTACTGGTGTAAACAGCGGAACAACTTTGAATGTTGGCGACACCACAGGTATTATTGCGGGTTCATATGTATACAGTGAACAAATTGGAGGTAATGAAATTTTTGCTGGTGGTACAAGAGTAGACTCTGTAGATGACGCGACGACAATCACATTAAATAAAGCAATCCAAGTAACAACTGCTGGCGCTGAAGACGTTAAGTTTATTAACGGACCTCACATCATATTCCATAACTTGGATCAAGTATCAGGACAGTACTTTACTACTGACTTGAATAATGCAAACTCATCATTCGGTGTTACAATTAATGCACGAGATGGTTCTTCTGCAAATGGTCAATTGACTCTGAAAGAATTATACTCTTGGGTACAATATCAATTACGTCAGAGTGGTTCTATTGATTTTGATTCAGATATTGAAGCTGGTAACACTGGAACCCAGAATGGTAAGACTTCTGATGCCATGTTGAAGTTTGTTGGTCTTGTTCTTGAATCAGTAAACCTTCTAACGCCAAATTCTGCGCAATGGGGTGTCGGTAACTTAGATAGAGCAACTGTCACAGATGGTACTGGTGTACTGTTCTACAACTGGCCAAGTGGTGTAATTGGTAATGTTAAACTCCGTGACAATGATGGCGACCTTGAATCGTTTCCGAAAATTGCAACTGGATTCATTTCCTTTGGTGATCTTGCAACAAGTAACTTACTGGCAGATGCAGCTGCATCCTTCACCATGTTCTTTACTTACACTCAACAACACGAAGAAGCGGCTTCAACAGGGTTGACTTATTCGGGTAACGCAACGGGTGTTGGTACTATTACTCGTGATGCAGGAAACTTCACATACGACATCGACACTGATTCATATATGAAGTTTACCGGATTCACTAATGCTGGACTAGACGGCGTATTTAAAGTAACTAACGGTGTTTCTGCTGGTGGTGGTGATGTGATAAATGTATCATATATTGACGATTTGTCTAATCAGGGTGGTTATGCAACAAGTCAGACAGCAACTGGATTCTTACGGTTCAACCCTGTCGATTCGCCTGATGCGGTCATTGTTTTGGATTCTACGAACAATGAAATTCAAGGAACTCTTGCGAGTGGAGTTGGTACTCCGGCTTTGAACGCTGATAGTAAGTATGAGTGGTCGTTTGCATACACTGCTAATACCCAACCCAACCAAGGTGCAGAAGAAGACAGAATTACTGAAACTGAGGTACCTGTCACAATTCGTGCGGTAGGAACGGATAAAGCACAATGGATATCATCAAACTTTACAATTGCTGATGCGTCTGGTCAAGACTTCTCGGTCATTGCCCCGCTCGAAAGAAACTACGCGCCTTAATAAATAAACGTGAACGGGGGGAGTCTCTCCCCCCACTTTTTTACTAAAGGATAAATTATGAGAATATCAATTTCTAATGCAGCTGGGATTTTGTCTTTAACCGAAGACGAGCTTCTAATGAAATCACAATCCTGTGATAATCTAACAGCACACTACGTTACTCCTACCGATATGATATACAATGATGACGGTACTGTCCAGTTTGTGGACGGCAACCCCGATTCTTCGTGGGAATTTGAAATCGAAGAAGTTCTTGCTTACAAAAAAGAAATGGAAGAGAAACGTCAAGCAGAAGGTGCAGAGAAACTGTCACAAGCAGTTAAGACTGCATTGGATTTAGAGGACTAAATGGCTGTCGATAACCGAACACAAATCAATAACTGCGAAGGACCTACAGGTGAATTCGATGGTTCTGATGTGGGCGCTGTCGATACAGAAATCTTCTATGAAGGCACTTCTAGTATTTCTGCTCAGTTTTCAAATGCTCAAGAATTTTTGATTGCACATCAAAATTCAGCGGGAACAAACCTTAACTTAGATTTGTCCGATGCCACTGTTTGGGTTATTGTTAAAGACAACCTAGTTCAAACTGAAGCACTTGATGGAATGCAAGTTGTTTTGGGAAATGGTGACGCTAACAATGATCCAAACCAAGGGTATGTTATCGGTGGTAACGATAACCCCGGACTAGTAATAGGAAAGCAGTTCTACTGTTTGAGATTAGATGTCTCAAACCGAGCAGGTCTCACCGTAATTCAACATCGAGGTAATGGTGCACCAACATTTACTGCAATAGGTTCGGTGGGTTATGGTTCAATTCACGCTATTGCCGCTCGTGGTAATGTTGATAACTTATTCCTTGATAGAATGACCTTCATCAACAACGGGTCTTATGCGTTTACAATTGATGGAGGAACATCTGGTACACCTATAACTTTAGACGCATTACAAACACAGGATGATAACCCTTCAACGGGTGGATGGGGGTTATTCGGTAGAGGTGTTGGTTCATCATTCACACTTTATGCGTCTATGGAATGGGGTGATGCAGGAACATCGGATTCATACTTTGAACAAAGTGACTCTCAGATTTATTTCGATGGTCAACAGTTAGGAACGGGTCATTTTATTTTTAGAACGATAGGCAATACAACAGGCATCAACTCTTTTGTCTTAAACAACTGCGTACTTGTATCTTCGGGTGAACCTGCTATCTGGGATTATACTAATAATAACATGGACATCGTGGACATTCAAGACACACAGTATATTGACATGGGAACAATCTCGTGGCCAGTTACAGGTGGAACAACTCGACAAGTACTTAATAGCACATTTATTAACTGTGGGCAAATAGATTTCTCAACAATTACTGTTACGAATTGTTCAATTAATGGTAGTCGTAATGCCAATGGTGCAATTTTACTTGATGCTTCTGGCAACTCAACTAATCAGACAAATTTGACATTTACCAGTGATGGTACTGGTCATGGTGTTGAGATTACTGCGGCGGGTACATATACATTTACCGATTGGAATTTTTCTGGTTACTCAACTGCAAATCCAGGCACAAACAATACACCAGCAAGCGGTAGCACCGATGCGATGGTATTCAACAACTCTGGTGGAGCAGTAACAATTAACATTGTCGGTGGCACTAACGTTACGGTACGTAATGCCGCTTCATCGACTACGACAGTAGTCTTTGCGGTGACTGCAACAGTCTCTGGTCTTCTAGGCAACACAGAAGTTTCAGTTCTACAAAACCCATCACCCTATTCATCTGCGGTAGCATCACCCACCACATTGTTTGATGAAGATGTTCTTTCAGCAGTCACAGGAACAGACATCGAGTTAGACACTGGTGGCGGTGCAAATATAACACAAATACTTAGAACAGGTACGACAGATTTCACGACGATGAATCTGGTAGATGGTGACCAAGTTCGAGTAACCCAAAGAAATGATCTTAAGATTTTTGATACCTATACGGTAGTGGGCACGCCCACGGCATCGGCAATCAACGTTACTGACGTTGCATCTTCGACTAGTAAATTATCCGATATAATAGACTCTCCAGGCGAAACAGTCACAGTAGAAAAAGTAGATGCTTCATATACCTTTGAGGTTTCAACGGGCACAGTAGTAGACATCTTAGCATTCAGAGTGGGTAGTCTACCCATTTACCAATTGAATCAAACAATCTCATCAACAAACAATTCGTTTCCATTGTCACAAGTTGTTGACAGAAACTTCGATGCGTTTGAAGTATAAATAGAAAGATAACAACCGAATTTAACAGGATCTAAAATGACAGGCGAAAAAAGATACACCAGAATACCACCGGAGAGTACGGGCGATCGCCTGTACATGATACATACTGCCGAAATAGCATTTACCGCAGGCGGTACTTTGGTTGGTCATATTTGGAAGATTGGATCAATGTATACCGTTTCCGATTTCGGTATGATTCACGTTCACGGTGTATATGACAAAGGCGATGGAACTGGTATTTTAGCAATACACTACAACAAAACAGCAAAGTTTGAAAATACAGTTCCTGCTGTCGGTAAAACAATAACAGCACCGGACGGTGTAACCAACGTAGGTACAGTCGTTGAAGCATATGACGTATACGTACCAACTACCCACATTATGGGGTACGACAACCCAGAGTACGGCTTAGAGATTGACCGTTTCGGTGCGGCAAGCATTAGATTCTCAGAAGGACAACCAGAACTTGCGGCATATGGTCAGTTACGTATTGCTAACTCAAAGGTTCTTGCTAATTATGTTTTCGACGTTGATGCAATGCCCTCGCAATTTGCAAACTCTCTCTTGGGTTCTGGCACTGCTGTATGGGACTCAGGTAAGAAATGGATACGTCTTGGTTTAGAAGGTAATCTTGGTGGCGGTGCTATCAATGATCTTGCAACAAACACCTCACACCTTTATCACCCGTTAACGTATGGTTCTGGTATCTTCGTTATTATGGGAACCATGATTCCTGATGCTGGTAAAGCAACCTGTGTGAGAAACTGGGGCCCATTTGATGCAACTGACGGGTTTATGTTCCGTCTCACTGGGTCAGGTCTCTCTGTCGTACATCGTAGGACTTTTGACGGGGTTCAGACAGAAACCGTTATACCACAATCAAATTGGAATGGAGATCGTCTGGATGGCGCTGGCGGTAATGGCAACAGATCAGGTGTAACCCTTGATGTCACAGCGGCAAACCAATATTTCTACGATTATCAAAACTTGGGTGGAGGTTCTATTCGTTGGGGTATTATCATCAACGGTGAACGAATCATCTGTCATGAAATGGATATGAGTAATCGAACCGACATCGGATGGCAAACAAATGCTATCGGGTTGAATGCAAGACCTATTTGTTGGGCAACTAAGAGAACGTCTGCGCCGACAGAAGATACTGCTGATTATTTCTATGCATTGGGCGCTGGTGTTTGGACAGATGCTCAAACTGACCCCATTCAAGAATTGGGAAAGCCAAGTTCTATTGATGAAACATTCATGATTGATAACAAAGTAACTACTGCGGGTGTTCCATATACGCAGGGTGCTTATTACATCACCTCAATGCGTCCGGTTTCCGAATACCCTGCTGGTTTTCCTGCCGCCGGACAAGATAACCACTCTCTGTATGCACCAGAACAAATTCGTCTCAATTGTTTTAACAATGACGGAACTTTCCCAGATGGCGAACTGCGTGTGTTCTTGAAGTGTATTCTTCGAGGAGAAAAATGGGAAACACCCAGTTACACTACGATACAAAGAGATGGTGATTCATTTACACAACAAGATGGTATTCGTGCTGTATACGATGCCAAAGGGCATCACATTGGTCACGGTCCAGAAATTATACGAGCACCAATTCGGGATGGTGTGTGTGATGTCAACTTAGAAAAATTGTTTGACGGTATTCAATGGGGTTCGGTAAGACCTAATACAGAAGTAGGACTATCAAGACGCAAACAACCTCTGCAAGATATTTTTGGTCAAACAGATCGATATAGTCGTGGCGTAAATCGTGTTGAGATACAAGTTGGTCAAGACCCAGAACGAGGTGGAAACGTTCACTATTTCGAAGACAAGCAAGTGGTTCAGTTCAAAGATATTACGGAAACCAATGGCCCCGAAACACTACTGAACAAAAACTTCTATTTGTCTTTCTTGTCAAGTAACGATTCTTGGTTGTACGACAGTGATGCGGGTGGTGTGTCATTGCTCGAAGATGACCGTGATACTCGAATTATTAATTTCACACCTTCTATTGTACCGTTGGGAATTAACAATATTTCACCAAGCAATCAAGACAGCGCACAAGTGTCAGGATTTAGTGCTCTGGTTCTTGACTATGACTCCGACGCAGGTCAAATATATCTCGAAGGACGTGACAACGTAGGGTTGGATACTGGTATTGCGGGTGGCACCGCATTCACAGTTAAGAACAGTTCTGGAGCATCATTGTTGAGTACCACACTGACTTCGATTACTAAGAACGGTGTTAATGCATACCCATTAGATTATAAGACCTCTTTGAATGCATACAGTTCTTCTGGTTGGAGCAATCCTGCATATGATTTAGCAGATGAAGGTAACATTGAAGGTGAACCTCCAGCTTCTCCTGTTTGGACGTTTATGTACAATCCAATCGGTGGAGACGATCTTGGGTTCCAGCCAGGTGGATCACAACCATCTGCACCTGATCGAACTTACATAACATTCAACGTTGTGTGGAAAGAACTTAATCAGTAATGGCATTTATTCATCACCAATATGGCACCAATTGGAATTGGGATCCGGTATTAGGATTCCCAAACCAAAAGGTTGCCTTTGACGGCGCTAACCGAAACATTTATATAAATGAAGGGATAACCACGTTAGACGTTAAATCTGATTTGTATTCCGCTTGGAAAGAGTGGTCGCAATTTTCGACAGAATCGCCGCTTCCTGTTGTATGGCCAAAGGCATTTACAGCTGTTGGTGGTGACCCGATTACAGATGATAGAGATCTTGGCGTTACATACTTCCTTGAAAACGGATGGAGAATACAACCTTTTGCGTCAAAGAACTCCTATACATTAACAATTGAAGGAAACCTATATACACGAGAAGCAGGAGAAACACCGTTCTATTTTGCAGAAGGTGTTTCAGTATCATTGGTTAGATCTAACATTGTTGATCTGATTACGGTAGAAGCAGTTGCGGTTGCGATTACACCCGATGATGTTGCTGCAATAGCAAATGCAGCTGCGGATCAGGTTTGGGATGAGTTACTTTCAGAACACAACGTAGCAGGTTCTACTGGTAAAAAACTAAAAGATAACTTGAAGAAAACATCTTACATAGCGAGGATATAAAATGAGTGAAGTAGAAGAAATAAAAAATGAAATTGAAGAAATCGATCAAACTGTTGATGAGGTCGAGGTTTCTGATGAAGAATCGGTTGAAGAAACCAATCCGATCGAAGATTTGTTAGACTACATCCAGGACAAAAACTACAACCAAGCAGAGAAACAGTTTACAGATTTGCTTAACGATAGGGTTCAAAACGCATTAGATCAAACAAGGATCAAGGTTGCGGGGGAGATTTTCAACCAACAACAAGAAGTGGAAGAACCCACAACAGAACCCGAAGATTCTTAAATATTAATTTATTATAAATAAAACCATGAAAACTTTTAAAAACATCAGAGAAGCGAAGAAAATGCCTAAAGGCGAACATGTCTTCTCCAAAAAAGTAAACAAACACGATGTTATGGTACACAAAGATAAAAAGGGTTTCACCGCGTATATCGATGGTGACAAATTAGACACCTATCGCTCTCAGAAAGAAGCAGAGAAGATGGGTGTTGCTTTTGCAAAGGAAATGTAGATGAAACTAATTGCAGAATATATTGGTCAACCAATAGAAACAGTGATTACTGAAGCGAAAAGCGGAGGTAAAGGTTATGCAATAGAAGGCGTTTTTGCACAAGCAGATCAAAAGAATAGGAACGGGCGTGTTTATCCTCGAGCCATTATGGAAAAGGCAGTGGATAAATACGTTACCGATCAGGTGTCGCAGAAAAGATCAGTCGGTGAGTTAAATCATCCAGAAGGTCCTACTGTGAACCTTGACAAAGTTTCACACCTCATAACCGACCTTCAGTGGGAAGGTAATGATGTTGTTGGAAAGGCACAAATATTGGATACTCCTATGGGACAGATTGTAAAAGGTCTTCTTGAAGGTGGCGTTCAACTAGGTGTCTCAACTCGTGGTATGGGTAGTCTTGAGAACAAAAATGGCACAATGGTCGTGAAAGACGACTTTATTCTTAACACGGTAGATATCGTACAAGATCCATCGGCTCCGGCAGCATTTGTTAATGGAATCATGGAAGGCGTTGAGTGGGTCTGGAATAATGGCATTATTGAACCTCAAGTGATTGAAAAAATGGAGACTGAAATTAAAAAGGCTCCGCGTACTGATCTCTATGAGACTCAGGTTCGTGAGTTTAAAAATTTCCTCTCGTTGCTCAAATCAAATAAATAGGAGTCAAATATGTCTGAAGATAATTTAGACCTTGATCTTCACGATGAGGACAACCAAATCGAGGAAGCTCACGATACGAAAAATGCTGAGGCACAATCCGTAGCATCAGTCGCAGACGCATCAAGTTCTGTAAAACAGAGCCCAATGCCGAAAACTAAAGCAGGTATGATCAACGCAATGTACAGCAAAATGAATGGTATGAAAAAAGACCAATTAGCTGCAGCATATGCTAAAATGCACGAAGAGTTTGGTGAAGTTGAAGAAGAAGCAGTTGAACTGCCCGAAGATTCTTACGATTTCTCCCAAGAATTGAGTGAATTGGTTGAATCAGAAGCAACTCTCTCTGACGAGTTCAAAGGGAAGACTGCTGTAATTTTCGAAACTGCAATTCGTTCCAAGATCGCTGAAGAAGTTGATCGTTTGGAAAATGAATATCACACAAAACTCGAAGAAGAAGTTCAGAGCAACCGCGCTGATCTTGTCGAGAAAGTTGATAACTACCTCAACTATGTAGTTGAGCAATGGATGGAAACAAACCATCTTGCTATCGAGCAAGGTTTGCGTACTGAAATCGCTGAAGGGTTCATGAGCTCGCTTAAGAGTTTGTTCGTTGAATCTTACATCGAAGTACCAGAATCTAAGGTCGATCTAGTTGACGAACTTGCTTCTGAAGTTGAAGAATTAGAAGAAAAACTTAATTCTGCGACCGAAGCAATGATGTCATTAAACGAAGAATTAGAAGTGCAAAAGCGTGAAACGATTATTCGTGAATCTGCTAATGACCTTGCACAAACTGAAGTTGAAAAACTACGATCATTAGTTGAATCTTTAGATTTCGAAGACGAAGAATCTTTTGCACATAAAGTTAAAACTGTTAAAGAATCTTACTTTAAGAAAGAAATCATCGAAGAATCAGAAGAAATAGTTGAAGACTGGGCGAACGACGTTCCCGCAGATGTTACTTCTACTATGGATCGTTATTTACAAGCAATCAAAAAAACAACTAAGGAGTAAGAAATGTCTTACGATACACTAATGGAAAAATGGGCACCTGTGCTCAACGAAGAATCTGCCGGTAAAATCGGTGATTCACATCGTCGTGCTGTTACTGCACAAATTTTAGAAAACCAAGAAATCGCCTTCCGTGAAAGCGGCGAGCAGTCTTTGATGGAAGCTGGCACAATGGCTGGTAGTGGTTCTTTCGGTGGTGCTGGTGGTGCTGTCGATAACTGGAATCCTGTTTTGATCGCACTCGTACGTCGTGCAATGCCTAATTTGATGGCATACGACATCTGTGGTGTTCAACCTATGACTGGTCCTACTGGTCTTATCTTTGCTATGAAGAGCAAGTACAAGACTTTGGCTGGTGCTACTACTTCTGGAACAGAAGCATTGTTCAACGAAGCACAGACTTATTACTCTGGTGATTCTGCTGCCACACAAGGCGCTAGTCCTTCTGGTCTTGCTGGCGTTGTTGATACTGATAACGACGGCGACATTGGCGATTCCGACAACGCACACCCTGCTACTTTTGCTGGCGGTATGTCTACTGCTACTGCTGAATTACTCGGCAGCACTGGTGGAGAGCAATTCAACGAAATGGGATTCACCATTGAGAAAGCAACCGTTACTGCTAAGTCACGTGCTCTCAAGGCAGAATACACAATTGAATTGGCACAAGATCTTAAAGCAATCCACGGTCTTGACGCTGAAACAGAACTTGCTAACATCCTTTCTACTGAAATTCTTGCTGAAATTAATCGTGAAGTAGTTCGTACGATTAACTCACAAGCAGTATTGGGTGCACAACAAGCCACTAACGCTACTAAAGGTATCTTCGATCTTTCTGTTGATGCTGATGGTCGTTGGTCTGTTGAGAAGTATAAAGGTTTAATCGTTCACCTCGAGCGTGAATGTAACGCAATTGCTAAAGCAACTCGTCGCGGCAAGGGTAACATCGTAATCTGTTCTTCAGACGTTGCGACTGCTCTTTCTGCTTCTGGCATGCTTGACTATTCACCTGCTCTTTCTACTTCTTTGCAAGTAGATGACACGGGTAATACTTTTGCTGGCGTATTAAACGGTCGCACTAAGGTTTACATTGATCCGTATAGCACTGCTGACTACATCACTGTTGGTTATAAAGGTACTAACCCTTATGACTCAGGTGTATTCTACTGCCCATACGTCCCTCTGCAAATGTTCCGCGCTGTTGCTGAAGATACGTTCCAACCTAAGATTGGTTTCAAGACTCGTTACGGCATGGCATCAAACCCATATGTTGGTAATGCTCCTGCTGACGGTCTTGCCACTGCGCGTTCTAACGAATACTACAGAATCTTCCGAGTTGACAATATCCTCAACGAAGCATAAACGTAGTAAGAAAAAGAAGAATAGTTTTCTATACTTCAATTTGAGAACCCTCGTCGAAAGACGGGGGTTTTTTTTGCCTTAAATATTGTATAAATATCCGTAAAGACACCGAGTACTAGTATGGCAACCCTAACTACTAATGTGAATTATCTACAACCAACAGGATTTTCTGTAACTATCAGTAGGGAGAATTATCCAAACCTGGAGTATTTTGCACAGTCGGTGCAGCACCCCTCTATAGATGTCTCTGCAGTAGAGATGCCATTTCGAAGAGTAAATGCTCCGATTGTCGGGGATAAGATTGAATTTGGCCAGGTTTCTTTCAACTTTCTCGTTGATGAAGAAATGAATACCTATAATGAGATTTACGACTGGATGAAACGGTTTGTCGAATCTCCTCAGGTAACAAGTACTGATGCTTTCAGAGATACATTGATTCCTACTGAATCGGACATAACAGTTTCTATATTGTCTAGTCATAACAATGTGGTTAAACAAATCAAATACTATTCTGCATTTCCTATTTCTATCGGCGATATTGAATTTACCACACAAACCAGCGACGTTACGCCGATTATATTTAATGCTTCGTTTAAGTTTGTATATTTTGAAGTAGTATAGTATAATATATTAAACCTTCCGCGAAACATACATTATGAATTTAGATAAAATATTAAAAGAATGGCAGACAGACTGCCGAATTGACCCCAACGCTATCGACGAATCCTCGCGGCAAACTCCTGAGTTGCACGCGAAATATCTGTCGTTATTAGCACATACAAAATTGAAGTTGAAACAAGCAGAGTTTAAACAGAAAGAACTTATGTTGTTAAAATGGAAGTGGTATCAAGGTAAAATGCCCCACGAAGAAGTTGTAGAACTTGGTTGGGATCCAGACCCCTTTGATGGTTTGAAAATATTGAAAGGTGAGATGGAGCATTATGTAGAGGCAGACCCAGAACTAGTGGCGAGCGAGGCGAAAATAGAGTATCTTAAGAATTGTATAGATACTGTTAAAGAGATAGTTGAAAACCTCAAGTGGAGGCATCAAACGATAAAAAACATAATCGAGTATAAAAAGTTTGAAGCAGGATTTTAATCAAATGACATCAGAAGAAATCTACGAAGAATTAGTTCTTAGATTTCCCAACTTGCCCAACTACGAACAGCATCCTAAACAATTTCGTTACTACGTAAACCTTTTGAAATATTATATGACCCGTGGAAATAATTAAACTCAAATTAAAAAACCATGCAATGCTACAACTTGTAGAGTGTTCTTCTCAGGTTGCTCAAGAATTGTACGATCATTTCTCTTTCTTTGTTCCAGGGCATAAGTTTATGCCGGCATTTAAGAAAAGAGTTTGGGACGGTCAAATCCACATGCTTAATCGTACCAACGGAGAGATCAACGCTGGTCTTTATAATAAAATCAAACGTTTTGCTGCGGAGCGTATGTACGCAGTGACCCTCGAAGAATCTTCTTATGGTTTGCCCAATCAGTTAAACTCTGTCAACCATATGGAAACCCTTAAATGGATTTCTACTCTTAAGAATTTGCCATTTTTACCAAGGGACTATCAATATGATGCTTTCACTCATGCTGTCGAGAACAAGAGAGCAGTACTAGTCTCTCCGACTGGATCTGGTAAATCGTTTATTATATATTTACTGCTAAGATGGTACACTAACCTTTATTCTGAAAAAGTTCTAATCGTAGTTCCGACCACAGGACTGGTTGAACAGATGTTCAAAGACTTTGCCGATTATGGGTACGATTCTGAAGAAAATTGCCATATAATATATTCGGGTAAAGATAAGGATAGTGATAAGAAAATTATCATCAGCACTTGGCAATCTATACATAAACTACACCCAAAATGGTTTGAGCAGTTTGGTATGGTTATTGGTGATGAATGCCACGGGTTTAAAGCAAAATCTCTTTCTTCTATTATGAATAAAGCAATTAATGCTGAATATCGTTTTGGCACAACAGGGACTTTAGACGGTACAGAAACTAATAAAATGGTTCTAGAAGGGTTGTTTGGTCCGGTAACTAAGGTAACTACCACTGCTAAATTACAGGAAGACAAACAACTTGCTAATTTAGATATAGATATTATACTGCTTGAATACGAAGAAGATGTTAGAAACAAATTAAAAGACGCGACTTATCATGAAGAAATTGACTTTATTGTTAGTCATTCTGGGCGTAATAACTTTATTAGAAACCTTACCTGTTCTCTCGAAGGCAACACTCTTGTTCTTTTCAACCTTGTAGAAAAACACGGAAAGATTCTTAGAGATTTGATTGAAAATAAATTAGACGAAAATAGGAAATTATTTTATGTATCTGGTGAAACTAAAACAACTGACCGTGAAGCAGTTCGAAAAATTATCGAGTCACAGTCAAATTCTATTACTCTTGCTTCCTTGGGGACTTTTAGTACTGGGATTAACATACGCAATATCCATAACATTATATTCGCATCTCCCAGCAAATCGCAAATCAGGGTGTTACAGTCCATTGGTCGAGGTCTACGAGTGTCAGATGATGGCAGAACAACAAAACTCTATGATATTGCCGACGACTTAAGATATAAAGGAAAAACAAATTTCACCTTGCGTCATAGCGCTGAAAGAATAAAAATATACGATACTGAGAAATTTAATCATAAACTAACCAAGATAAAATTAAAATGATGTATGATGTAAAACAATTCAAATTGTCTGATGGTGAAGAAGTTATCTGTGATGTTGTTGATTGGCCGGAAGACGGCGAAAAAGAAATTGTTGTTAGGAACGCTATGAAGATTGCTCTCGTAGTTTCTCCAAACAACTTAGAATCATATTATACTTTTAAACCTTGGGTACAATATATTGAGAGTGATGATGAATATATTATAATCAACAGTGACCATATTATCGGCACTTCTAATCCCAACAAATATCTTTTGTATCAGTTTAAGTCTGCTCTTGAAGAGATGCATTTTATGGCAATTGACAGAAAAAAGGCTTTTGAAAAACAACAACTAGAACAATTAAAAAATCTTCAAAAAACTGCAGAAGCAATTGTTAATTTGGCGAAAAAGGATCATTTAGATTCTGCGGAGAATACAGTAAGTAATGTAATTCGTTTTCCAAACGGAGACGACATACTCCACTAACTCGTGTATACTACATTCCCTAACGCTAGAAGCTTTATTTTACCGCAAAATGATCATAATAGCAACCCCCTTGTTATAAGTTATTTTTTATAGTATAATAAATTTTTATATTGAATTGAAGGTGTTCGATGAAACCCAAAGACAAACCACATTATGTTAACAACGCAGATTTTTCTATGGCCGTTGTCGAATATGTAGAAACAGCAAACGCGGCAAAGGAAAATAATTCTAAAAAACCTGTGGTGACAGATTACATCGCTACTTGTTTTCTTAAGATTGCCGAGGGATTATCGCACAAGGCCAACTTTGTTCGGTACACCTATCGCGAAGAGATGGTGATGGACGCGGTCGAAAACTGCCTGAAGGCAATCGAAAATTACAATCTCGAGACTGCCACGAGAACAGGAAAACCCAACGCCTTTGCGTATTTCACTCAGATCTCTTGGTACGCTTTCTTGCGTCGAATCCAGAAAGAGAAAAAACAGCAAGATATAAAACTCAAATATCTTGCCGAGACTGGTCTAGAGACTCTTTTAGCAGAAGAGTTTGAAAACAATCCGGCTGCCGGACAAACCCATGCCTTTGTAGAAAGCCTTAAACAAAGAATTGACTTGATCAAAGAAAACGATAATGCAATTAAAGATTACGAAAAGAAAGAGAGAAAAAAAAGAACAGTCAACGTCGACTCAGATCTTTCTGAATTCTTAGTAGGTTAATATATGAAAGTAGCGATACTAAACGACACTCATTGCGGTGTACGTAACTCATCAGAAATCTTTATGGATTATCAAGAGAAATTTTATCGCGATGTTTTCTTTCCATATCTTGAAGAGCACGGCATCAAGAAGATACTGCACTTAGGTGATTATTATGAAAACCGTACGTCGATTAATTTTAAAGCGCTTAATCACAACCGTCGTATTTTCCTTGATGTGCTTAGGGATCTTGGTATTCATATGGATATTATCCCAGGAAACCACGATGTATATTACAAAAATACTAATAGGTTAAACGCTCTCAAAGAACTCCTTGGGCACTATATGAATGAGGTGCGCATCATTGAAAAACCCGAAGTGATTCAGTATGGAAGCCTAAACGTTGCCCTTATTCCATGGATAAATACTGAGAACGAAGAAAAGACAATGCAGTTTATTAAGAACTGCACTGCCGAAGTGGTAGCAGCGCATCTCGAGCTCGCAGGGTTTGAAATGCAAAAAGGTGTTAAGTCGGTTGGGGGTATGAGCGCAAACGCTTTCTCGAAGTTCGAGGCAGTGCTCTCGGGGCATTATCACACTAAGTCTAAGAATGATAACATACATTACCTTGGGTCTCAGATGCAATTCTTCTGGGGCGATTGTGACGACCGTAAATACTTTCATGTATTAAATACAGAAACAAGAGAGATCGAGGCAATCGAAAACCCGCATACAATATTCACCAAGTTATACTATGATGACACAGGCGAACATGCATATAAACTCGCGACTCAAAACTTATCTAAACTAGATGACAATTTCGTTAAACTAATTGTTGTTAACAAATCAAACCCAATAGAGTTTGAAAAGTTTGTTGATAGAATTAATTCAAGGAAGATTCTGGGACTGCAGATTGCCGAGACATTCCAAGACTTTACGGGAAGCAATGTAGATGACGAGAATATAAGTATTGATAATACAGAAAATCTTCTCTACACATACATAGATGCAGTAGATACTGATCTGAACAAAGATCGTATTAAGAATCAAGTACTTGAGCTGATGGTTGAAGCACAAACGTTGGAGATTGCGTGATCAATTTTAATAAACTGCGGTATAAGAATTTCTTATCCACGGGTGATAATTTTACAGAAATAAATCTTTCCGCCGAACGAACAACTTTGATAGTTGGGCAAAATGGTGCAGGAAAGTCAACTATGCTTGATGCATTGTCTTTTGCTCTTTTTGGTAAGGGGCATAGAAATATCAACAAAGCGCAGTTGATTAATAGCATCAATAATAAAGGTATGCATGTTGAGGTAGAGTTTGGTGCATACGGACATAATTTTAAAGTCATTCGAGGAATAAAACCAGTTATCTTTGAGATCTGGAGAGACGGCGAGTTACTGAACCAAGACTCGCACAATAAAGAGTATCAAAAAATACTCGAGCAAAATATCTTAAAACTCAACCACAAATCATTTCACCAAATTGTTGTTCTTGGAAGTTCTTCATTTATCCCTTTTATGCAGTTACCTGCCAGTACCAGAAGAGAAATAATTGAAGACCTCTTAGATATCAATGTTTTCTCTAAGATGAACGGTATCTTGAAAGATAAAATTTCAACTCTGAAAGAAAATATAACCGAAAACAATCACCAATTGGAGGTTGTTAGAACTAAGATAATGTCACAGAAAAAACATTTATGTGAATTGACAAAAATCTCTGAGTCTGCAAAACAAGAAAAGATACAATTGATTGCTGAAGAAGAATCAGAGTTGGCCCGCCTTAACACCCAAGTAACTAGTTGGGAAGATAGTGTTTTATCTGACCTTCAATCCCGTCAATCTAAATTAGATTCTAAAATAAATGAGATGGGTAAATACGTCTTTCAGTTTAATTCTAAACAGAAAGCATCAAACAAAGAGATATTATTCTATGAAGACAACGAAGACTGCCCCACCTGCCGCCAAACCATCGAACCCTCCTTCCGATTGGATAAGATACAGAACGCCAAAGACAAGTGGGATGAACTCGAAGAAGCAAGACAACAATGCGAACACCAAATAGGAAAGTTGACTAATGATAAAGAGAATCTTCAAAAATCTATTGACGAAGAAATTGAACAAAGAAACGAAGTCAATACAATCAAAGAAAAAATCTCTTGGACCCAAAGACGAATTACTTCTCTACAGGGTGAGTTATCCCAACTCCAAACAGGTGTACATAGCCTGCAAGAAGCACGAGATACTCTCATCAGTTTCGAGAGTCAACAAAGCGATCTCACAGACAAAAAATTAGTTCTTGCCGAAGAAAAAGAATACAATCAGGTTATAACAGAACTTCTTAAAGATACTGGTATAAAAACCAAAATTATTAAACAATACTTACCCGTTATCAATAAACTTACCAATCAGTATTTACAAATTTTAGACTTTTATGTCCATTTTGATCTGGACGAGTCTTTCAAAGAAACCATTCGATCGCGCCACCGCGACGCATTCTCGTATGATTCGTTCAGCGAAGGCGAAAAGCAGCGGATCGATTTGGCTTTGCTATTTACATGGCGGCAAATCGCCAAAATGAAAAATAGTATATCAACAAATCTATTAATTTTAGACGAAACATTCGACTCCTCTATGGATGCAGATGGTGTTGAAAATCTTTTAAAAATACTAGATACTTTAGGTATAGATACAAATACCTTTGTAATTTCTCATAAAGGCGAATTGTTAGAAACTAAGTTTGAGAAAAAATTAGAATTTATCAAACACAAAAACTTTAGCAAATTAGCTTGATATTGAGAATACATTATAGTAAAATAGAAATAAACTCGTTATAACAACAGGAGTAAACAATGAGTGAAGAAGAAGTAGTAGCAGTAGAAGAAGAAGTATCCGCCCCGCAAGAACCAGGTCTTTCTTTGGTGGATATCGCTAATGCCGTCAATTTTATTGATGCGATGAGTCAGCGTGGTGCTGTAAAGGGCGATGAGCTCGAAATGGTTGGCAGTTTCCGAAACCGCTTGGCCAGTTTCGTACAAGCAACCATGCCCCCGCAGGAAGAGGCACCAACAGAAGAAGAGACTCCATCTGAATAAACCCCCTTTTTGGAAAATTATATTATGCAACTTACTGAAACAACGATGCAGGTTCTTAGGAACTATTCGTCAATTAATCCAAACATAGTCATTACTGAGGGTAATACTCTCAAGACAATTTCAGAGGCAAGAAACCTTTTGAGTTCATCTACACTAGACGTTGAGTTTCCATTCACGTTTGGTATTTATGATCTTAATGAGTTTCTTAGTGTGCTATCATTAGTCGACCAACCAAGACTGCAATTCGAAGAGAATTACGTTGTCGTTGGAGACTTGGTCGGCACGTCAAGAATTAAATATTTTTATTCTGACCTCGAAGTTCTGACAAAACCAGCAAAGGATATTAAAATGCCTTCGACGGACGTTTCCTTTACTTTGACTCAAGACACTTTGAGTCGGGTTCGAAAGGCTTCTTCCGTCCTAGGGCATACTGAGATGTCAATCTCAGCAAAAGATAATGTTCTTTGTTTGTCGGTATTGGATAATAATGACAAAACATCAAATGCTTTTTCGATTGATATTGCTGGAACTTTCACAGAAGAAAACTTTAACTTCATTTTCGATATTCGTAATCTTAAGATGATTGACGGAGATTATGATGTTAATATTTCTTCTAAGTTGATTTCACATTTTGTTAATAAACAAACGTCAATCGAGTATTGGTGTGCCCTTGAGAAAACAAGTTCATATGGAGAATAAAATAATGGAAAATGAACAAATTGAAGAAATGGTAGATCTCGCCAACAGAATCACGCGAAGTACAGTTGCTGTTATTGATACAGTTGCTGCTCGCGGTGGGTTTCGTGGTGAAGAATTAGCGACAATCGGACAACTTCGCGATCAATGCATTGCAATGATCCAATTAGTAGAGAACGCCCAATCTGAGTTCGGATTCGAGGATCCTGCTCCGGTGGAATAAATTTCAATTACTCCGTTGTTGAATAGCGACAGGGCTTGCCCTGTCGCGCCTTTTAGTATATTATATTATGTTTAGGAGTAATTATGGATTCTTTTCTACTTGTCGAAAAATATAGACCGCAAAAAATTCAAGATGTCATTCTTCCCGTAAAACTGAAGAAGACATTTTCTGAGATTGTTTCTAGCGGCGAATTGCCCAACATGTTATTTACTGGTAGCGCAGGAACCGGTAAGACCACGGTTGCCAAGGCTCTTTGTAACGAACTTCATCTCGATTATATCATAGTTAATGGTTCGGAAGAAGGGAATATTGACACACTGCGAGGCAAAATAAAACGGTTCGCGTCTTCGGTTTCTCTACAAGGCGATTTTAAAGTCGTGATTCTAGACGAGGCAGATTATCTGAACCCCCAATCAACGCAACCTGCCCTACGCGGGTTCATTGAAGAGTTTTCAGATAACTGTCGGTTTATTCTTACCTGCAATTTTAAGAACCGCATCATCGAACCGCTACATTCTCGCTGTGGCGTCTATGAATTCAATACAACAAAGAAAGACATGGCGAAGCTGTGCGAACAGATGTTGAATCGAGTTATGGACATTCTAGCAAAAGAAGGCATTTCCGATAAAGGTCAGACCAAACCGATTGCGGACCTTATTATAAAACATGCTCCAGACTGGCGCAGGGTTCTTAATGAAATACAAAGAGCTTCTGTGGGCGGTGTGTTGAATATTTCTTTAAATGTAGAAAGTTCAAACTACGAACTCTTGTTCAAATCTCTTGCGGATAAAGATTTCAAGAAGATGAGAACGTGGGTTGTCAATAATATTGACGTAGACGCCTCTTCTATATTTCGCAGCATATATGATAATATGTATGACAAAGTTGACTCAGCATCAATTCCACAACTTGTGTTGATCTTAGCAGATTATCAGTACAAGAATGCTTTTGTTGCAGATCATGAATTAAACGTGGTTGCGTGTCTAACTGAAGTCATGGCGAATATAAATATGAAGTAATGATTAATTATCTCGCATTTATAACATCAATATCCTTAGCGTCTATTGCTGCATTTTTCTCAATTGTGGGATTATCTACAATATTTCCTGGCGCGTATTGGTCGGTGATAATAATGGCAGGATCATTAGAAGTCGGCAAGCTAGTTACTGCTGCGTGGTTGCATCTTGAATGGAAGAAAATTAGTATTCCAATCAAAACATACCTAACCTCTGCAGTAATTGTTTTGATGTTTATCACCAGCATGGGAATTTTTGGATATCTGTCCAAAGCACACCTCGAGCAAGAAACCAAGTCATCAAATAATGATGTTAAACTTGAGAACCTGCAGCGAAAGATTTCTTCGGAAACTAGAAAAATAACAGCAATTGATGCTCAATTAGATTCTTTAGACGCTGCCCTTGAAGAATATATTTCGCGCGGGTTTGTCACAAGAGGATTAAATGCTAGAGACGATCAGAAAGAAGAGCGATCGCGTTTAGAATCTACTCGAGAAGAAATATCAGATTCCCTTGAAGTTTTACAGGAAAATGCGCTAGAATTAGAGAAAGAGAAAATTGCCTTCGAGTTAGAAATTGGGGCAATTAAATATATTGCTGAGTTGGTATATGGCGAACAGGCGTCGAGTTATTATGACAAGGCAGTAAGAGCAGTTATACTTTCTCTGGTATTTGTCTTTGACCCTTTGGCAGTTGTTTTGTTGATTGCTAGTACCAAAGGAATAGTAACAAAGAAAGAAGAAACGCCTTCTGCTGTTGCAACTAAAGAAATTCTGATTATAGACGACCCAACCATAAAGCAGAAACAAGAATCTTCGAAAAACTTGAATCAACCAAATGCTCCTGGTAGCAAAAAATCTCGCCCAAAATGGTTAAAGAAAGGTGCTTATGCTAGTATTTTAGGATGGCGCAGTAAAAACGGCGAACTGTTAAAACGTCAGAAGATGACCCAAGAGCAAGTAAATAAATTAAATAATGTAGGAAGTGATAATGAACCCATTTGATTTTGTTAATTCTATTAATTATACAAAAGTCGATATTATGAATGATGATGTAGAAAAAAGTTATCTCCCTTATATTGTCAATAGACAATTATCTTATTTTCCAGACACTGTTGCTGTTGCAAATGAAATGAATAGATACAGTCAACTAGACAATAAACTACAATTTCATTTTTTACTAAATATAGTCAGAAAACGAAAACGTTTCTCCAAGTGGACGAAACCAATCGAAGAAACTGATTTGGAAGTTATCAAAGAGTATTATGGATACAGCAACGAAAAAGCGCATTCAGCACTTTCTCTTTTAACACCGAATCAAGTCGCAGAAATTAAGAAAAAGGTGTATAAAGGTGGAAGAAACTAAACTTTGGACACCAGCAGAGATGCTGGAAGTGACGCTGAACGAACCCGACGATTTTCTAAAAGTTAGAGAAACACTGACCCGTATCGGCGTTGCTTCACGAAAAGATAATAAATTGTATCAATCTTGTCATATTCTGCACAAACAAGGCAGGTACTTCATCGTTCATTTTAAAGAACTTTTTTTATTAGACGGTAAAAAATCTAATCTAGAAGAAAATGATTTGTTTCGCCGTAACAGCATTGCTCAACTGCTTTCTGATTGGGGTCTTATACAAATTGATGACAAATCTAAAGTCACAGAATGCGCTCCGCTCAGACAAATAAAAATTATTTCGCACAAAGAAAAAAATCAGTGGGAATTGTGCCCCAAATACAATATCGGAAATAAAACATAAACCTGTTGCTATTCTTATAAAAAAGTAGTATATATAGAAGTGTCGATGCGGAATTGTCCGATCGATAGACAACAATCTTGCTTAATTAAATAAGGAGATAGCAATGGTTAATACACGAACAAAAGTGTTTTCGTTCCCCCACTCTCGTTTCATTGGTTTCGACCACGTATGGGATGAGATAGAAAGACTAACTGCCGCTGGCGCAAATGAGAAGGGTTTTCCTCGTCACAATATTATCAAATATTCTGACACGGAATACGCCATGGAATTTGCACTTGGTGGTTACAAAAAGAAAGACCTAGATATCGAGGCAAAGCCTGGAGTTCTAGTAATTCGGGGCAACCCTGAAGAGGATACCAAAGAGTATCTTCACAAAGGGATTACTACGAAGAAATTCGTGGAAACATTTCGACTCGCAGACCACGTTGTCGTTGATGGAGCTGAATTCGTCAATGGACTACTAGTGATTAAACTCAGAGTGGAACTACCCGAAGAGAAGCGTCCGAGAAAAATAGAAATTAATTCTCATTAAGGACACTCAAATGAAAAACTTAGCAACAAGCGAGGAATGGATTTCCTCTAAAAAAGACCAGATGGTTGCAATTGCGCAACTGTTTGGCGTACTCGCAATAGCACCCATTATGATCACCATTAGTTGGTACTTCTAATGGGTATGATAATTGCGATGACACTAGTCGGTATCCTTCTAGTCGGAGACAGTAATCGTAAACTCGATGAGCGTTGTGCTCAAGAAGTTTTGGATGGTGTTTCTGAATCAGTACAAGAGTGCCGCAACTGGTATGTCAAGGAGAAAAGATGATTAAGAAAATAAAAGAAGCAACAGGAATCGCGCTGTTTGTATTTCTAATCGTCGGAGGAATGGCCGCGCCATTCTTTTATACTCCTGAGCAACATCAGATGGTGCCGATGCCTTTCACGGCAGATTATTTGATGTAATCTAATAAGGTTTTGCCGGCGTTTTCCCTAATAAAAAAAAACGTCCGGACCACTTGTTTCTCATTATATAATGTAGTAGAATTACTCTATGAATTTTTATACCAATGTGTGCCGCGTAGGAAATAATATTCTTTTTCGAGGATATAAAGACGGCAAAAAAATTTCCCAGAAAATCCCATTCAAACCCAAACTGTTTATTGAAACGCCCAAAGCGAACGGTAAATACAAATCCCTTTATGGGAATATGGTTGAACCCGTAGAGTTTGACTCTCTCAGAGAAGCGTCTGATTTTATCAAGCGTTATCAAGACGTGACAAACTTTACCATATATGGTATGACTAATTTTGTCACACAATATTTGGCAGAGAAATACCCATACGAAATAAAGTTTGACCGAGATAAGATTAATGTGATGAGCGTTGATATCGAGGTTCAATCTGATCAGGGGTTTCCAAACCCAGAAGAAGCAAAGCACGAAGTTACCGCAATTGGTTGCAAGTCTAATCTTTCTGACACTTTCTACGTGTGGGGTCTGGGTGAATATGATAACACCCTTTCTGACAAAACAGTGGCATATTATCAGGCAACTTCCGAGGTTGATTTGCTTCTAAAGTTTACTGACTGGTGGGCAACACACGAGAACTGCCCTGACGTCATAACTGGGTGGAATACAAAATTGTTTGACATTCCATATCTAGTGAACCGCATTGGTAGTTTGTTAGGTAATGATTGCGTCAAGAAACTTTCGCCATGGGGTTTGGTTAAGGAACGTAAGTTTCACACTCGCATGGGGCAAGACGCAATCACTTATGAAATTGAAGGCATTGCCAGTTTAGACTACTATGATCTATTTCAAAAATTTGGTGTGTTAACTTACGGGCAACAAGAATCATTCAAATTGGACCATATTGCATATCAGGTTCTTGGCGAAAATAAATTATCTTACGAAGAATTTGGTAATTTGCATAACCTATATCGCGAAGACCATCAGAAGTTTATTGACTATAACATTAAAGATGTTGAACTTGTTGATCGCCTTGAAGAGAAAATGGGATTGATTACTCTCGCTATGACTATGGCGTACAAAGCAAAATGTAATTATAATGATGCGTTTGGAACAACGACTATATGGGACTCTGTTATTTACAATGAACTCCTAAAAGAAAATATCATTGTTCCGCCCAAAGAATATAAAGAGAAAGAGAATATCGTTGGCGGATATGTCAAAGAACCTCAGATTGGTATGCATGAATGGGTTTGTTCTTTTGATTTGAATTCTCTTTATCCTAATATTATTGTGCAGTATAACATGTCACCAGAGACCCTTACATACGAGGAAGAAGGCGACTTCACAATGGCGGCAAACGGTAGTCGTTACCGAAAAGATATTGAAGGTATCATACCGAAGGTAATCAAAAAGTTTTATGGTGATCGAGTGACCGCCAAAAATAAAATGCTCGACGCACAGAAAGAATATAACAAGAACCCCACCAAACGACTTGCCAACGAAGTGACCATTCAAGATAATACTCAGATGGCAGTGAAGATTCTTATGAACTCTCTTTATGGTGCACTCGCTAATCAATACTTTAGATATTTTGATCTTAAGATCGCTGAGGCGATTACTACCTCGGGTCAACGGGCAATATTGTGTGCCGAGAAAGCAGTAAACGATGAGTTACAAACTCTGCTCGGTACTAAGAAAGATTACGTCATTGCCATTGATACTGATTCAGTATATATCAATATGAACGATTTGGTTAAAGAGCATCGCCCCGCCAACCCCGTCAAATTTCTTGACCATGTTTGTGAGCATTTCGAGAAAACAATTGCCAGCGCGTACAAGTATCAAGCAATTGAAACCAATGCCTATGAGAATAGAATGGTAATGAAGCGAGAGGTAATCGCTGATCGTGGTATCTGGACTGCCAAGAAACGATACATTCTTCAGGTGCATAATTCAGAAGGTGTACAGTACGATGAACCCAAGCTCAAGATTATGGGGATTGAAGCAATAAAATCTTCGACGCCTCAGATCTGTCGCGATAAGTTTAAAGAAGTTTTTAATGTTTTGCTAAATGGTCAAGAAAAAGATGCTCAGAAATTTATTCGAGATTTTCGGTCAGAATTCAGAACACTTGAACCAGAAAAAATAGCATTTCCCCGTACAGTAAGAGCGATAAAGAAATACCAAGACCGCCAAATGATTTATGGTAAGGGCACACCAATGCATTCTCGTGGTGCATTACTATATAATTACCACGTCAAGAAAGAAGGGATCGAGAAAAAATACGAAATGATTGATGATGGTACAAAGATTAAATATCTTTATCTCAAAACCCCCAACCACATCAGAGAGAATATTATTTCTTTCCCCGAAAGACTACCAACAGAACTTAAACTGCACCGTTACGTTGATTATGATACAATGTATGACAAAAGTTTTTTAGATCCACTCAAACCTATCCTAGAAGCTATAGGATGGGAAGATGAACCAAAAGCAACCCTTGATGATTATTTCTAGTATTATCAATAACTTATATGCAGTTGCTTTTTGATAAACAATATCGTATAATAATATGATGTATTCGCTTACTTTATTCAAAAACGCTTTCGACAATAAAACGCACCGCGTATTATCTTTTGAAACTTGGAATGAGTTTGAGAAGATGCTTTTAAATTTATCAAAGAAAAATGGTGAAAAAGGTGGAAACAATTCTTCTCCTCTTATTAGTCCTGCTCGTTATATTGAATCCAGCACTCGGTCTAATAAAAACGTTACTTGTTGGGGCAGTTGGGCTGCTGTTGATGTGGACGACTTTGATGATTTTGGTATTGTGCCTAGCGTCTTAGAACCTACACTTCAACAAATCTGTGGTCAATATCAGTTTGTGTGTTATTCTACTGCTAGTAGTACGCCCATTACCCCCAAGTTTCGTTTGGTGTTTCCGATGACTCGAGAAATAACCTCAGAAGAAATACCTCACTTCTGGTTCGCTTTGAATAAACAACTGAAAGGTATTGGAGATAAACAGACTAAAGATTTATCGAGGATGTATTATGTGCCAGCAGAATACCCAAATGCTTTCAATTTTTTCTTTAAAAACGAAGGTCGTCATATAAATCCTGACGACTTAATGAGTGCTTGGGAATATCAAACGGCAAAGTCTAGCTCGTTCCTTGACCGTCTGCCGTCAGCGCTTAGAGAACAGGTTGTTTCTTATAGGAAAGAACAGTCACAAAATATAGATGTACACTGGACATCTTATCGAGACTGCCCTTTCTTCCCCAAACGTTTGGCACAAGAATATATGTCAATCACCGGAACAGGATGGTATTCTAAAATGTACCAAATTATGGTGGCGATAGCAGCAAATGCTATTAAAGCAGAATATCCCATTTCCCCGAAAGAAATCGCGGATATGTGTAGAGAGCTTGATAATGATACAGGAAAGTGGTATGATAATAGACCATTAGAGATTGAAGCAAATGGTGCAATTGAATTTATATACAGGAATTAAAATATGTCGTTAATGTCGAAACTAAAAAAGAACAGCAAGCTAGATCACACAGAGGTGCTGTCTAAGTCGGAGTTCTTTGCCAATAAAGAACAAATCCCCACAGACGTGCCGATGTTGAACGTCGCGCTCTCTGGTTCCCTCTCGGGCGGGATCTCTTCAGGGTTGACCGTTCTAGCGGGTCCATCAAAACACTTCAAGACATCGTTTGCTCTTAAAATTGCATCTGCATATCTTAATTCAGACCCTGAAGCAGTAATGATGTTTTACGATTCTGAGTTTGGATCTCCTCAGTCTTACTTTGAAACCTTTGATATTGATTTGGATAGAGTTTTGCATATCCCAATCACCAACGTCGAAGAATTAAAGTTTGATATTATTGCACAACTTGAAAGTATTGATAAAAAAGAGAAAGTAATTATTGTCATTGATTCTATAGGCAACCTTGCTTCGAAGAAAGAAATGGAAGATACTTTGAACGAGAAGTCTGTTGCCGATATGTCACGAGCAAAAGCACTGAAAGGTTTGTTTCGTATGACCACACCCTATTTGACGATGAAGAACATTCCGCTCCTCGCGGTCAATCATACCTACAAAGAGATTGGATTGTTCCCTAAAGATATTGTTGGTGGTGGTACTGGCATCTATTACTCTGCCGACAACATCTGGATTATCGGTCGACGACAGAACAAAACTGGTACCGAAATCACTGGATATGATTTTATTGTAAATGTGGATAAGTCTCGTTATGTAAAAGAGAAAAGCAAGATTCCAATCAGCGTTACTTGGGATGGCGGCATTGATGAGATGTCTGGTCTACTTGACATTGCCATGGCAGGTGGATGGGTTGTCAAACCATCTAACGGTTGGTATCAAAAACCGCGTGAAGATAAAAAGTATCGTGCTAGTGAATTGAATAGTGAATTCTGGAAAGACATTTTAGAAGACGCGCAGTTCTCTGAATTTGTTTCTAAGATGTATCAGATTGGAAATAAGACAGAAATCCAATTAGAACTGGAAGAAGAGTAATGAGTTTTCACGAAGGAATAGATTTTGAACTTATACCAACAGACGATGATAATTCGCAGGGTTGGGATATAAGAATCTTAAAAGGGGATTTTGTTGAAACTATTATCCGATTTGGTAATATTTCTTTTAATGGCCCCTTGAAATGTTTGAATTTTAACTTTACAATAATATATTCTCCTGACGATTCTCTTTCAGTTAGTAATGTTGAACTTCAAGAATTTGTGGGATCTATTCTAGAAACTGTTCTAGATGAAGCAGCAGGAAATGGATCACTCGCGACCAAGGACATTAATGAACATTGATTTAGAAAAAACTATCTTAAGAAACATTTTAACCAACGAACCTTTTATGCGAAAGGTTCTACCGTTTGTTAAGAAAGACTATTTTGAGGGTATCTACCGTGAGTTATTTAATCAGGTAGTGAAGTTTGTTTCCAAATATAATAAACTTCCATCCCTCGAAGCGTTTAAGATTGAGATTGATGAAGTCGGTCTTAATCCAGAAATGTACACCCACGCTATCGACATTCTTCCTGATATTTTTCAGGCAAAGAAAGAAGACAGTGAATGGTTATTAGACACAACTGAGAAGTGGTGTCAAGACCGTGCGGTGTATAATGCCATCATGGAATCAATCCAGATAATTGATGGCAAGCATCAGAAATTGTCTAAAAATGCAATTCCTGATGTGTTAACAGAGGCACTGGCAGTCTGTTTTGACACTAATGTTGGACATGACTATTTAGAAAATGTAGATGAGCGATACGACTTTTATCATGAGCAAGAAGACCGTATTCCCTTTGATTTGGAATACCTTAACACCATCACCAAAGGTGGTCTTCCCAATAAGACTCTGAACATCGCACTGGCTGGTACAGGCGTGGGTAAAAGTCTCTTTATGTGTCATCATGCTGCCAGTTGCCTTTCCCTTGGTCATAACGTTCTTTACATAACAATGGAAATGGCCGAAGAACGTATCGCCGAGAGGATTGATGCAAATTTGATGAACGTGCCGATTGGTTCTTTAGATCATATGTCTAAACAAACATTCAGAGATCGGGTTGGTAAGATAGCAGCAAAAACCAAAGGTAAACTTATTGTTAAAGAATACCCTACTGGTGCTGCGCATACTAGTCATTTCCGTGCATTGCTTAACGAACTAAAATTAAAAAAATCATTTAAACCAGAAATAATTTTCATAGATTATCTAAATATATGTGCATCTTCAAGAATGAAGGGAATGGGCGGTGTAATTAATTCTTACTCATACATTAAGGCTATCGCCGAAGAGATGAGAGGATTGGCGGTAGAGTTTAATGTCCCTATCATGTCAGCGACCCAAACCACAAGAAGTGGATTTGGTAACTCTGACCCTGGACTTGAGGATACTTCTGAATCGTTCGGTTTACCGGCGACTGCGGATCTTATGTTCGCTTTAGTATCAAACGAAGAACTTGAAGGACTCAATCAAATTATGGTTAAACAATTGAAGAATCGATATAACGATCCCAATTCAAATAAACGTTTTTGTATTGGGGTTGATCGATCTAAAATGAGACTGTATGACATTGATAATGCTACGCAAGACCTTGTCCAAGACACTGGGCCTGTGTTTGATAATAGCGACGCTGGAAGGAGGGTATCTGGGGAAAAACTCAGTTCTATTAAAATTTTCTAGGAGAAACGTCTATGGAACCATTCGAACAAACATTGTTAACGATAATTTGTATGGCAGCTGCTTTTTACTGGGGTAGAAGAGAAGGATGTATTGTTGGAGCAGCTCAGACTTGGGGTGCTATATTAGAAGCGTTTGATGCAGTGCATTGTGATTGGGACGGGGAAGATAATGAGATGATATTTACTAATGAGTATGGAAAGAAATTGAATTCATCAAAAGTGTGGGGTAATGCAACATATGAAGAACCTTCCGATATTTCAAGCGACTAATAGATTCGTATGGTTCCTGGGTTTATTTTTCTCTTTCTTGATTGTGACCAGTGCCCTAATATTTTTAGGAGGAACCGATGAGATCCCCAAACCGATTGAAGAAACAACGGCAATTGAACCGCCACTTCAAACACTTGAAGAAGAACCAAAATTTGCACCAAGCGGATCAAGAGATGCAGAGGAAGCTGCAAGAATCCAAGAATTGGAATGCCTCGCTCTTAATGTTTATCACGAGTCTCGGAGTGATAATTTCGCTGGGCGTGTTGCTGTTGCTGATGTAGTCTTAAACAGGGTTGATAGCAATCTGTTCCCCGACACCGTCTGCGAAGTTGTCAACCAGTCAGTGATGCGAACCAACTGGAAAGGTAACGAGGTTCCGGTTCGTGGTATGTGTCACTTCTCTTGGTTCTGTGATGGGTTGAGTGATGAACCTATGGAAACAGATGCCTATATTGAATCACAAATCATTGCCGAGATGTCTCTACGAGGCGGTTGGAGAGGCATCACAGAAGGTGCTACACATTATCACGCGACATACGTAACGCCAAACTGGATCAACGACAGGGGTATGGTTCCCGTTGGTAGGATTGGATCTCATAAGTTTTATCGGTGGCATTAATGTTAAGACAAAAAATCAAATCTAGATTAGATTATATACAAGAATTGATGGAATCCAATTATCATCTAGAGCACATAGATGAAGTTTATGATCTTACATTAGAAGTCAGTAAATTTTGGAGCATTCTTTCAGAAGAAGATCGCGAATATATTCAATGCGCGCAGGATGCCATCGAAGAAGGAAGATCATGGAACGTATAGTAGGATTTACTGCAAGCACTTTCGATCTTCTCCACGCAGGACATGTTGCGATGCTTCGAGAAGCAAAAGACCAGTGCGACTATTTGATCTGCGGATTACAGGTTGACCCTAGCGTTGATCGGGCAAACAAAAACTCTCCGGTACAAACCCTTGTAGAACGTTACGCACAACTAAATGCTATTAAATACGTCGACGAAATTATTCCATACCAAACTGAACAAGATCTCGAAGACATCTTGACAATGTACAATTTTGATGTTAGAATAATAGGATCTGAATATAAAGATAATAAGTTTACTGGACGCGCAATATGTGCCAGTCGAGGAATTGAAATTTATTTTAATAAGAGAGACCATAGGTTTTCAACAAGCGATTTAAGAAAAAGAGTTTCTGAGGTTTCATAATATGAAAAACTATAAAGACGAATTGTTTGAAAAGTTCTGTTATGGGTTTATTAGTGGAACGATATCCAACGTTCTTATAATATCAATTATCGTAACTATATTCACGTAATGTACATTTGCATTTGTAATGCCATAACTGAGAAGATGCTGGATAAAGAACCTTTTTTGATAAACAAAGTTGGAACGAAATGTGGGAAATGCCTTGACAATTCTAGTATAATAGGGCATAATATAACTTACCTTGTAAAAAAAGATGAGAGAGATAATTGATGTGCGGAGTTTTGGGAATTTATTTGAAAAATGTCCAAGAAGAGGATCTCGCTCTAGTTGAAAATTTATTCTATGAATCTCAAATCCGCGGAAAACATTCGACCGGACTTTCATATATTACCGAAAGTGGTTTGGTAACAGTTAAAGACCGTATCCCCGCCGAAGAATTCTTCCAGAAGTTTGATCTCTTTGATGCAATTCATAGCAACGGCAATCTGTACATGATAGGTCATACAAGATACTCTACGTCTGATCTAAAATATCCCCAACCCCTCGCTGCCGAAAATATCTCAATATCACACAACGGCGTTGTTTCTCAAGAACCAAAAGTAAACTGGTTGTACAAGTGTGAAACTAATAATGACTCTGAGTTGATATTGAGAAGTCTAGAAAACGATTCACACCCATTCATTGACTTTCCTACCGCAAGCATGGCGGTCTGTGCACTTAACAGTAAGAACAATTCGTTGACTGCCTTTCGTAACCATGAACGTCCACTCTGGTATAGTATGCACGAAAGGGGTATCATATTTACGTCTACTGCAGACGTTGCAAGACGCGCAGGATTAAGGGATATACATAAAACTGATCAGTTACATAATTATGTTGTTGAAAAAGATCAAATGAAAATATACGATTGTACTGTGCCATTTAACATAAAACATATTTTTGAGGATTTGCAATGAGTTTTGATAAGAATGATTTTACGTGGGGTTACGAAATTGAGTGGGGTGATATTGATCGTAGGTTAGAAATACCAGAACATCTGGGGAGTTGGGAATATTCTGAGACCGACATTTTAAATCTCAATCCCCCATACCAGTATGTGGCGTGTGATCCTCTCGGAGAATCTCCTCCTTATGGTGGAGAGATTAATACAAAACCTACCAAAACATGGCAAGAACAAGCAGACCGTGTAATGGAACTGCATGATCTATTTGTTGCTCATGGCGATACTCCGACAGCAAGCGTTGTCAATCATGGACACCTTCATGTATTTGTTCCTGGGTTGAAAGATGATATTACAGCTCTCAAAAAACTAATAGCATATGTGGCGGAAAATCAAGAAGATACTGTCGAAGCGTGTTATGGATTCTATGATCATCATGAAATGAAATTAACCAGGGGTGCCAAGATGTATCTTAAATATGATGGTGGTCGACAAATGCCAGAATATATGAGCAACAACATTATTAATCTTGCCACGGACTTCAACCATTTTATTAAACTGCACGCTGCTGGCAAAGACGGAGTGTCAATGGGTCGTCCGTTTCGTTATGCGATCAACACATATTGTATGAAGCATACTGGAACTATTGAGTTTCGTTGTTTTCGCTCTACTACAAAACGTGCAGAGGTAGAATCACAATTTAGATTCGCCCTTGATTTTATTGATGCTGCATTGAACGATGGTCCATCAGTTTCAGAACTTTTATTCATGCATGATTATACCTTTCCTCCCTTTGTGTGGAACTTAGAAGAATATGCTGGGTGGTTAAAAACCAAATATGCCAAAGAAAGAGGAATTCAAGGTAGAGGTACCAAGGTAAGGGTATATAATGAAGTTGCGTAGTTGCACTTTAGAAGAATTTCGTTCTTGTATTACCGAAGATCCTGCAGACAAATTTGCCAAAACCTTTGTTGCCAAAGCAAATATGCAGAAACAATGGGAGTTTTGCGTGGGAGCGTGGGAAAACGATGAATTATTGGGCGCTATCATAACGACTATCTCTAAACGAGAACCCAAAGTCGCCAACCTGCAGTTGTTGCACACTTTTAATAAACATCGCGGCAAGGGTGTGGGTAGAATGTTAACTGATTATTCTTTAAGTTACGCTATAGAAAACAAAGCATTGTATTTCCGCGTTTCTGCAGAACCTGATGCTGTGGCCTTCTATGAGAAATGCGGGTTCTTTTTCTGGGGCAAACAGAAAAGTGGCGCCAGTCTATCGATCTTCAAGATCGGTGGTTCGACTTATTCAGAAGGCGTCTACTATAACAAAGACCCCATCATCCGCAAGGCACTTTACTCCGGTAGAAAAGGTTCTCTTGCTTCTTCTTACAAAAAAACTGAACAAAATCAATTACTTACATAAACTTTACTTTCTTAAAAAAATAGAGTATAATTCTTTTCGTATCCGCCATTGAGGTGGGTCAAAATAAATCACTTTATTAATTAAGGAAAAAAATATGAACGTTGAACAAACTAAAATTTTCGGTACAGACTATGGTATTCTCTATGGTTTGAAGAACCGAGTAAATGGTAAAAAGGTAATTGGTTCTAAAGTTGCTGGTGAACCTCTAACTTACGTAACATCTTTAGGTCATGATAACGAGTTTTGGGATGATTATCGCGCTGGTCATATTGACCGTTTTATCTTAGCACGACCTTCTGTCTCTATGACTACTTCTGCTGAGTGGATGGCACTCGACTATGGACTCTCTGAATGTCCTGATAACTTCTACAATGTAGTTAACAGTGCACATAAAGGTGATGGGCGAGTCGATCCGGATATCATGAAGAATGTAATCAATTTTATTGCTGAAGATGACTTTGAAGATTTTACTCCTACCATCTCAGAAACATCTGCGCGTACACAAAATGTCATAAAATGCATTGAAGAAGGGTTTTATCCTGTTGTGATGACACCTATAGATACTGTTCTTTCATATTCTCGTAAACAGGTTAGAGTTGTGCTAACGAATATAGCAACTGCAACTAAAATCAGAGACTATATGAACGAAAACCCAGAAGGTGCTAGGGAAAAGTTTTCTCCGATCGTCGTAGTTGTTATGCCTGACGGTAGCCATTGTGTTAATGATGGCAATACTAGACTTACTGCTGCTGATTGGGCACGATGGAATGAAGTTTCTACCATCTTTGTTCCGTGGACAGATCTAACTAATGATCCTAGTGATCTTCCAGTTGTGCAAGAACTACTTGGTTCAGGTCTTAACCGAGAAAGCGACACCTTCCGTGGAAAAAACTCTCAGAACGACCTCAAAATGCAGTTTGATCGCATTGTTTCTGAGAAACTCCCAAACTTTGATCCTACGAATGAATCAGCAAAGGAATATGTTAAAGTTCTTTTGACTGATTATTTCTTGACGTCTGGAATTATTCCTACCAAAGTAGCATTCAACGGAACGTTCAAGTCGTTTATTACGATGAAAACTCGTGAAGCGAACGAACGATTAATCAAAGGCAATTTGATTACCTACACAGATGGTGAACTTACGAAGAAGAAATACATAGACTATGAACAGCATGGTATCGCTTGTGTTACTGCTACTGCTGACAAACTGTCTTATGGTCATGCTTGTGCTTATATTATGAGACACATGAAACAGACTGGTTGGAATAAAGGTGCTATCATAATTCATTATACAAGCAAGTCGCAAATCGTTAAGGTTCGAGAGGATGATCTTATTCGCGAGAATGAAGAGTTCTTGAAATACTGGGGACTAGACGTTACGATTGAAGTTCTCCCGTTTAGTTCAGAGTCTTAATGTCAACTGATACTTTTATACGGTGGTTCGGGCGCAGTCTTGAGATTGAAGACTGCGACTCGTCTCTGTATATGACGAATTATTTCTTTGATCGATTCGAGTATAACAAAGAGCAACGACTCTGGTTGTCTTGGTTATACGGTAATACTTACTACTGGCCGACTGCATATATAATATGGAACGAGTTTCCTGATATGCATTTGGTTGGTGTGGAAAGACTTGAGAATTGGAATAACGAGAACTACAAACGATTGCGTTACCAGACGGACACCAAATGGAACAAGGGGCATTTACCTGCCCAGTTTCTTTCTTATAAAGATTGGGTCGGTGAACGAACTCAACGCGAGGCACTCACCAAAGACTTTACCGACAATCCAGTGGATAACTTCTACAAACTTTGGAAAGAAGTAAACTCTTGGCATAAGTTTGGAAGATATACTTCTTGGTTTTATATGCAAACGCTGAAACAATGTTGTGATATCAATATAGATGTTGATAGTCTTTGGTTCCACGATCATAGCGGTTCTCGCTCTCATCGTAATGGTATGTGTTATGCCATTGGTAAAGACGAATGGGTGGATAAGAAGCTGGACAAAGAACAGGTTGCATATCTAGAATCAGAAGCGAAAGAAATACTTCAAGAGGTTAAACTACAATATCCTCACGTCGCCGAGAAAGCAGACTTTTTCGCAATGGAGACGTGCCTCTGCTCCTTTAAGAAGTTGTTTCGTAAAAGTCGTGGGCGTTACCTTGGGTATTACCTTGACAGGCAAGCAGAGGAAATTAAGAAGGTGGAACAAGACGGTTGGGATGGCATTGACTGGAAACCTTTGTGGCAAGCAAGAGAAGAGACCATTGAAAAACAATGGTTGACTAATGAAATAAAAAAGTATAAAATGGAATGGTACTTAGATACTGGTAACTTTGAACAGGTATCTACCGGACTAGAGGAATTTATGGTATGAAAACGATTATCTCCAAATTTAAACATAACTGCGAAGATAAACTTGGTAAGTATATGGATGAATCTGATTATGACCTTTTAGTTGAAGAAGATATGGATTTTTATGCACCCATCTCCGAAATTGGCCGCACCGAACCTTCTGAGAAAGAATGCATTTTTATGTTTCGTAAGAATCGTTTTACTCCAGAAGAGCAAGAATGTGCTTACGAAGGTCTTGTTAACGCAGCACAACCTACACAGAACCGTGGACTTGCTGCTGGACCAAAAGGCGAAAGGCAAGGTGGGCGTAATTGGTGCGATGAGTCCCAGATTGAGATTATGGAATATCTCGTTAATGGAGAGCAGACAACTTTGTTCGGAAGAACAGAAGACCCAATCGAAGAAATTAAAAAAAGACACGCATCTTATGAAACGCCAAAAGATCCAAGAGGGATCGTTTGGATTAAATCTAAAATAGAAAAGGATGGTTATAACTACGAAACTTTCTTCGAAACAAAATTAAAAGAGATCCTTGCTTTACCAAATCATCTACAACCCCAAGCAGCAAAAGATCTCTTTGATAACTATGTATCAAATACAACCTATGCTAATCAGGTACTCTCTGGTATAGCTGGGTTTTTTGATCGATATCCTCGCATCCCATGGGGTCGCGCTACTTCATATACTGAACACCATCGTGAGACTTACGAGAAGTGTTATCCGTTCATGCGCAAACTCTCGAGTGAGTTTCAGCGACTCTTGCCCGAACGGTATGGTGTACAGAATGAAGCAGCAGCGAAACTTGACCCCAGGTTCAGAGTCGCTGGCGAGGATACTCCGTTCACCACAATTACGGTGAACAAAAACTTTCGCACCTCTGCTCACCGTGACGCTGGTGATCTCCACGCAGGATTCTCCAACCTGTCAGTGATTGCGAAAGATAAGGAGTGGGAGGGGGGATACCTAGTTCTGCCAGAATATCGGGTCGCTATTAACATACGTCCAGGCGATTTGTTGCTGATCAATAACCACGATGGCATACACGGTAACACAGAACTGGTTCCTCCCTCTGGGAAAAAACTGGAAGATATGGAACGTATTTCTCTTGTTTGCTATTTTCGAGAAAAAATGCTAGAATTGGGTAGTTGGGAATATGAATCAATTCGTAGACAATTTGTTACCGACAGAAGTAAAGATCAAACTCATCCAATGCACCGCCCATTGTGGAATGGTGTTTCGCCTTCTATGTGGGACAAACCTGAATGGTTTGAGTATTTACGCAAGAATGGTGGCGAAGAGATGTTGAATAAGTACCACCCGCAAAAACAATCTTCTTCGCTTGAGGAGTTTTTTTCATGAGACATATATTTGCAATTGGTGGTATACCAGGAACTGGCAAAACAACCTTAGTTAAAAATGTATTAGATAAACTTGCATTAGATTGGCAACCCGCCAAACCAGTAGAATTGTTAGATGGCGTCTATTCAAAATCAAGAAACTGTTATGTGTTTGGTAAGTATGCCCCTTGGTATGACGTAGAAGGTTATGCTCAGGGAACAGATAAATTGAGCATGGCAGTTCAACCCAAGGCGATAGAATTTATTACAAAAACCGATGCATCAATTATCTTTGAAGGTGATAGGCTGTTCACTGCATCTCTTCTAGAGACCTGCCTCGATTTGCCTGACACCGAGTTGCACGTTATGATACTAGAATCAGAAGATGTCGAGCAGAGATATAAAGATAGAGGTTCGGTACAATCCGAGAAATTTATTCAAGGAAGAAAAACTAAATATAACAATATTGCAAAGAACTTTCTTCTTTGGGAAAATGTTGAAACCCACAACCACAATAACGCCGAAGATACCAACAGTATTGTTCGACATATAGAGATTACTTTATGACAAAGGTTAATTATAAATTCTACGAAGATAGACTTATCAAGGAGTTGCAGGAATATGTCGACAAAACATACGACCAACACTACGCAACCGACAAGTATCAAGCCACGGATGTTATTATTGACAGTGGGCATGGTACTGGATTTTGCTTGGGCAATGTGATCAAGTATGCCAAACGGTATGGCAACAAGGGTAGTGCTCATGATGCTAGAAAAGACCTTATGAAAATTATGCATTACACTCTGATTCAGTTGTATATTCACGATGAAGAGAATGCGGATGTTCGTGACCCAGCATATGGTCCATATCCTGAGTATAATAGTAAGTATAGACAAGACACTCCTGGGCACCATCGATTAAATGATGTCACTCCGGAGCAATGGGACGCGATCAAGATGGGTAAAGGAGTTTCTCTCAGTGGGTAATAAAAATAAAATTTTAATTGACGGAGGTGATAATAATGCATGAATATAAATGCAAAATACGAAAAGTTGTTGATGGCGATACTGTCGATGTTGACATTGATCTTGGTTTTGGAATATGGTATCTTGATCAGCGTGTTCGCCTTTACGGGATTGATACTCCTGAGTCTCGCACACGAGATAAAGTGGAGAAGATTTACGGCAAAGCAGCAGGAAAGTATCTTAAAACAATGCTCGGAAAAGAATGCACCATGAGAACCCATAAAGATGCCAAAGGTAAATTTGGACGCATCTTGGGCGAGTTCATTGTATATGATGCCCACTCTGACGCTTGGCGTAGTGTTAACGAGTTAATGATTGAAAATCATTTAGCAGTTGCTTACCACGGACAAAGCAAAGACGACATTGAAGAAGAACATCTGAAGAATCGAGAACTTTTAGAACCAACGTTCTTATCATAAGGAGACTATTGTGGGTGATGTTGTTTACATAGAAGAGTTTCGTAAAAAAAGAGAAGAACATCTTAAAAGAAAACGTTTTCTTATAGACGAATTTATCCATATGCTAGAATCAAGTAACTGGTCCGGTGATGATGATTATGATTTCTCGGAATCGATTGACACTATAACGTATACTTTAACCATTGACGACGAAACCATTGACTTTGATGAATAAATAAAGTATACTTATATCATGAAAAAATTAAAAACACCGTTACGTTATCCAGGCGGTAAGTCTCGCGCCACAAAGTTCTTATTCTTGCATCAAAATCTTCCAGAAACAATTCGTTCTTTTCGCGAACCGTTTCTTGGCGGTGGTTCGGTTGCCATTGAATTCACCAAGAGGTTTCCCAAGAAACCAGTCTGGGTGAATGACAAGTATTACAATCTATACGTCTTCTGGAAAGAGTTGCAAAATAACTCGAAAGCAATGTATGATGAACTACTTAGATTAAAGAAAGAGGCAGATTCATATGAAGATAAAATTACACCACATAAAGAACTTTTTCTTGCATGTCGAGAAGAAATTGCTAATACTGACGATCTACATCGGATTTCTGTTTGCTTTTTTGTTATTAATAAGTGTTCTTTTTCGGGTCTTACTGAATCTTCAGGATTTAGTAAGTCTGCCTCTCAATCAAACTTCGGTTATCCTAACATCGAACGATTACCTCAATATTCAGAGTTGATTCAGAATTGGTTAATAACTAATCTCGACTACTCAGATCTACTTGCTGATTGTACTTCAAATGAGTTTATTTTTGCTGATCCCCCCTACGATATTAAATCTTTCTTGTATGGTAAGAAAGGCAAACATCATTCAGATTTTGATCATTATCTTTTTTATGAACATGCACAAGATTGTATGGGCAATGTAATGATCACATACAACTCTAATGAAGTTTTGCGCGAATTGTATCAAGATTGGTTTCAGACGCAATGGGATTTAACATACACGATGCATTCTGGTAAAAACTATAGAGAGGATGAAGGAAATAGAAAGGAATTGTTATTAACAAATTATCGCACGTTATGAAATTCAATAAAATTGCTTTTAAAGAATCGATGAGCGACACGGTTTTGGGAACCTTTGTAAATTTTCCTCTGAATTATGTTTTAATCGCGTTTTGTTTATCAATCGAAATGACTGCACTATCGATGACGATTTTCATGACTTCGATATTATTTGCATTAGCAGTTGCTAGAAAATATTTTATAAGAATTTATTTTGATAAAAGGAGTAAAAATGTATAGACAAGCCGAATTGTTTCCCGAGAGAGACACCACCAAACCCCCCTACAACGGATTATTCTTTTGTGCGATTAGACAAAAGTTCAATCGATGGGATGATCACATTAACTTTTATAAGGTTAAGCGGATATGAAAGGATTTATCGAAGCAGCAAAAAAAGGTGTGGTTACTGTTGAGTTTAACAAGATCAATGACGGTGGTCTGAGAATTATGCCATGCACGTTAAACACAGAGTTATCAGAACATAACGTGCCAGAAATTCTAGAGCAAAGAGAAAACGAGTCCGAACACCTTGTAGTATGGTGCTTAGATAAAACTGCTTGGCGTTCTTTTCGCGTTGACACGGTAATCAGATGGTACGAGGGTTATCCCGAAACCCAAACGTAACTACCAATTTTTTCACCTGTAGTTAAAATATCGTCACTGACAAAAAGTTTACCGCTGAAAGAACGATAAAGGTAATATGTTTTTCCTGAGATGGGTTGGTACTTTTCTAGTACCATTGTTTGAAGAAGAGACATTATTCTACCGTGTTAAGTTGATATTATATATAAAAAAAATCATTTAGAGATTGGTTATGGATATTGAAATTTGGGGTAAACCTGATTGCATTTTTTGTAATCGTGCTAAAGAAATTTGTGACAGTCGTGGATTAGACTATACCTACAAACAGTATGGCGAAGATTTTACTAAAGAAGAAATCCTTGCTGAGTTTGTAGGAGCAAAAACCTTTCCTCAAATCAAAATTGATGGCACCCCAATCGGTGGTTTTCATGAATTGGAGAAATTATTATGAACGATAAGTGGAATGGCGAGTCACGAGGTATTACAGATGTAATGATCGCACGTATTGAAACGTGGCATCGTGACCGTAACTTGATTGAAGGTAGCACTGACAAAGACCAGTGTTTGAAATTGATCCAAGAGGTCGGTGAATTGTCAGACAACATCTGTAAGGGTAAAGACCTGAAAGACGACATCGGTGATATCATGGTGGTGTTGATCAACATCATGGAGCGAAACGATTGGCACATTACAGATTGTCTCGAAGCAGCATGGACTGACATCAAAGATCGCAAGGGTAAGATGATTGATGGTATTTTTGTGAAGGAAGCGGATTATGCAGGTTCTTGAAGGTATCACTTATACCGTAATGAATCGGTATAAGAAGTCAGTGGAAGAACGTCAGGTCATGCTCAAGGGAGATCGAGGTTTCACGATTATCGACACATGGCGCAGTGGTCAGTGGCACATCACCCCGATGGATCAAGACGAAGTTAGTTATCTTCAAAGTGCTCTGGACGATGAAGATGAATTAGAGATCACTTGTTTCGAGGACTATGCTTCCAATTACATGGATGACGGTGTTTCCGTAGAATTCAAGTTTTTCGGTGAGTGGACTGAAGAAGAAAAGGAACAAGTTGAAGAAGGTTATTGTGAAGATGGTTGGATGTACTTAGATAATAATAGTTTTAATGAAGACCAATATGAATGCTACATCTATGGTGGCATAACGATAGAGGAAACAGACCTATGAAATCAGCAGGTAAAATCTGGGGTAAGACCCAGCAGATTGAAGCAAATGGTTCATTAGAGTTCCACAGGATTGAGTTCAAGAAGGACTTTCAATGCTCTGAACACTATCACACCACCAAGTCGAACGGGTTCTTTGTCGAGTCGGGCAAGTTGATGATTCGCACATGGCCAGAGAATAGCGCGATTGTGGACACTACAGTTTTAAACGCGGGTGAATACATGGCAGTGCCTGCAGGTGTATGGCATCAGTTTGTGGGTGTCCAAGACGGTGTTGCGTTTGAGTTGTATTGGTCTGAGTTCGACCACAACGACATCGTGAGACGTTCACAGGGTTCTCGTGTACCGACTGCGGATCAAGAAGAAGCAGTAGGCAAGCAACAGGATCTCAACTGGGACGGTAACTAAACTCCTTTAAAATCAATAACTTAGTAGAAGTTTCTTTGTAAGAGAAAAGAGGTATAATAACAACTCACAAACAAGGAAATTTAAAATGATTAAATCTGATCTTTCTATAATTGAGCGGGTTGAACGCGCTATAAATGCCTACCCTGAAAAAACTTATATCGCTGTTCACCCTGATGATTATAGCGTTTTAAAATCTGAAGGTTTTTTAAATAAGTTTTCTAAACCGCTCTATGAATTGGGTACGGGTGGTTTCGAAAAAGACGTTTAAATTCAATAACTTACTATAAGTTGCCCTTCGGGGCAATTTTTAGTATAATATATCTATTGAAACCAAGGAGAGCGTTATGTCTACTAGAGCAACCTACCAATTTGATTCCGAACTATTCGGTCGTCAAACTTTCTACATCCATCATGATGGATATCTGAACGGCGCTGCGAAGTATTTCCGCAAGGCAGTGAACTTCAAGGGTTCTATGCCTCTCGCGGCAAAATTCTTTCGCGCTAATGATAATGCCGAGTTCACCAGTGCTGCTGAGAATCACGGCGACACCGAGTATCGCTATGAGGTAACTGGCAAAACTCTTGTTGTTCGTCATATTGAGGATTACCCGATGGACAATTGGAAGGTAGTCTGGCAAGGCAGCGTGGATGAATTTCTGTTTATGTTCGATCGGTTGGGAGAGGTAGCGTAATGGATATAAACGAAGCAACCACGGTAATCTGGCAAGCACTAACCTCTTATTGTGAAGATTCCATTTCTTCTGATGAAGAGGCAGTGCAAGAAGTAGAAACTGCTTGGCAAATACTTCTGCAAAATCAATAACTTACCTGAGGTTTTCTTTTTACCCTTTATGCGGTATAATTACTCTATAAACAAAAAAGGAACCAAAATGATTAATGAGTTGTATGTTGTTGAAGTTGCTACTGGTAAAATCCAGTTTGTTATTGAGCGTAACAAAACCAATTCTGATCTTGATGCGGTCGCTTGGTCTAATCTTATTGACGGAACTTGGACGTTCTATACCCCCGAAGACTTCTTTGCAGAGGTGGCGTAATGATTTTAGTTGACCATATCAAGTTTGTTATTAACGAGAGAATCAGTCTAGTAAAGTTGTCTTCAACGGAAAACCAGTATGATGAAGGTTATCTCGGTGCATTGGATTTTGTTCTCAACCTAATAGAAACGGAAGAAGAAGAGGTGGCGTTATAATGAATGATTATTTTTTTGAGATGTGTGATACTCGTGCTGAACTTGCTGGTAGTCGCGTTACTATCGAGAATCTGATTCGTGCGATTGAGATAGATTCGCCAATTCTGAAACTGGCCAGCGTAAAGTTGGCAAAGGAACAGATTGAAAGTATTGATACAGTCTTAAAGAAGGAGGCATAATGAATCGTTTAGATTTGAGCGGTAAGGATGCATCAGAAATCTGCGAAATCCTCCACGAAAAATGTAAGCACCACGACTGGTTCTTCACGATGTCTGATGACAGCCGTGCGTACCACAAAGGTCTTGCGGCAGCAGATGAGATCGAATACATCCGTGGTGTTCTTGATGGTATGGGATTCGGTACCACTGCCAAAACAATCATTGAAGGGTGGAAACCAAAAACTAAAATAGGACATTAATATGGATAATTTAGAATCTTATTTTAAGTTTTTAGACGCGACGCGAGAAAGCGGAAGCATCAACATGTTTGGTGCACCCAAACTTCTGGAAACAACATTCGGGTTGAGCAAGAATGAATCCAGAGAAGTATTCAAAGCGTGGACCGAAACGTTCCAAAAATCCTTTTAAATCAATAACTTAAATAACATAAACAAAAAAGGAAATAAAATGACTGAATTAAGCAATAATCCAAAAGCGTTTTTGAATGGTATGTACGTAACTTTCCCTCTGCCTGCGTTTGGCAAAGGTGGTGTTCGGAAAAACAAACGTGCTACTGGTTACGTCTCAGAAGTTTTTGACGATGGTTTTGCTGTTGATATGATCAACAAAAATCACAACACTGAGTATACTATTTTTGTCAAGACGGAGGATGTGTCTGCATGAGTAAGATAAACGAAGCAATGGTGCCAGAGGCCGCGCAGGGATTGTTTGTCGCAGCAAAAATCGCTTTAGAGATCACCTCTACCCAAGAATGGGCTGACTATTACTGCACCCATCTCGGGATAAGTCCCTCTGAACTCGACAGCCACCTAAGCGCAGCAGCGCATTTTGTTAACGCAAATCCTTCTATTTTTGTCAAGACGGAGGAGGTGTCTGCATGAGTAAGATAAACGAAGCAATGGCAGGGATTGAGAGATCTTTTGCTGAACAAGAAAAGAAATTTGATCGCCTAGAATTAGCAGTGTTTGGATTGTATGTTCTAATGGTTGTCTCTTTTATCGCAGTAGGAGTTGGGGTTGTATTGAATGGGTAAGATCGAATCAGTTGGTGGCGAAAAATTCAACAAAGAATTCACACTCGAAAATTTCGAAGAAGTAGAGGCAGAGTTGGATCAGTTCTTATTTGAACTTGGGTTTGGGTTGGTTAGTACATTTTTGGGCAAACCCCACCCAAAAGATTTTACTCGAGAAGAAATGAAATCAGTGGAAGCATATGCTTCGAAGATTTCTAACTCAGCAGCTTTATCTCGTTCTCTCCGCCACGTAATTACTGGGTGGGAAAATATGAACAAAACTACGCTCGCAGATGGATAATTCGTTCTAAACCAATTACTTACCTGTGGTTTTCTTTGATAGTGTTATATGGTATAATAATAACAACAGAAATAAAGAGAAGATTATTATGAGTTTTGCTAAGATGCAAGAGGTACTTCGCGCCGAAGGTTGGTTTGTGGAATGGAACATGCCGTGTTGCCAGTCGTGTGCGTGGAGCGAGGTTCCTTTTGATGTTGACCATACCAAGGCATTGTTCAATCACTCGCAGGACTGTGTGATTGATAGCGATGGTGAAGATTGCCCTGACTGTGATGGTGATGGACAAGTTCTCGAAGGTGAGTTTGGCGACGAAAATCAGGAATACGTCGAGTGTGACCACTGCGGTGGTGAAGGTATTCTCTACGGTTCGTTTGATGATCTTGACTATGAACCTGACACCAGCGTGAGTGGTTTTGCTTGTATGCCTCCCGAAGTTGCTGGAAGTTCTACGTTCTGTTTTGATGGCAGTGATGAGGGTGTTGAAAACTTCAAGGCAGTCATTCCTCTCATTGAAGCGAGTGGTTGCAAAGTAAACTGGAATGGTAGTGGAGACACTCGTCCTTATATTAGTTGGGAGGTGGCGTGTTAACATGAGGGTTTTCGGATCTTATAAGTATGATTTTAATGGTCGCAAACGTAAACCTCGTAAACCAAAAGGAGAAGTCTGTGTCAAATATGTCCCGCCTAAGTTTCAGGAATACAAACCAACAAAGACGTATGCAACAGAACGCGCGGCAGAGACAGAACGCTACCCGTCAGCACCTCTTACTTCAAGAAAGGCAGGAGGCGACAAACGAGAGTCCCAGCGGTACACGGGAGACTTCGTTATCGGCATCGCCACCCTCCACAAATCCAACGCAGTCCCTGTAACAAACCCCAAATATGCTCGTGAAATTTCGGAGATGATATCATAATGGATATACGTGATATAATTTATGACCATTCGGTCAAAATTCAACTGGCACTTTCAGTGCTTTTCTTTTTCTTTGCTGTCGACCCTGTAGAATATTTTCTCGGGATAATGTTGGCAGGTCATGCTTTCCTAGATTGGAGAGAAGGTAAACCACTAATATGATCGATTATACTAGTCGTAAATGGAACAGTCTCAGTTCCCTCAAGAGCGCGATCGAGAGAGACGGTGAAGATCAGGTCATAGAGTTTAATGGTCACGAGTTGGTAACCAAGAAATGGCGATACGGATTATACGATTCAATCTTGGTTCGAAAACCTCGAGGTAAATCAAAGGCTTAGCAGTGGTTTCTTTTCGCCCCATCAGTTGGTATAATTGGGGTTCAATATATTATGAGGATTTATTTTGGCTGATAGATATAGACTTGAACTTACGGACTGGTCAAAGTGCAATCACGAACAACAGAACCATGTTTACATAACACAGGGATCATACCTTATTGGATATGTGCCTGTCGGTGGAACTGAAGTTCGTTTCGCAAAGCCAAAGAAACAATGGAGTGTGAGCAGAAGAAAGTTTCGCGACCTCTCTAAGAAGGAAGTGGCGGATCTCAAAAACCAACAAATACTCGAATAAAATCAATACCTTACCAATAGTTTTATTTCTCCTGTTTTGCGGTATAATATACGTATAAACCAAAGGAACGTGAAATGAATAAAGTTGAACTTAGGCTTGAGCTTGAAAAATTGACCGCTGAATTTTTAGCTTCTAATAAAAAAATTAAAATTTTAGCTTCTTCAAAAATTGCTATTAAAAAACCCGCGCGAGCTAATAATCCTAAAAGTAGGGTTGAAACTAAGGGTTCGATAATTTTCGTTTCCAATTCGCAGCATATCGGTCGGGTTGGTACGTTTTCTTCTTCTAAATCAATAACTTAGGTTAGGTTTAGATTTTACAAGATCTAGGGTATAATTACCTTGTAAACAAAAAAGGAACTACTATGAACCACCCAATTGACTATGTTTCAATCGACGACGGGCAAATCTGTTTGTACTCTAATGATTGTCTTCAAGGTAGAAGTGCTGATGCTAATGAACTTGCCTCTATTATTCAGCGTCATAATACGCTGTTTGGTGCTGCTTGGAAAATTATGGCGTCTTCTCTTTTTATTGAAGCGACCTGCGGTTGTGATGATTCTGCTCAAGAAGCTGGGTTTATGACTGGTAAAGAGGTTGCTGACATCTGGGATGATGTTTGTTCCTACGTTTAAAATTTTAATATTATGAAAGGAGTGGTAGAATGAGTCACGAATTAGAAATTGTAAACGGCGAAGCGAAGATGGCATATGTTGGCGAGACTCCTTGGCACGGACTTGGAACTAAAGTCTCTGGCGACCTGTCTCCGCGTCAGTTCCAAAAGGCAGCAGGATTAGACTGGGGTGTGGTAAAGCGTCCCTCGTTCGTTACCTACGATGGCGATATGATCGAGACAGGCACTAATGCTTTGCTTCGCGATACTGATAATGCAGTCCTCGCCCCGATGGTTGGCGACGGTTGGGAACCTGTCCAGAATGATGAAGCGTTTGACTTCTTCGGCGATTTCTGTGCAGCAGGCGATATGGAAATGCACACTGCCGGATCCCTCAAGGGTGGAGAGATCGTTTGGGTTCTTGCCAAGATCAAAGAGTCTTTTGACGTCTTGGGTAAAGATCGGGTCGACAACTTTATGTTATTCTCTAACCCCCATCAGTACGGGAAGTCTGTAAACGTGCGAATGACTCCTATCCGAGTTGTTTGTAATAATACGCTGACGATGTCTCTTGGCACCAAGTCCAACAACGAAGTCCGGATGAATCACCGAAACAAGTTCAGCGCGGATTTAGTAAAAGAAAAGATGGGCATTGCCAGCGAGAAATTCGCTCAGTATCGTGATATGGCAAATTTCCTAGCAGGAAAGAACGCCAATGTTACCGATATGATCAAATACTTCAACGAGGTATTTCCTGCCAAGGGCAAAGACGTCAAGGTATACGAAGACCTTTCGCCGACCGCCAAAAAGACTTTCGACTTTGTCGAAACCCAACCAGGAGGAGATCTCGCTCCAGGGACTTGGTGGAACGCTCTCAACGCTGTGACCTATATGACTGATCATCACCTCGGAAGAACGGCAGACACACGTATGCAGTCCTCTTGGTTTGGATTTGGTGCTCAACGTAAGGTTGTTGCTATTAACACAGCAGTTAAAATGGCGGAGGCAGCGTGATTAAAGTAAACTATTCTTTCCACAAAGACATCCCCAATCAATATCGTCGGGCAATTCTGGAAGAGACTCTGTCTAAAAGAGTCTCTAAGGTTCCTATCTCGTTGTGTAACGAGATCATAAATCGCGTGATCGAAGAAGAAACCGAGAACGAAACCCTCACCAATTACGAAGTTGAATACTTTAAGAATGGTGTTACCAAAACCATCGAAGTCAAGGGTCGCCAGAAAGCACTGGTTGAGTGCGACCGTATCCTAGAGTTTGGTGATAACAAAGACAAGTCTATTGTAATTGCCATTCGCCAAGCGAAACGTCTGGTCTCTGGTTATGTCAACGGATCTTGGATGGAACCACATCCCCGCGATAAATTGTTTGTAAAATCAAGGGGATAGGTCTGGTTTCTTTGGTGGATAAAATAGGGTATAATATTGGTATGATTAATTTAGTTATTAGCGGAAGGTTTCCGCAAAAAGAGCGGTTTCACCAATTCGGTTGCAACGTTGTAAATCATTTCTTCAAGCGTGACCGTAAAGAATTGATTGTAATCGGCATTGAAATGAAACCTCGTTTAGATAATAATGATTCTGGATACTGTGTTGACTATGGCACCTGCGACGTAGGTGACTTTGGCGAAAAAACCAGAGCTAGAATGATAGCAATTTCTCTCAGTCGTAATTATGACGATGGAGAGGAAAAATTCCCTTACGCAGTAAGGGATATCGCCAGCACGCTGGCACATGAACTTGTACATGCGAAGCAGTACATTCGAAGAGAACTTACTCCGAAGATTCTCAATAATGCTCTTACCACGAGCAGAGGAAAAGCGCGCACCTTGTCTGAAAACAAGTATCGCAACTTTCCTTGGGAAGAAGAAGCGTATGGTCTTGAAGAAGAACTGACTCAATTGTATTGGTAACTTTAAATGAAAATAGGAAAAGGCAATATGTCTCAAGCAACTCGTGTATTAAACGCACTCATGGAAGGTCAGCAATTGACTGCAAAACAAATCACCGCACGATTCGGCGCCAAGAATCCCCGCGCAGTGATTCAAAACATTCGTTTCGAAGGTTTCCCCGTATACCTGAACAAACGAACCAACAGTAAAGGCGACACCAAAGGTTTTTATCGCCTTGGTACTCCGTCAAAATCAGTAATTGCTGCTGGTTATAAGGCACTTGCTGCCAACGCTGTGTAAGACCCCATGGGGGGCAGAAATGCCCCCCAATTTTCTTTCTAATTCAATAACTTACGTGTGGTTTTTATTATAGTAAAAAGCGGTATAATATCTGTATGAGCAAAAAAGGAATAAAGATGACTAAGTTTTTAATCGTTTTCGTATTAATTATAACGGCAATTCCTGCCTCTGGTACAGAACTATATGAAGTAATGCACGTTCTGCGACAAGTAGAAATCAGTACTGGTGACCGAACTATACACGGTTCCTCAATGTCCAACCCTCCGCACCGATCAGAGGCAGCAGAGTGGGCATACCGTCAACGTTCTAATACCCCATGGATTAAATCAGAACCAGTCTCTGAACCTTCTGTAATTTGTACACAACGAACCGAAAACGGTGCTATCGAGCGCATCACTGGTGGATTATTTGGATCTACAAAGGGTGCGGTTGGTGCCGCTGTTGGAGGTCTAATCGGCCATAAAATTTCTAACGGAAAGGACGTTGGAACAATCGTTGGTGTTATTGTTGGTAATAAGATCGGCAACGGCATGGATCAAAAACAAAAAACCTGTTATGTAATTAATGAGGAGCAATAAATGACTGAAGATACAATAACTGTTATGCAAATGTCTCAAACCCCAGACGACGTTTCAATCTCTAGAGTTAAATCTTTTCAAGGCGATCTTTTAGATATCTATCAAGATATTCGGGATTGTGCAATTAGTTTTGCTCGCGAGTTTGATCTTACGACCGATAAAAAATCTCTTGTGGAAATAGAACGCAATCTCGAAGGTTTACCGACTGCCTACATATATGAAGACGGCAAGATAATGCACATGTTCTACGGGACATATAAAAGTGCCGATGATTCTAGATGGCAAGACGCAATGGGAGTTTCTGCTGATGAAATTTGATATCGAAAATATGTGGAAGGTGGGAGATGAGTTTCATTTCCTCCCCAGTTTGTCTGTAGTTATTTCTAGAGGAAAGTTTTTCTTCTATGCGATACAGTTTTCCTTTCTTACCCACAGGTTCATGATATCTAAATCTCATGCCGACTAGAGTACCCTCTCCCTGTGTTGGTGTTTGTATACTTGACCCCAAATGGGGTCAGTATTGCATTGGGTGCCACCGAATGGCAATGGAAATTGCCAACTGGTCGGACTATTCAGAAGAAGAAAAATCTCAAATTATACTAAGGATAGAAACCCTTAAATTGGAGGACAGAGAAGATTATCCCAAGTATTAAATGTATATAAATAGTTCTGAAAATTACGGAATTAAAAATGTGTCTGCTCTATTTAAAAAAGATTTCAATAATGTTATAGTAGATAATGTCCATGGAACCAACCTAACGGGAGAATGACATGGCAGGAATGAGCGGTGGTAAATACTTAACTTTTGAGAAACCATACTTACAGATGATAGCAGAAATCATCAAGTCGGGTGATGAACTTCAATTTGTGGGAAACATAAAACAGAAGATCAACAAAACTGCTACGATCAAGGAATTCTTAACGGCAGTTGATCGTGCGCAAGAAACAAATATCGCCCAGATTCTTAAACCAGGAACTTCATTTTCTCCAATGTTCAACGGATACAAATGGAGTGATATCGACAAGTCTCAATTCACCAAGAAAGGTGGCGGATCGGATGGTGAAACAACCAGCCAACAAGAACGCGCCACTATGTTTGCGATTCAGAAATCGATCGAGAACAACGGGTTTACCAACCAAAAAAAATTCTACCAATTGTATCGTAAAGAACTTTTGGAAATCTACCCTAACATGAATGAAGAGTGGGAGAACGCAATCTTCCAACAACAATTGACCACGTATCGTGAGGTCGGTAATACTTCTTACAAACATTATTCACGAGACGATGGTTTTATGGAATACATCACAGAACGATGTAGAACTCTTTACGGCATTGCACAAAAGGACACATGGAACCCCGCTGATATCTGGTTGGTGTCTGATTTAACTAAAGTTAAACGAGACATGGACGCTAAGATTAAAGACAACAGCACGTCTCTTGCAGAGTTCAATGCAATACTAAGAGATATGTTTCATGACCGCAGAGTCGTGGGCATTTCTCTAAAGTTGATCTCCGGTAAGGTTGCAAAGTGGGAGTTAGTGAACCTTGAAAATATGGACGTTTTCGACGACACTCAATATTCTTTTAAATATAGAAGTTCACAATTGTTGTTCTCTTTGTCCGGAAACAATTTCACCAATACGGATTCAAAGTTGAACATGGGTTCGTCGACGCAGGACATTAAGTTTCAGATTCGACAGAACAGTGCTGGGTTTAATAATTTAAAAATAGAAGGCACCGACATTGGTGCCTCTTCTGCACGTTTGGGTAAGGTGCCTTTGAACATGGCATCAAAGGTGTTTTTAGAGAATAGATTAGAATCTAATCGTTGGAGATCTTGGAGAAACTATCCCACCACACTCGACGCTTTTCTTAAAGAAAAAGATGTGCATATTGAACGATATAAGAAACTACAAGCAACTGGGAAGGTTGAGATGGGTTGTCGTAGTGCAAAAGAATTTGAAAATAACGTTTCGAAAGTATTTAGTTCGGGCAAGAAAGATATCGCCAATTCAAAATTAATTCAGTTGGATTTATTGAATGAAATCTTTACAATGAAGAACGCTAAACTCAATAATATGTTAACAGACTTGGCGTTCCTTGCTCAAAAGAAAGGGTCGCTTTTCGGTCCTTTCGCCAAACTGTATTAAGGAATTACAATGAAAAAGTTTAAAAATTTTATTTCAGAAGATGTTACCTATCATAAACCAGACCATAAACGTCTGGCGGATGAAGAGCACGACGAAACAAAACATCAAAGCGATGCTTTGAAACACGATAAAGAGTTTAGACAAGATACTCATCCAAAAATTCAAAAAGCATTACATCATTTTGCCAAAAACAAAGATGCTTTTCATAAAGCGATGCATGGATCATCAATTGAAAAGGTAAAGCACGGCACCAAAGTCGGTAACACCGAAATGGGTATGAGTATGAAACATGTTGAAGACAAGGACAAAGTTAAACGTGTTCAAGGTATGATCAAGGATAAGAAACCGATTGATCGTCCGATCATTTTAAGACATAAAGATAAAGACGGTAATCATCACCATCATCTGTTGGCGGGAAACACGAGAGCAACTGCTGTTGGTCACGGTGTTGAAGCGCACCATATAGACGTATAAAAATGTTATCATTCGCAGACACATTATCGGAACAGAAAAACACACATATGACCCACATCGAGGATAAGGTTCTCTATGGCGGTGTCAACGGGACACGGCAAGCAATTTTTGCACTGCGAGACATGCGAGACATGCTCGGTGGTAGTGGCGGTTCTGTGTCAGTCAAGTGGGATGGAGCACCTGCTGTATTTGCTGGGACAGACCCCCGAGACGGTAAGTTCTTTGTTGCTAAGAAGGGTATCTTCAATAAGAACCCCAAGGTATATAAGACCCCTCAGGATATCGACGATGATACCTCGGGGGACTTGAACAAGAAACTTCAATTGGCGCTCAAACATCTACCTGCTCTTGGTATCAAAAATGTTATTCAGGGCGATTTTCTGTTTGATCAATCAGATATAAAGACCAAGACTATTGATGGACAGAAATATGTTACCTTCCATCCCAATACGATTGTCTATGCCGTTCCAGAAGCACAAGCAACGTCCATCAAGAAGGCGAAGATGGGTATCGTTTGGCACACTACGTACACCGGCAAGACCTTCGAGACGATGAGTGCATCGTTTGGTGTGGAGGTGTCTAAACTAAACAAGACTACCGCAGTGTGGTCACAAGACGCATTCCTGCGCGACCTTACTTCTGCTACTATGACCAAGAAAGAAACAGCAGATATAAACAAGACCCTTACCGAGATTGGTAAACTGTTCAATCAGATTAGCGGTAGTACGTTGCGGGAACTAGAATCCAACCAAGTCTTGGCACAACACATTGAGCAATTCAACAATACTTTCGTAAGAGCGGGAACAATTGTTAAGAACTCCTCTGCCCATACTGAGAAATTGATCAAATGGATAACTGCCAAATATCAGAAAGAGATCGATTCTAGAAAGAGCGAAAAGGGTAAGAGCACACAAAAAGCGAAACTAGATGCATTGTTATCGTTCTTCTCTGCAAAAAACAAAACCAACCTAGTTAAAGTGTTCGAACTGCAAAAATTAATTGTATTTGCAAAAATAAAACTTATAAATAAACTTAATCAATTGCAAAACATTGAAACTTTTGTTAAGACCAGAAAAGGTTATAAAGTGACAGGTGCTGAAGGATACGTTGCAATTGATAAACTTGGTGGTGATGCGGTAAAGTTGGTGGACAGAATGGAGTTCAGTTACAACAACTTTTCGCAAGATATCGTTAAGGGTTGGGATAACCCTAACTAATTACATTGTATGGGTCTCAACCAATAGAGGATAGTAAGATGGCTAAACGCCTATCATTCAAAGACTTTTTGACAGTTGATTACACTCCAGGGGAACCTGAGCAAGTTAGCTGGAACGCTAAGAAAAGACACCGTGGTGTTGTTGGCGAATCTTTCGATGAAGAATTAAGTTTTTCTCAGCGCCGCGCTCGCGGTCGTATGATGAAGAAAATCAAATCCAAACTGAAGATTGGGCGGGCCAAAGCAAGTCGCAAAATGGCAACGCTGCCCACTCTTCAGAAAAGAGCTCAGAAACACGTCAGGAATAATCTATTCAAGAAGTTCTCTAAAGGTAAATCTAGAGGCGAGGTTCCGCCTGCGCGTAGAGCAGAAATAGAAAAACGAATTGACAAACTGCCCCAAACTCGTATTCAAAACCTTGTTCGAAAAGAATTACCTTTGACGCGCAAAGCAGAAATAGCTAGAAAGCAACAAAAAGGCGGAAATAAATAATGATCCCCTCGTTTAAACAGTATCTTGTCGAAGAAGAAAGAGAAATTTTCTTCACGTTTGGTAGGATGAACCCACCAACTATTGGTCATGAAAAACTTCTTAATGTGCTCTCTGCGAAAGCAGGAAAGAATGCATACAAAATCTTTATCTCTCAATCTCAAGATGCAAAAAAGAACCCCCTCTCGTATGAACAGAAGATCAAACATTCGCGTAAAATGTTTCCTAAACACGGGCGAAACATTCTTCTGAATAAGAAAATTAAAAGTGTTTTCAATGCAGCAGTGAATCTATACGACCAAGGTTTTCGTAAAATAACCATGGTTGTCGGTTCTGACCGCGTTGCAGAGTTTGAGGCATTATTGAATAAGTATAACGGAATCAAGTCAGGTCACGGATTTTATAACTTTGAGCGTATCTCTGTTATTTCGGCAGGAGCGCGAGACCCAGACGCCGATGACGTTTCGGGAATGTCTGCTTCTAAGCAAAGAGAAAATGCTAAGAACAACGACTTCACTTCATTTTCTCAGGGTGTTCCTCGCGGAATGTCTACTAAAGAAACCAAATCTTTGTTCAATGATGTGCGCGTTGGAATGGGTCTTAAAGAATCAATCGACTTCAAACAGCATGTCGATCTTGGGCAGTTGAGCGAGACTCGAGAGAAATATATTGCAGGTGAATTATTTGAACCTGGGGACCGAGTCGTTATTAAAGAGTCAAACCAACCTGGATACATCTATCGCCTTGGTGCTAATTATGTTATTGTTGCACTTGACGAAGGCAAGGTCAGCCGTCAATGGTTAGATGGAATCGTTTTAGAGAAAACCGATAACTGGTATAAAGAAAAACCAGAATGGGGAACTCCTGCTTCTACGAAGAAAGCGAAGAAAACAACCCCAGGAGAATCTACCGAAGTTCCTCAAGACAAAGACATATCAAAAAGGTCTGGGTCTCAACCTTCAAAATATCACAAAGGTCTGAGCAAAGCAACCAAGCTTGCGAGAGATCGACAGTTTAAGAAACAATCTAAAATGTCAGATAGCGATCCTGCTGCCTATAAACCAGCACCTGGAGACAAAACGGCAAAAACAAAACCATCAAAGTATACTTTATCTGTTAAGAAAATGTATGGTGAGTCCTCTCGGGTTGATGCAGCTAAGGACAAAATTAATCGCGAAAAAGAAACCGACAAAATCAAACACGACAAAATGATGGACCGAGCCCGAGCGCAGGACGTTCACTCAAAGAACAAAGCAACAAATCCGAAAGAAGAAGCATCAGATCCATCTAAAAACCCTGTTGCCAAATATGCGCGTAAGTTCAATAAAGCAACAGTACAGAAAGACAAAAAGAAAGCAGACAAACGTGGATACATTAAACATAAGGGTTCACAATGAAGTTCAAAGAGTTCGTCTTAGTTGAAGGCGCATTAGCCGACAAGGCAAAGAAATCTGGCGTATCACTCGCCACTTTGCGTAAAGTTTACAACCGTGGGATGGCCGCGTGGAAAACTGGGCATCGTCCTGGAACAACGCCTCAACAATGGGGGCATGCTAGGGTAAATGCTTTTCTTGTAAAGAAAAAGAAAGGTGGTCTAGACCACGATAAAGATTTGGCGTAATATAAATAAAGTCTATGAAGAAAGAAAACGTTAAATCTGCAGACAGAAAACCCGAAGTCTATACTGACGATAAGGGTAGAAGAAGAGTGCGCATGGTATCTGTCGATCGAAAGATTGTTAAGATAGACGAAAAATCTGTATCAAAAGCACAGCAAAAATTCTTTGGTATTGTCCGTGGTTTACAAAAGGGTGAAATAGACAATGCTTCACCGGAAGCAAAAAAGGCAGCAGCATCTATGAGCAAGAAAGACGTTAAAGACTTCGCGGCAACCAAGCATAAAGGTTTGCCTGCACAGAAAGAAGGATACATTGGCGCCAAAGGCGAAAAGGGCCGCGACTATCGTAACGCGGGAACGTTCGACAAAGACACTGCATATAGTCACGCCAAGACGCATAATGGCGTTGTTCATAAAGATCCATCCGGCAAGTATCTCGTTAAACACGGTAGAGGCAAGAATGTTAGTGAAGGATGGAGATCCGGCGGCGGTGGTCATAGATCTCCATTTAAAGCATATTCAACGGCCGGTAGTGCTCAAAGCACCCCAAGCAGAAGAGATGCCAAATACAAAGAATTGTCTCATGAATATGAAACGGATAAGAAACTTGCTCGGTTGAAACAATTACAAAGGCAAAAAGCAAAACAGCAACCAGTTAAGAAAGAAGAATCATCAAAAGAATATGGCAAATCATTAGATCGTATTAGAGATAAGGAAAAGAAAGCAAAAATCAAACCTTCTGAGTTAGACAAACTTGCTCGTTTGAGAAACATGATGAAGAATGCTAATGAAGAATCTGTTAATCTTAAAACCTTTACTACCTTTATATCTGAATTGACCGATAAGCAACGAGCAGAAATTGCAAAACGTAAAGCAGCAAATCAAGCAAAGCGTGGTGCTCGTCGTGGTCCTGCAAAAGGTACTAAATCTTCTGAAGGAGATTGGACTGCAGATCAGCAAAAGAGCGCCAAGCCATTAAGTTTTGAGATTAACAAGAACGATAAGCACGATGACGTTCATAAAACGTTAGCGAAAGCAGCAGATGCCAGTCATCCTAGTCTTGGCGGCAGAAAAGTTAAAGTTAAGATTAATGGTAAGTCTAAAGAGATGGCACATAAAGATTTGCAACACGCTGTTGATTTACATAAAAGATTACCGTTAGATAAGAAAAAGGCAGTTATGGATTTGATCCGAGATAAAGGACATGAAGGTGTGACTGCTGCTGCCAATCATTTTAGAAAGACGTACAAATGATTAGGTTTAAGAATTTCGATGAAGCAACCTATCAAGGGAAGAAAGTTCCTCTCAATAAACCGATGAGAGGAGATGTGAAAAAGTCTAAGGTCTTCGTAGATCCTGATGGTGACGGTAAAGCACAAAAGGTTAATTTTGGTGATAAAAACATGACGATCAAGAAAAATATTCCTGCTCGTCGAAAATCTTTTAGAGCACGCCACAAATGTGACACTGCTAAGGATAAAACCACACCAAGATACTGGAGTTGTAAGGCTTGGTAGTCTATTAATTGGTAGGATGGGTATAAATGACCGAAGACAGATTAAAAAGAATCGAAGAAAAACTCGACAAACTTGCAGACGTAATTGTAGGTATGGCAAGAGTAGAGGAAAAGATTGCTGACTTAGAAATAAGGCGCTCTGAGTCTCATGAACGTCTCAATCGTATGTCTCAGAAAATGGACACGATAGAGACCGAAGTCGTATCCATGCGAGAACGCATGAATGTAATGACAAAAATAATGTGGGTAATTGGTGCTGGCATTATTACAGCATTGATAACACATTTTCAAGAAATGTTATAAAGGACAGGAACAATGGATAAGAAAATCGTAGACAAAATCACCACTGCTTGGCAGGAAGTAGTGGTGAATGAGAAAAAGAAATTAGATCCTGTCGGTAAAGCAGATGCAGACATTGACAACGACGGAGACGTTGATAAGTCAGATGAGTATCTTCATAATCGCCGCAAAGAAATTAAGAAAGCGATGAAAGAAGAAGATGAAGATGATATTAAAATGGATTCCAAGGGCATGAAAAAATGTTCTGAATGTGGCGGGTCCACTGAGAATCACGACGAAGAATGTTCTAAGTACAAGGGCGAAGAAAAGCAAAGTACTAAAGAAAGCGTTTCGGTTCGACACACAGAACATGGGCACGGCGAGATCATTGCTGAGTCCGACGAAGGTGTTGATGTACTGTTTGCTCACGGTGTAGAGTTTAATGTTCCTGCCGAACAACTTGAAGGCGTGTCATCTGCTATCAAAACTGCCAAGCGTATGGGTGGTGACATGACTGGTGCTGTCAAGAAGATTGAAAAGTCTAAGAAAGGCATGAGCGACAATCCTCGTGTACAGAAAGCACTGAAGAAAGCAAACGAAGAAGACGAACTTGAAGAAAAGTTAGAAACACAACGCAGCAAACTTCCAAATGGTCAAAGACCCAAGGGTCCAGGATGGGTTCTTAAAAAGTCTGGCGAACAATCTGGAAAACCCCATAGTGAGTGGGAACGCAAAACTAAAAGAGTAGAGTCCGTTCAAGAAGGCACAGTTGCTGAGTTTGAAGAAGAGGTTGTAGCAAAATATGCAAACTTTGTTCAAGGCACCAAAGCGGCACTTGCAAAAATGTGGGAAGCAGCTGCTCCTAAAGATAAGCATGTACCCTCTTCTGCTTCTGATGAAGAAATGAAGGACAAACTTAAAGGTAAAGGTGCTAAGGATATGGCCAAAGACGCCGATATGGACAGTCCAGAAGTTGCTGCTGATGACGAAGAAGGTCATGATGATGTTGTCAAAGCTGGGCGTGCTGTCAAGAAACAAGCATCAGTTACTACTTCTAGCAAAGGCGATACCAAAATCATTGATCCAGTTAAAGGTCAGGTAACGAAACCAACAAAATGAGTAAAGAAAACGAATTAACAATGTTATTTGAAGCACCCGTTACTAAGGTCGCTCCCCTTCATCATGATTGGAAAAATCATTATACAGATGAAACGGAAGGAGAGCAAGAAGATGGCGACAAAGAAAACAGTTGATGAAGCGTTAGAAGCTGCCGACACTAATGGAGATGGACACATCTCTATGGAAGAGTTGGAAGCACATATGAACCTTGAGTTTAAAAGAAAAGAGCTTGAAGATCAAGACGCACAACGCGATGCCATTCGTAAGATGGCGTGGTTCTCGTTGGTCGGGTTATTGTTATATCCGTTTGGAATTTTCCTTACTGATATGTTTGGGTTGGACCAAGCAGCAAAATTAATTGCTGACATTGCTCCAACATATTTTGCATCAATCGCCGTACTTGTCTCTGCCTTCTTTGCAGCGGACGCTGTCGGGAGTAGGAAGAAAGATTAATGGCACAATTAGACGTAAATAAACAGACTTTATTAAGGAACAACAATGCCTTATATGAAGTCCAGATGCAGGCAGATCAATATGGAAATATTATCACTCCTGGTGCTACGTCTAATTCTGCGTTTGGGGAAGCAATTGCTATTCCCATCACTCCTGTATTACAACTAGATGGATTGTACGGATTAGATCCAAGGCAGTTTGAAACATTTACTGCTACAGGTGGTGCTGCCACAACCACTAATACGTTAATGCAATGTTCTACAGGAACATCTATTGGTGGGTACGGTGTTATTCGTTCTGCTCGTGCTGTTCGTTATCGTCCTGGCCAAGGCGCTGTCTCACGATTCACTGCCAAGTTCTCTCCTGGCGTTGCTGGATATACTCAACGTGCGGGATTCTTCGCGCAAGAACAAGCATTACAAGTAGGATACGATGGAGAGCAGTTCGGAGTTCTTTTACAGAACGGTGGTAAAGCATACATCTCCAATTTCACTATCACTGCTGCAGCCATTGGAACAGGAAACATTACAATTACATTAGATGGTGTAGACACTGTTGTAGCAATTACAGCTGCGGATACTATTGCTACTGTGGCACGTAAAATCGCTGATGCTTTTGCTGGAAATTCTAATTGGATTGTAGAGTACTCTGGTACTAAAGTTTGTTTTTTGGCAACTGCAGTTGGTCCTAAAGCAGGTGCATTTAATTTTACAGACACGGGCGCAACAGGCGTAACTGCTACTGTAACAAATCCGCAAGCAGGCGTTGCTCATACTGACACTTGGATTCCTCAACAGAGTTTCAATATTGATACGTTGGATGGGAATGGTGCTTCCACTGTCGTTATTGATCCCACTAAATTGAACATCTTTCAAATTAATTTTCGTTGGTTAGGCGCGGGTGAGTTGAGATTTGCTATTGAGAATCCCATAAACGGTGATATGATTTTCTTTCATCATATTCATTACTCTAATCAAAATATTGATGTACATATTGATAATCCTTCTTTGAAAATCGGATACGTTGCTGCTAGTCTAGGCGGTAGCGGAACCAACGTTGTTGTTGAAGGTGCGTCAATGATGGGTGGGATTGAAGGATTGATACAAAATACAAAACTTCCTGTCGCAGCCAATATTTCTTATAACCCTGCTGGTAATTTATCAAATAATACTTATCATCATGCACTGACTGTTCACAATCGTCTGGTATATGGTGGAAAAATCAACACTCGAGAAGTTCTGCTCAAGAACATTAATGCTTCATTTACTACAACTTCATCAGCGCCAGTAACAGTTATTCTCTTTTATGATTTTGATGCATTACCTGATCTTGAGTACACCACACAATCTGATGAATTCTCTTCTGTTTATTATTCAACTACTACTGGTTCGGTAACATTAGGTAATAATCTTCCTGTTTATGTTGTAGATGTTCCAGGAGGAGGTAACAGTAGCGTAGATCTAACGGATCTTAGAATAGCAGTTCCCCCCAATCACAATATTTCTGCGGTGGTATTCTCATCTCAGGCAATTAGTAGAGTGGCTTTAGCATTAACATGGGTTGAAGACTAATGGCTTGGTTACCTATTCCAAATAATCCCACTTGGGAATATGACAATAATCCTCCTGATCCTGGTGGCAAACAAACTGCTCTTTGGGAGAAGCAAACAGCTGGGGTTCGTACTCGTGGTCCCAACGCGGTTTACACTCGTGTTCGAAGAGTGGGAGATGCCCCCGACGCCAATCGAGGCGAAATAAGCAAATCTTATTGGGACAGTCGATCCTAAAGTTTTCTATTTAGACTCTAATTCTTATAAATAACACTGATATTATAACTAGGATATGGTGATGCGATACTTACTATTCTTTGTTATGGCTTTCTGTGCGAGTGTGACATATGGTGAAGAAGCGACTCTGCCTGATGACACAATAAGAACTGAATCTATCACAGACAGTAATGTGAATACAAACTCGACCTCAACTACAACGTTGAAGTCTCCCCCAGCATCTGCTATCACGCCGACTATCAACACGTCTAATTCAGACTTGTGTACGTTTGGTGTGGCAGGAGCAATACAAACACAAATTCTAGGTATCTCAACGGGAACGCAAGTTACCGATGAGAACTGCGAACGACTCAAACTGTCCAAAACCTTGTATGATATGGGTATGAAGGTTGCGGCAGTTTCTACTATGTGTCAAGACAAACGAGTCTTTGACGCGATGATGATGGCAGGAACACCATGTCCATATGATGGACTTATTGGTGATCAAGCAAAAGCAGCATGGGTTACCGATGAAGAGTCTCAACCAGGAGTTAAAGAAAAGGAAGGGATGAATGAAGGTACTAAAACACTGCTTGGCGGTGCTGGTGTTGCTGGGTTACTCTTGCTACTCCTTATCTGAAGAATTTGACACAAGCACTAAATTCGGTACAACCAACAACGCTGCTCAGTTCGGTTTGAATTGGGTGATGACTAATGTGCTGCCTCAACAGGCAGGACTACAAGTCAGTGGCGTTGTGTATCGTTATACGACTGAGAAGAATGCAGAAGATCCTATGATCGTACACGTGCAGAATGAGAACGCACGTGGTGCTGGATATATTTTTAGATCATCCGACGATTGGTCTGGTATACCTGGGAATTCTATCAGTAAGGCAGTTCCTGTAGATTTTTTAGACATATCGTATTGGGGTAGAGGATCTATAGAAGTGGAAGGTTTCGGGACAGTAAAGGACCCCGAAGTATTCTATTCTTATAAGTTTGACCCTTGTTTTGATCCTCAGTCAAACCCTCAGTGTCCAGGCTATCAAGATCCGTTTGTGATAGAGTTAAATGAAGTGGACGTTTATGATCCACTTGAAGACGATTTAGTGCAGAATGAATTAGATCGTAAAGCAAATATGAAAGCACAAGATGAAGACGAAAAGGAAAAGGCGAGAGCAAAGGCAAAAGAAGCATTAGAAGAAGTAGATGAAAGATTGGAACAATTACTGGGCATGGTGATTGAAAACACGATGTCTCAAGAGCAAGAACTTATTCATTCGCAGATAATGGCATTAAAGGCACTGCCAATATCTTACCAGACTCAACTGTTCGGCGGCGAACTTGCTGGCGGGTCTTTACCCACCGGAAAGGAATTGCCGAAGAACACACGAGGATTGAGACAGTCTTTCGCGTCGGAACTCCGACACGCAGAGATGGTCCGACTACAGTATGGAAAGTAAACAAACAAAAAGGGAGAACATAATAATGTTCAATAAAACACTTTCATCATTGGCGGTATTGTTGACCTTTTGTGCTAGTGCGTTTGCGGAAGAGATTCCCATTAGTGGTACTGTGGAATCTAAGTGTATCGTAACGCAAGACACTGCTGGAGTTTACGGTAACTCAACCCCTGAATCGTTGTCTACGGCAACGGCATCAGGCGGTGTGCATCCGGTTGTACGGTTTGATGTAATCCAAGCTGATTATTATATGGCAAAGATTTCTCACCCTACTTCCTTTACCGAGTCTCCTGCTCTTAGCGACACTGTAACTTGGACTGGTGCTACATCAGTTGATCAAGTATCAGACGCTGGGATGTCTGCCTATGATACGAGTAAAGTAGAGTATGATAACGTTACTGAAGTAGACTTGTCTATTGCTGGATCTACGTGGTTTAAAGTAGAATCAGAAGCAGACTATGGATACGGAAAGGCATTTCCTGGAGGTCAATACCAAGCAGTAGTAACTGCCGAGTGTATCGCTATTTAAGGGAAAATCATATGAAACAGATCATGTTATTGTTGGTTACATTACTAAGTGGGCAAGCCTCGCTTGCCCACGATTTTACTCCCACATATCCTAAGTTGGAAACCGCTTATACGGATGGTGTAGTAAAAGCAAGTATGAAACTCTTCAATAAACGTGAGGATATTCGTTTTTATAGAGTAGGCGTCTATGACAACGATTGGAATAAAATTCCATTCATTGTTACGGGCGGGAATGTAATTAATGTAGAGTATCTTGATACAAAGAGATTTGATGTCTATATTCAGAAGAGTAACAGAGATAGAGTAACTTATATTTGCACTAAGTCTCTCACTCTTCAAGACGGATCTACGAAATCAATATTGAATTCGAGGATTTGCTCGAAAGTGAAATGAAACTTATGAGAATATTAGTATTGGTGTTATTGATAGTTGCGTGTGAACAAGCATTAGCGGAGTCGAGTTCTTTGAACTTGGCATTACCTAATACGTCTGGATCATACGCACAAGACAGGATTCGTGCTGGTCAATTAGAATGTGCGAACGCTATCGGTGGTGCTACCACCGTTGAGTTTGGCGTTGTCGGCATTATAAACCAGAACGGACCATATAACAGCCTCTACGGAGGAGGTTATGAAGACCCGCCAGGATATGATTCTGATGGATTGGTCAAGGATGTTGGGGTTTATGCGAAATTAACCATTCCGCTTGATAAACCCAAAGAGCGTCTGAACTGTAACACTCTCTATAAGCTGGAACTAGAAAGAAGAAGACTAGAGATACAAAGACTACAAGCAGAGGTCGCTCAGCTACGCAATTTGCGGTTTGCTGACGATGAGGAGTAACAAATGGCAGAAGTCGAATTTGGAGGAATGACATTCAAGGGTGGCAAGATGATGGTCTTGCTCACAGCATTGTCCACATTGGGTGGTGCAACTTGGGGTGCGTTCGAGTTCTATAAAGACTATATGGATATGAAGGAGATAATCCAGAATATCGATACAGACGCTATAGCAGCACGAAACGATGTCATCGAAACAAAACTAGATGAAGCGATAGATTACTCAAGAAGCATTAAGAACGATCTGAGAGATGACTTCAATCGGATGGAGAAAAATGTGGATCGAATCGAAGACCAGAATCGGAATATGGAAGATAAAGTCAGAGATATGATTGACAATGCGACTGAACGTTTTGACAATCGTAGAGAAAGTTTACAGACAGACACGGAGATTAAAATTACTGCCGTTGAAAAACGCTTAAATGATAAGATCCAAAATGTGCTGAACAACCCTCTCGCTGACTAGATAGGGAGTACAGACTCATGCGTGTTAAAGTAACGTTTGTTAATGGAGGCACGATTAGTGGTAGGTTAAGTGGGGACGATGAGGTTTATGCCACATTGAAACCCAAGGACGTAATCCCTTGGGTTATGAACGACGATAGAAAGTTCATTCCTTTTACCCAACCGAGTGGTATTGAGGTTCATTTGAACAAATCAAATATCGCTTTAATCGTGTTAGATGAGGAGGATTAAATGGAACGGGAATTTATTTCCCGCGAAGTTTTATATAAGACCCAGTTCATGCTTATGTGTAGCATTGGACTAAACATAGGACTATTACTTGGTTTTGTAATAATCTGACTCAGCGGGAGGGGGACTTTGGTCCCCCTTTTTTTAAAAGGAATGCTGTGCGGGTCTTTGTTGAACTGTGTTGTTATAATCATAGCAGTGGTAATTTAACGAAACATTAATCCGACCTTAACACAATTTAGGTTTCTTTATTCTAAATAATTCTTTTATAAAGGAACTTAATATGAAAAAGAACTGGAAAGAAACAATCGTTATCGTAGTTTTGATTGGTAGTCTGTTTATGATGTTGAGCTTAGATCTTAAGGCAAGCCCATACATTGAATTCAAATCTGAAACTAAGTTTAATGATCAAATGCATCGTGGTGATACTACGAATCATACACGAATAGGTTTCGAAAAGAAAACTGACTTCGGTAAGGTTTATGTCGAAGGTGGACATATGACGGATGGTCATAGTTTTGAAGCAGGTTACAAGTTTAAATGGGATAAAAACCTCACTATCAAAGGTAAATTCGAAGGTAAGAACGCCTCTCAGTTGAAATCTAAATTAGAAACGGAAATTCGTTACACCTGGTGATATAAATACTCTTAGAATTCATCTGGGGGTATTATATGGAAACTTTAACTGCTATGTTCGGCGATACGCTGTGGATATACACAGCTATCGCTGGGTCTGTTTTTGGTGCTGCTTTCTTAGCATGGTTCAAAGACACGCACATGGCACTTTGGTGTTATGCTAAATTCGATCTTTTCTTAGATTCACTTGTCGATAAATTCGGGTGGGAATGGTTACAAGATGATCCCACAGCGTGGCGAAAGAAATATCCTAAAGTCACTAAAAAGATAGACGAACTCGAAGCGCGTATTGCTGATCTTGAATTAAAGAAGAAAACAAGTGCAAAGAAATAAACCCACGATACACGACTACCTTGAAATGCGAATGCAAGACCTTAAAGATGAGGCAGCAAAATGTCACGATCAGTATGATCGCATGTGGTATCATAAGATAGTGGCAGAATTGTATTGGGTAGATATGCAAATCAGAGGCAGAGAAGAAGGAGACTCTAACTGCCCCTTACCTAACACGAATTTAAAAATGGAGACCCACTAATGATATCTGAACTATCACATAGAGATAAAAGTCTTTTGTTTGCAAAACTCAGCAGCATTGCCTATCTGGATGAAAAGGAAGCTAAAAAGGCTGTTAAGGTTTTAGGATTCACTCAAGTAGAATTTTACAACAGGGATGGAGCGCAAGCATATAGGTTTCAAAACAAAAATGATATGGTAATCGCGTGTCGAGGAACAGAGCCAACAGAACTGAATGATATTAAAGCAGACCTAACTGCAATACCCGTAATATCAGAAACGGTTAGTCGAGTACACAAAGGTTTCAAATCCGAAGTTGATGAACTATGGCCAATGATTCGCGAAGACTTAACTCCAAAGGTTTTGGGTAAACGCAAGGTCTGGGTTACTGGGCATAGTCTGGGTGCCGCTATGGCAACTATTGTTGCTGCTCGGTGCACTCTTGACGAAACTTTAGAAGACACTGTAGTAGAAGAATTGTATACATACGGATCACCTCGAGTGGGATGGAATAAATATTGCAAGAGTTTACCCGTTACACATTATCGTTGGAGAAATAATAACGATATCGTCACTACAGTGCCGCCTGCATTTTTAGGATACAAGCATCACGGCACAGCATGTTATATCAATGCTTACGGTCAAGTGAGACAGTTAACTCAATGGCAAAAAGTCAAAGATAAACTAAGAGGTATCTGGATGGGGTTGAAGCAAGGTAAGATTGATAGTTTTAGTGATCATAGTATCGGCGAGTACATTAAACATTTAGAAAATTGGACGGGAGATCAAAATGTCTTTAGTTAAAAAACTTTTAGGGGAACGTACAACATGGGACGGAGGTATGCTCATTGCTGTATGTGGTTCTGTAATACTATTTGGAGGTATTGCTGAGTTGTTGTCTTGGGTAGGTCTAGCCTATGGTGCTTGGACAATGTTAAAGACGGAGAGTGATGATTAAATTTTGGACTATCTGGAAATATGCTCTCGGGGGATTTTCAGATGATAAGACTGAACCCTATGACAATTATGTTGCTCTATTGAGAACATTAATTGTTGGTGTTAACTTTATGACTTGTTTTTTTATCATGGCAAATGTGGTGCATAACTGGTAATGGCATATTCAGAACAAGTGATGGACCACTACGAGAATCCTCGTAATGTCGGTAAGCTAGATAAAGAAGCAAGTGATGTGGGTACTGGCATGGTCGGTGCCCCTGCGTGTGGCGATGTTATGCAATTACAGATAAAGGTGAATGATGATGGAATTATCGAAGATGCTAGGTTTAAAACCTACGGATGCGGAAGTGCTATCGCGTCTTCCTCCCTCCTTACCGAATGGGTTAAGGGTCGCAGTCTTGATGAAGCTGGGAGTATTACCAACTCCGAAATCGCAGACGAACTTGCCCTCCCACCCGTCAAAATCCACTGTAGTGTCCTTGCAGAAGATGCGATCAAAGCGGCAATTGAAAATTATAGGATGAAACATGAAGTTATTCGAGAGACTAAATGAAGATGTATTTACATTGTTTGCGGCAAGGCATTACTATAATCCAACATGTATAGACGCCGAAGAGTTTCATGAAGACCTGAAAAAGTTTAAGTATATAAAACGCTTAATTAATCGATATGTTTCGGGAGGAAACTTGGCAGAGAGGTTGATACTAAATCACCTTGTTGTCATCTTTAATGTTTTTGGAGTAGAAGCGGGACTAAAAATGTTAGAATTCAGATTAGAAGAACATCATTGGCCGGTAGTAAAACCATTTTTGATTTTTCTTAAAATAGTGCCAAATGATAAATATACTGGAATAGAGATGGACCAAAAAGTAATAGAATTTTTAAGGAAAATATAATGAGTATACTTTCGAGAGCAGGAGATCTGGTTTATACTTTCCGGTTTTTAAAACTACTTGTAACAAAGTTTGAAGATACTGATGCATATAAGTTAGGTATCATTGATGAAAATGGTAAGAGAATAAAGACCAAGGATATTCAATCTGCTGATGAAAAGTCGGCATTCACTACTTTCCATAGACTAGTGTTCAACATCAAGAAATTACTCGCCAAGGTTCCTGGCGGTGGTTCTAGACTCGCTTCTTATGTCTCTGCTTTGTTTCTTCTTAAAGAACATTTTGGTGTTACCGAAAATAATTTAGAAAAAATTCTCAAAGAGTCTGGCATTGATATGATAGATTTGTTACAAGAACAATCTGAGTGGTTTGTGATGCAAGACCAAATGATCGCACCTGGCATCTATAGAGTCAAAAACGAAAAACTTCTGTCAGATTCTCTTGATGAGAGAGTCGCGGCAAAAGATAAGTTTCGTGTGTCCGAGAATAGTTACCCGATAGGCGAACTTTTCGGAATAAATGTGTACGAAGGTCAGCATTTAAATACTGGAAAAACAATTCACTTTACAATTGGCGAGATATATAAATAGTCTTTTTAAACTAAAACAGGAAATATCAAATGAAAACTTTTGATCAGCTAATTGAGGATTTACAGATAAGTGAATCTTTAGCAAAAATGGCAGCGAATCATGCGTTTCACCATCAAATGGCGGAGGTTGAAGGTAGCGCTGCAGACGCGCGAAAGGCGAAAAAAATTCACGATCAAATTAAATCTAAACATGGTTCTGAAGTAGCAAAGGCAGTTCTTGATCATAGCCATAACGCGAACAATGTTGATAATGGTTCGGGAGTTGGTAACCACCCAAAAGATTTTCATAAAGCGTTTGTTAAAAAACATCTTGGCGGTGATCACGATGCATATAAGAAAGCCGCTCATGCAAAATGGTATGACCATCCTCCACATACAAAATGAAAACTTTTAAACAGATGTTTGATGAAGAAATGACAACAGCAGCTGACGCTGGTATTCCTCAAGACACTAAAGACATGGGACCCAAGAAAAAGAAAAAATATGCGGTCTTGACTCGAGGATATATAGAAGTGAACGGAAAAAGAAAAAAACTGGTGAAATAATGTTTAAAATATATTTGCTGTTCGCAGTAATTGCGGCAGGTGGTGCTGCGTTTGCATATCATCAGGTGACTGTATCGGGTCTGCAAGCCTCTGTTGCTCAATTAGAAGCAAATAATAAAACTCTCAAAGAGAACCAAGTTCAGTTAGAACTTGCTGTCAATACTGCGCAAGCATCGCTTAAAGCAGCAGAAGAAAATGCCAAGAAACAAGGTGAGGCAATGAACAAGCTTACCTTAGCAAATAACGAGTTGGCAAAAGAGAAATCAAATTATATGAAGGTCTTTAAGGACCACAACTTGACCCGCCTTGCTCGTGCTAAACCAGGCATGATTGAGACTCGGATTAACAATGGAACTGAAAAAGTATTTAGGATGTTAGAAGATGATACAAAAGAACTTATGGATATTGATAATACCCCTCCTGCTGACGGGATGCAACCTGATGCCAAGGCTGGAGTGGGGTCCGAAGGAACAGATAATCCAACCGGAACCACAGATAGTAACGGTAACTGAGAAAGTACCTCTACGCATTTATCAACCACCTCTTCCTCAAGAGATTGATTTACTCAATGTAAACTTCTTTGTCATTACCGAAGAGAACATCGAAGAAAAGGTCAAAGAGATTGAAAAGATGCTCGACGGTCAGTTTGTCGTGTTTGCTCTCACACCTGATGGATACGAGAAAATGGCAGAGAACTTCCAAGAGGTTCGACGTTATGTCAGACAACAGAAAGAGTTAATCATCTACTATCGCGAAGCAACTACTGAGTCTGAAGGGACTACAGCAGAAGAATGGGTGAAAAATAATGACTGATCAACAAATGATAGAATATTTATTTACTAATTTCCATTGGACGGGTAACGAAAAAATGAAACTAATATCTGAAAGGATAGAAGAACTTGTTTCCAATGCGCGCGATCAAGAAGTTGACTAAATTTAAATAATACTATATAATAATTCCACTGAAATTAAAAACCCCTTGACGAATGAGGAGCGCATCCATATGCCCAGCAATTATCTACCCACCAGTTACCAAGAATTTATCCACCTGTCTCGATACTCACGATGGTTACCAGAAGAAGGTCGAAGAGAAACTTGGGAAGAAACTATTGGTAGATATTTTGATTTTTTCACAGAACACCTTGAAGAAACCTGTGACTATAAATTACCTGCTAAACTTCGAGCAGAACTAGAAGAAGCAGTATTGACTCAGAAGGTCATGCCTTCTATGCGGTGTCTGATGACTGCTGGCGAAGCACTCAAGCGCGAGAACATCGCGGGTTATAACTGTTCATACATTGCAGTTGACAAACCTTCATCGTTCGATGAGATCCTCTATGTGTTGATGAACGGTACTGGTGTTGGATTCTCGGTAGAACGCCAGCATATCTCGCAGATGCCTGTTGTTGCTGACGAGTTTCATGATACCGATACTACAATTGTGGTGGGTGACAGCAAACTCGGTTGGGCAAAAGCAATGAAAGAACTTGTGGGTCTGCTGTATGCTGGGCAAGTACCTGCGTGGGACATGAGCAAAGTTCGTGAGGCAGGTGCACCGTTGAAGACCTTTGGTGGTCGTGCGTCAGGTCCTGCACCATTAGTCTCGTTGTTCGAGTTCTGTGTTGAAACATTCAAGTCTGCTGCTGGTCGAAAATTGACATCCGTTGAATGTCACGATATTGTATGTAAGATTGCAGAGATAGTAGTGGTAGGGGGTGTGCGCAGAAGTGCTCTTATATCGCTCTCAAACCTCTCTGATGACCGAATGAGACACGCTAAAGCAGGTCAGTGGTGGAATGATTACGGGCATAGAGCACTAGCAAATAACTCTGCTGCATATACAGAGAAACCTGACATCGGTATTTTTATGGACGAGTGGAAAGCACTTTACGATTCCAAATCGGGGGAACGTGGTATTTTTAATCGTCAGTCTGCCAACATGGCAGCAGTCAAGTCTGGTCGAAGAGAGGTGGGTGACCATGAGTTCGGCACCAACCCTTGTTCTGAGATCATTCTTCGCTCGCGTGAGTTCTGTAATCTTTCTGAGGTTGTAGTACGCGCGAGCGACAACCGCGAGTCCCTGCTTGAAAAAGTAAGACTCGCAACTATTCTAGGCACGTTCCAGTCGTCACTGGTAAACTTTAAGTATATCCCAAAAACATGGAAAAAGAATTGCGAAGAGGAACGTTTGCTCGGCGTCTCCATGACAGGGATTATGGACAACAAATACACCAACGGTAAACTGGGCAACCTTCCTACGCTTCTAGAGGAGCTCAGAGAAGAGGCAGTGAAGGTTAATGCCGAACTCTCTAAGAAATTAGGAATCAATCAGTCTGTAGCGATTACCTGCGTGAAACCTTCGGGAACTGTGTCTCAATTAGTGGATGCTGCTTCTGGTATTCACGCTCGTCACAACCCCTACTACATCCGCACAGTGCGTGGTGACAAGAAAGATCCTCTGACTCAGTTTATGATTGACAGAGGATTTCCTGTCGAAGACGATCAGATGAATCCGGCGCAAACCGTTGTGTTCTCGTTTCCGGTAAAGGTAGACAAAGGTGCTGTGTTCCGTACTGACATGACGGCTATCGAACAGTTAGAAATGTGGTTGGTTTATCAGAAACACTGGTGCGAGCACAAACCATCTGTGACGATCTCTGTCAAAGAGCACGAGTGGATGGAAGTAGGTGCGTGGACATATAAAAATTTCGACTCTATGAGCGGCGTGTCGTTTTTACCTTTCAGCGACCATACGTACAAGCAAGCTCCGTATCAAGACACTGATGAGAAAGGATATAAAGAGTTATTAGGTCTTATGCCAAAAAATGTAAATTGGGCAGAACTGAGCGAATACGAATTGAGCGATACCACAGTGGGCAGTCAAGAACTAGCTTGTGCTGCTGGTAACTGTGAAATCGTATGAGCGATTGGTATTCTTACGACTGCGAATGTCCTGCTTGTGATTGTGACATGTCATTAATAGTGCGAGATTGTGACGAACTTCCCATATTCTGTCCAATGTGCGGTGATGATATGAATAGTGAATGGAAAGAAAGGGAGAATGAAAGTTAGAGTAACCAGATATATAAGTAAATACTATGACATGGATTTTCAACAATAAACCCTTTGAACCCAGCGCGGAAGAATTAGAATCTCTCGCTGGGTTTGTTTATTGTATTCACGAAAAAGAAACCGGTATGAAATATATTGGCAAGAAACTATTCTGGCGAAGCAAAATTCTTCCTGTCACCAAGTCCCGAAAGAGACGAAAAAAGACCCGAGTAGAGAGCGATTGGATGTCCTATTACGGTTCTAGTGTTCTCCTAAAAGAACAAGTGGAGAAGAACGGAGCAAACGCATACGAACGATATATCCTTGATCTATGTAGAACCAAAGGGCAATGCTCTTATTACGAAGCAAAGCATCAGTTCGAAAATGATGTTCTTTTAAAAGACGATTATTATAATGAGTTTATAGGTTGCAAAATTCACAGCAAACATTTGGCTTGACATTCACAACAAAGAAAAGTATAATAAAGCTTCTAGCGTTAGGGAATGTAGTATATGCGATTTATATATAATATATGAGGTAAGTTGATATGACAGCAAACAAAAGATTAGAAGTATTCGAAGTATTCGAAGATTTCGTTAAAGTAAAATCTAGAAAAGAAAAGATTAATATTTTAAAGAAACACGAATCATGGCCTTTAAAAGATCTACTTAGGGGTATTTTTGACGACAAGATTCAATGGAACTTGCCTGGTGGAGAACCGCCATACACCCCTTGCTCAGTTGGAACCCCGCCATCTACCTTTCTTAAACAGAATGTTAATCTTAAATATTTTGTTAAAGGAGTTCGTGATTCAGAAAATATGCCAGCGTTTAAGCGTGAAAAGAAATTTCTTGACATTCTTGAAACCGTGCATCCCGAAGACGCTAAATTACTAGTGTCTATGATCAACAAACAAAACCCCGTGAAAGGATTAACCAAAAAATTAATACAGGAGGCATACCCAGACTTAATCCCAGAATGATTATGTGAATAACCAAATCGATAACAAGGAGACTTGCCTATGGTAGTAAACCAAATAGAACGTTTAAAGAAAGACTCTAGGGAACTTGGACATTATATTCACAAGTTAAATAAAAAAGGAAAGGGAGAAGCTGCCCATAAGATGCTAAGAAAACAAGCATTCTTAGACGCGGCGATACAACAAGTCACAAGGGGGTGATCCTCATCTAACGGAGTGCCCTTCGGGGCACTTTTTTAAAGGAAAATACATTATGATGCATGGTACTAATACACAGGTTGTTAACGTGTTGCCTTTTATTCCGCCAAATTCTATCGGGGTTGAAATTGGGATTTGGGAGGGAAATTCTTCTGCGAAATTTATCAATCGTAATCTTAAAGAGTTTCATATGGTTGATCCATGGCAAACACCGGAACCTCTCACTGAACGACTACTCGATCGTTACGCTGAAAAGATTGGATCAAAATCGCGAAAAGATTGGGACGCTTATTACGAAAGAGTTTATGATAAAGTTGTTGCCCGTTTTGGTAGTTTACCAAACGTAAAAATACACCGTAAATTCTCTATAGATTTTTTAAACGAATTCCCCGACAACTACTTTGATTGGGCATATGTCGACGGTGACCACGGATACGAAGGGTGTAAAGCAGATCTTCTTCTTTGTAAAAAGAAAGTGAAATTTGGCGGATCTATTTTCGGAGATGATTATTCTTGGGTGCACGGCATTGGAAAGGAGGGGGTAACAAAAGCAGTTAATTCTTTAATAAATACTGGATGGAAACCTAGACGGCTGGGCGAATCACAATTTGAATTTAAGGTAAGTTAATGCCAACATACGATTTAAGAAATATAGAAACTGGCGAGGTTAAAGAAATGATCCTCTCTATTTCAAAAAAAGAAGAACTAGTTGCACAAGGTGAATGGGTGCAAGTCCACCTTGGCACCCCTGAAATTGTTACTCAGTCTGGAGGCGTTTTATCAAAAACATCTGGAGATTGGAGAGATCTGCTCAAGACAATTAAGAAAGGCTCTGGTGGCAACAGCCAATTGTCCGCCGAAAAGAAGCGCAAGCATGGATTTGTAGACAACACAATAAAAACTTATTGATGAAAAAACAATCACAACAAATTCCTTCTATTAAAACCACTATTCCAGACATGAAGATTCGCCTGGATCAATTGGTGACTATTGCACCTATAACTCCACACCAAGAAGACGCGTGGCAAGGTTGGCGCGATGGCGATCATCTTGCACTTACGGGTACTGCCGGCACTGGTAAGACATTTCTTGCTATGTATCTTGCACTAGAAGAGGTCATGGATAAGAACTCGCCGTTTGATACATTACACATCATTCGGAGTGTAGTGCCTACTCGAGAAATGGGTTACTTGCCAGGAACTATTGAAGAGAAACTCAACGCATACACAGGACCATATCGTGCAGCTGCTACTGAGTTATTTAACGACCCGAAAGCATATGACAAATTGGTACATAACAATTATATCACGTTTGAATCAACCTCATATATAAGAGGCGTGACATATGATAGCAGTATCATTCTGGTAGATGAGATGCAGAACCTAAACTTTCACGAGTTGGATTCTGTTATCACACGGGTGGGTCAAGCAACCAAAATAGTATTTTGTGGTGATTACTATCAGAGTGATTTTAAACAAGAAAAAGATAAGAATGGTGTAAACCAGTTTTTAAGTATTCTAGACAACATGAAGAGTTTCACGCATGTTGAGTTTGGGTGGGAAGACATCATCCGTAGCGACTTTGTTCGCGACTACATAATGACAAAAGAATGGATGGGAATTAAGTGACTCTTATTAAAGAAGCAATGAAAATGTATTTACAGGGACAGCGCGCAAAACATATTTGTAATTGGGAAACTTTTCTCGATAATCCTGTAGGGGTGGCGGAACATGGTGACTTTATGGAAACGCTAGAAAAAGAACTAGAGCAAATCGCAAAATACGATGAATTGCTCTCAACATTGGAGAAATTAAATGAATCGTGAAGAAATTTTCGAAACACTAAAAGTAGACGAGGGTGTGAAGTATGAAATATATGCAGACCATCTCGGTTACCACACCTTTGGCGTGGGGCACCTTGTCATCAACGAAGATCCCGAATGGGGTCAAGAATTCGGAACACCAATCTCCGAAGAACGAGTATGGGAATGTTTTGAAAAAGACCTTGACACCTCAATCAGTGAGTGTCACGCTTTATACGGCGAAGGGACGTTTGACAACTTTCCCGAAGAGGTCCAACAGATCGTGGTCAACATGATGTTCAACATGGGTAGAACACGTTTGTCTAAGTTTAAGAAATTCAACGCTGCACTCGATGCAGGCGACTGGAAAGAAGCCGCAGTTGAGGGACGCGACTCGCGATGGCACAAGCAGGTGACCAATCGCGCTGAACGACTAATGGTTAGGTTGGAGAGTATCTGATGGCAAAGGCATTATCGTCTAGTAATACCAAAGTTGAGCACAAACCCAAAGGAACTTCTATTGGCAGAGGACACTTCAACACGTCTTCTATGAACAAGAAGAAGAAAGCAAATTATAAAAAATATAGAGGGCAAGGCAAATAACATGGATAAGATCAAGTCCGTAGAAAAAGTAAACTCATTGTTTGAGTATGAGTATGACAAAGATCAATATGAAGTAGCAGATTATTGGCGCGTGTTAGACGTTAGTCTTGATAAAGATCAAGGCGATTGTGAAGACTATGCACTCACTGTTGCTTGGTTGCTTGCTGGTCAAAGTAGATTAAAGTTTTTGTGGATGTTACTGACAAGAAAGTTCAGGGTTTGTTTTGTAACAGTGAATGGTGGTGGTCACGCCATTCTTTATCATGATGGAATGTATGTGGATAATTGGAAACGTAAATGGTCTAATAGAATTGACTATGAAAAAGATTACGCACAATACGATTGGACCTTTAAATATTATTACAACCCTTTTACGGTAGTCATTAAATTAACACAAGGAAAGTTTTGGAAGAAGTGATGGCCAAATATTCAAAGTTTGACGTGAGAAACAAGAAAAAAAGAAACGATAAGTATAAGTCTGAGAAAAGGTTTAGTTCTCCTAAACCTAAAGAAAATATGAGACAAAGCGAGTTGTATGATGCAGAGTTTGATTTACCAAGTTTACGTGGGCGGCAAAAGGTCTAACCTATACGATAAGTGTATTGAATCGGCTGCAACATATTGCAAAAGATACAACATCGATCATATAGTTCAAAAGAAACCAATTCTTCGAATCAGACCAGACATTTTTACTTCAAATAGATCTGAAGAGTCATATATGAAATATGGCGGATATCTTCCTATCTATGAAAAAGAAAACGCATTTAAATATTTTGATCGCTACGATCAGATAGCCATTGTCGACGCCGATATCTTTATAAAGGATTCTGCACCAAACTTGTTTGACGAGATTGGTGATCATGATTTTGCAGCCGTCTGTGAAAGAGACGCGCCCATTCAAAAATGGTACAAAGATAAAATTACCAATTACTCTAGAATGCAATACTCCTCTTTGACGGACGTTGACTGGAAATGGAACACCTCTGGAGGAGAGTTCTTCAACATGGGGTTAATGGTTATGAATAAGTCTTTTGCCAAATACCTCAAAGGTCAATCCCCGCAACAATTCCTAAAGCGTTATGAGTTCCAAAGGTTTGTTGATGGTCTTGGTGCTTGGAAATGGTCAACCGATCAAACCCTGCTCAATTGGTGGATCAAAAAAGAAAAGATGAATGTGAAACACCTAGACTGGAAATTCAATGCATTGTATACTGCTGTGGATGAAAACAAAATCACTGACGCTCATTTTATACATTTTTTCCTGAAAGACAAATTGCCTTTGGGTGGAGAAAACGTAGAGCAATTATTAAAACAAGTAGGAGTAGACTATGCAAGGAATATATGAGTGGACAGGAAAACCAGGATGGCCGTCAGGATATTCCAAACTTCAATCACATGAGCAGCTCTACTACGAACTCAATCAAAATCGAATAGCAGATGTTTTAAAGAACCTCAATCCTAAAAGAGTGAAAGACCTCGATATGATTCGTGTCGGAGGCGAACGAGACGGGGGATACATTATGCTCGAGCAACTGATACCCAAAGGTAATGTTGCATATTCATTCGGGGTTGGTAAAACAGCTAAGTGGGAAGAACAAATAAAAGATTATGGATATGACATCCACATGTATGATCATACTGTCAGAGGATCCCCTGTACAGCACCCCAATCTGATCTTTCATAAGACAGGGATTGGTCCTAAGAATGAGGGACCTCTGAAAACTATATCCACTATTATTGAAGATAATAATCATACCCAAGAAAAGGATATGTTGTTGCAATGTGATATTGAAGGAGCTGAATGGCAAGCATTTGCTAATGTCTCACAAAATACTTTAGGTCAGTTTTCACAAATTATTTTAGAGTTTCATTGGTTTCTTCATTACTGTTCTGATGTTAATCGTCTTTCACTTATAGAAAAGGCGCTGAAGAATTTATCTGCCAACTTCACCCCTTATCATATTCATGCTAACAACTATGTTGGTTTGTTTGGGGTGAAAGGTAAGACAATGGCAGAGGTTATAGAGGTATCTTATGTCAGAAATGATCTTGTAGAGTTCACAGATGAGCAATTGGTATTCCCAACTTCTTTGGATAAACCTAACTCGAAAGGTAATAAACCAGATGTTATCCTCGGTGCGTTTGGATGGTAAAGAATATTGCTGTTAACTGTAGATCAAGAGGTAATGGTCAACCTTATACTGTAGCAGGACTTGGGGATAGAATCCACACCCTTCTTCTCATGTATCAATATTCTGTGCATCACAACACTGAAGTTAATGTGCACCTTAGTTCTAGACAATGGGGTCAGAATGATAAGAAAAACAACTCATGGAAAGAACTTCTTGAGTTAATTCCCAAAGGGCATATTAATTTAATTAACCACCCAGTAGGGGATCTGCTAGAAAACGAATGGGTAATCTATCTTCGCAAGAAAGGATATGCAGACGTAGAGACCTATTACTATTTTAACAAGGTGCCGGTAGCTACGTTTGAGATTACTCAATATATAAAAACCTTACCTGAGCTTGATGTTGAGGATCTTTCTGAATATATGGATCTCCCCGACAAGTATGTAACAGAACAGTGGGACTCACAAGATCAATCTAGATCCATAAATCCAAGTCAAGTTGCCTCTGTGAGAAAAATATATGGAGATATGGGATATAAAATTATCACAATAAACGGAGGAGAACTTCACATCGAGCAGAAGAAACCCTTTTCGCCCAATTCTATCAAACACATTGCCTACTGTATGAAGCATGCTCATTACCATATAGGGGCCAACTCAGGTTTCTTCCATTTAGCTCATCTATACAAACCTTACGATAAAATTAGAGTATATACTAATAGAAATCATAATCATGTAACATGGGCTCAACAGAATGGAACTAAGGTGAATTTTTTATTATGAAGATTGAAGTACCAATCAGCGTTGGTGAGTTGTTAGATAAAATTACCATTTTAGAGATAAAAAGACAGCATGGACTCGACACTAATTTAGAGTTGGATAAACTCAAAGACATAGCAGAAAAATGCAATTTGCCTGACCGGATTGGTCAAGACTTGAAGTACATATTGAAGTCAATCAACATGGCCTGTTGGAATGTTGAAGAGGGCAAAAGATCGAAAGAAATCGACGGGTTGTTTGATGAGGAGTTTGTTCAACTGGCAAGGTGCGTCTATATGTTTAACGACGAAAGAGCACGAGTTAAAAAGATTATAGATAAATTGACTGACTCGGAAATAACTGAACATAAAAGTCATAGGACTAATTGATTATGAAAACTGCTTTGATTACAGGCATAATGGGTCAAGACGGCGCTTACCTAGCTAAACTTTTGTTAGGAAAGGGGTATAAAGTATATGGTTTATCTTCCCGCCGAGTAAATCAATCCTACGCCAATTTAGATTGGTTAAATGTCAGAGGCGTTGAATTTATTAACGCTGATATGACTGATCAGTGTAGTATCCAAAATGTGATAAAGAAAACCCTTCCCGACGAACTATACAATCTTGCTGCTATGAGTTTCGTTGGGTCGAGTTGGGACACCCCAGTATATACTTCTAATGTAAATGCTATGGGCGTGCTTTATGTTTTGGAGGCCGTCAAGAATTTCTCTCCCCATACTAAGATCTATCAAGCAAGCACTTCTGAAATGTATGGAAATTGTGGGGGATCTCAACCCAAAGACGAAAACACTAATTTTGTTCCTCGGTCGCCCTATGGTGTTGCAAAAACATTTGCACATAATATGGTGGTCAACTATCGTGAGAGTTATGGTATGTTTGCCGCCAATGGCATTCTGTTCAATCACGAAAGTCCTGTGCGTGGAATCGAATTTGTTACTCGAAAAATAACCGACGCTGTTGCTAAAATTTCGTTAGGGATTCAGGACAAAGTTTCTTTGGGTAATCTAGATTCTAAACGTGATTGGGGGTTTAGCGGCGATTACGTAGAAGCAATGTGGATGATGCTACAGCATAACGAACCTGATGATTTTGTGATCGCTACCGGATCTACCTACACTATTAAAGATTTTCTAGACTTGGCGTTTATGGAGATCGGTATTGAAGACTGGAGCAATTATGTTTATCAAGACCCTGCTTTCGTTCGTCCGGCAGAATTGGATGTTCTTCTGGGCAATCCAGCAAAGGCTAAAAGAGTATTGGGTTGGGAACCCAAAACACCAATCGGTAGTTTGGTTGCTATGATGGTAGAGGCTGACATTGAACGAAATAAATAAAAGAGACTGGGGTTGGTGGCATGTCCTTGTTGAAAAAGAACCTAGCGTAAAAGTCAAAGAATTAATCTTAGAACCTGGAGGCGCGTTATCTTTTCAACGTCATTTCAAACGAAACGAGCATTGGTTTGTCCTTAAAGGTAAATTCACTTTATATCTAGAAGACGAAAAGAGCAAGTCCGAAAGAGTTTACAGCGAGTATGAAACTTGTGTAATACCCCAAGGTACATGGCACCAAGGTTGCAATCCGTTTGACGAACCCTGTTCAATACTCGAAGTGCAGTATGGAAAATTGTGCGTAGAAGAAGACATAGAGAGAAGACATGCAAGAATTTAATATTGTTACAACATTCGCCGAAAAGCATAAGTGGGGGCATGACATGGTAACTTCTTGCGAAAAATACCTACCCAGCAATTGCACTATCTCAGTTTATCTGGATCAGGAACTTCCCGAAGACAGAGAGCGTGTAAAATATTATAAATTACCCGAAGAAAGAATTCAGAAATTTAAAGAATGGTTCATGCCTATTAAAAATTCTAAAATACCACCCAATGTCGAATGCAATAGTGACGTGTATAACAAAAACCTTTATTACTTTTGGGACGCTGACCGCTTTTGTTATAAAGTTTATGCGATGAACGAGGCTATTAGGTCGCAACAAAACAGATATATGGTTTGGGTAGATGCTGATGTTCTCTTTGAATCAGCGCCAAGTAATGAATGGATGAAATCCCTTATCAACGAAGGCACGTATACTTCTTTTCTTCATAGAAAAACAAGGCACGCTGAAACTGGGTTCGTAATATTTGACAAAGAACATTCATATAATAATGAGTGGTGGGATACTGTAATGGATCTATATGATAACGGCAAAATCACGCAGATTGAATCTGGATGGACCGATAGTCATGTGCACGATTATATGATTTCTTTATCGACAAAAAATGGGGTGAAACATACTCGACTATCGAAAAATGCCACACACGCTTGGAATGAATCTCCCCTGATCAAACACTGTCGTCATTTCAAAGGGTTGCGAGCAAACAATGAGCACGGCAGCAATAAATGAAGGGACAGATAGTTTATATCGAGGGCAGAGAAGATTCAGAGAAACAAGCAAAGAAAGCATTTGATTCTTTTACAAAATACGGATGGGACGTTAAGATGCATCCAGGGATTACGCCAGAAACCCTTAACGAAGAAGACTTCCCTTACCCTAACGTAAAGAATGGAAGACTTGACGGGATTAGTAAAAACGAACCCCACAAGTATAAAATCAAGAAGAGTTGTTTATTCAACAATTTAAAATTTTGCGAAGCAGTAATAGACGCAAAACAACCAATGGCATTTATAGAGCACGATGCTGTTTGTATCGCCCCTTACCAACCAACGCCGTTTGACGAGTTCTTATTTCTTACGTTTGAATATTGTTTCAAACCACCCACAGTGCTGGCAAACCACCCCCACTTATGCAAGTATAGCCATATTCCTTTTCCAGGCGTTCATGACTTTCCCGCTGATTTCCCGTTAAAGTATTACAAGAACACATTATATCAAAATCAAACAATGTCTCCTGGAACCGCAGCATATTGTCTCACTCCTAAAGGTGCTAGAAAACTATTGCATGCTTCCGAGAAATGGGGATTAGAACAATCTGATTTCCATATCAATTCTTTAAACGTTCATATGGAGTTTGTTTTTCCTTCTCCAGTAAGGTATAATAAAGTAAATCTAAATACTTCTCATGGTAATTAATGAAAGCATTTGTCATAACACTATCAAAAAACGTTGATTCGTTTTCAGCCGCTGACCGATTGATCGACAGTTCTAATCATTTTAATAATCAGTTTACGATTAGTAAATTCAAAGCAGCAGAACCTAAAGATGTCACTTCTGGGTTTTTTAATCGCGGTATCAAATGGAACTACCCATGGGATAAAGAAATCCTGGATATTCAAAGCGGCATGCGAAAGACGCCATATGAAACCAAAGACCCTAAGAAACGAATGGCGTGTTTTCTATCACATTGGATGTTGTGGAATAAATGCGCTGAAAACGAAGAACCTTTTTTGGTCTTTGAGCATGATGCTATATTCATTAGACAATTAGACCTTGCTTTCTTTGATAATTTGAGTTACAATATAGTATCTTTAAATGATCCACGAGGCGCTACCCGTAAATCGGCATTGTATCATGATATTATTCATGGCAAAAAAGTAGTGCCTGTGCCATGGATCGACGACCATAACTTACCACAAGGTTTACCTGGAAATTCTGCTTACTATATAAACCCAAAGGGCGCAAAAAAATTACTGAAACTCGTTAAAGAATACGGTGCATGGCCCAACGACGCGATTATGTGCAAACAACTTATGCCTAACATGCTTGGATGTATGGGTGTATATGCCACCGCTATACAAAAAATAAAATCGACGACGACACTATGAAATCATTTGTTATAACTATAATGGACAATCCACGTTCCGTTGCTTCGGCAGAAAGATGTATTAGATCAACCAAAGAATTTGGCACCACTATGTTTCCTGCCATAACCCCCAAAGACAAACCACACGAGTTGTTTAAAGAGGAGGGTTTGCCTATAGAGAACTTTTTCGAGAAATATTCTTACCTTGAGTCTTGCATGTCGGCGTTCTTATCTCATTATACTCTTTGGAAACTTAGCGTCTCTAAAAAACAGGAATTGCAAATATTTGAGCATGACGCTGTGGCAGTGAGTCATCTTCCCGAATTCATTAACCACAAAGGGTGTATTTCTTTGGGGCAACCCAGTTATGGCAGGTTTAAATATCCTGAAGGGCTTGGACCTGTTGATCTAGTTTCTAAGCAATACTTTCCTGGTGCGCATGCATATCGCGTAAAGCCTGGTGCTGCTCTCGCCTTGATACAACAAGCGAAGATAGATGCCGGACCAACAGATATATTTTTACACAACGATAGGTTTCCTTTCCTTGAAGAATACTACCCTTGGCCGGTTGTAGCAAAAGATAGTTTCACTACAATACAGAAAGAGGAAGGTTGCCTCGCCAAACACAATTGGCGGGGAGGAAAGAAATATGAAATCTTACGATAGATGTTTTATCACAGGTTGTGACTCTAACACCGAATGGATGCTAGAGTGGTTTATCAAAAACTATAAGAAACACAACAACACACCAATTATATTTGCAGACTTTGGTGTTAGTAAAGAAGTTAAAACATGGGTGTATCAGATAAGCGGATTTGACGATATAATCGATGTTCCAAAGCAAAGAGTAAATGGATGGTTTCTTAAACCCAAAACCTTCATGCTATCTCCTGGAAAAGAAACTTGCTGGGTTGACACAGACATAGAAATCCTTGGTGATATGAGTGGAGTATTTGATCATCTCGAAGATAATAAAATCGCAATGGTAGAAGACAAACCTTGGTCTAAAAGAAGAGGCGAGAAGTGGCACAATTCTGGTGTAGTTGCATTTAGAGGAAAACCCCCCATGCTGAAGAAATGGGTCGAGCAATGTAGTGTATCGCCCAAGGTGGGCGACCAAGAGGTTCTTCATGAGATACTAAGTATAAGTCCATTGATGAGATTGCAGCACATTACTGACCTTCCTAACAAATACAATTGGATGAGAATACAACTTCTTGATGGAATGGATAGTAGTAAAAAACTGGCAATGCATTGGACGGGGCAGAAAGGAAAAGATAAAATAAGGAAGATAATTTATAATGAATAGAGTAGTCCATGTAATTGGAAATGGCGACCAGTCAGTTCACTATATGAGCGAAAAACGTACAGGCATGAAACTTTTGTGCAATATGCCTCCATTCGCAATTCCTCGCGATGAAGTTTATGCAACCTGTATGGTAGATTTCAAGATGATGAAATCACTTAGCGAAGGACATGTCAACTTAGATATGTACCCGTGGGTATTAGGCACTCGTCCGAAAATTTGGATGGAAGACCCTAGTCAATCTTCTTTCTATTTAAAATATGCCCCCCTGATAAAAGAATTTAATCTAATTGTTCCAGATTACTGTGGCGAACCTGGAAGCCCCCAAGCAGCAACTAATTTTAATTGCGGACACATGGCGGTACACTACGCCTGCAATCGTCACAAAGCGACCGAAGTTCACATGTATGGGTTCGACACTTTGTTTGAGTTTAATATGAGATCAGTCACTGATTTGTATTTGTACAGTGACCGTACAGACACTAACAACTTTAGATTGATTAGCAATTGGCGACCCATTTGGCATAACATGTTTGCTGAATTCCCTAATACAAAATTTGTTTTTCATCATAATCATGACGACATTAAGATTCCCAAGCAGAAAAATATGGAGTTCGTTGTTTATAAAAGTAAGAAAACGATTATCCAAGAAAAGAAAAAACTTGAAAAAGAAGAAGAAATTTTAAAAAAATTAAACCGAAAGCAAAGAAGAGAATATGAATCAAAAAAGAGAAAGGGACTTGTTTGAACATAGTACAGTTGATTTGGGGTATGAAGATCTATCAGTAACACAAATTGATGGCAAGCGTTATTATGTGACGCCAGAAAACAACTATCCTTCAATTACAACTGTTCTCAGCGTTTTGTCCGAAGACTCGATCAACGCCTGGAAGAAAAGAATTGGCGAGGAAGAAGCGAATAAAATTTCTTATCGGGCGGCAACACGGGGCACCGCAGTTCATGAACTTATTGAAAAATATGTAAACAACGACCCCAATTATCTTTCTGGGTATATGCCGAACATTGTGAGTAATTTTCTTACCGTAAAGGATATATTAGACGAACGAATTGGAAAGGTATATGGTCAAGAACTTCCCCTATACAGCGACCATCTTGGGGTTGCTGGTCGTGTTGATTGCGTTGCTGAGTTTGATGGGAAAATATCAATCATCGATTACAAAACGAGCAGAAAACCCAAACTGCGAAAATATATCGAGAATTACTTCCAACAAGAAGCCGCATATGCCATCATGTGGGAAGAGAGAACCGGAGTTCCTATTACCCAACTCGTTACCATAATTGCTGTGGATAATGAACCCGCGCAGGTCTTTGTCGAGCACAGAGACAACTGGTCGGAAAAACTCCTCAACACTATCGAACTCTACAAAACGTCAAAAATGTAATGATATCAACAACTTAGCATAGGTTTCTTTTTAGCAAAAAGCGCGGTATAATAATTACATAAGCAAAAAGGAAAGAATATGTCTTACTTAATCCACCAGTTTCACCTCAGCAACGAAGCTTCAGACCACTTGAATAAGGTTGGTTGGGGCGGCGACTTCGGTGACTTTCCCGAGATCGCAATCCAACGTGATGTCAAGTTCAGCGGTTCAGAAAACTATGAACCTTGGATGGAAGAGCATTTCTCATCAGTTGCTCGTGTGACGGGTGTTGATACCCTCGAAGATGTGTTTCATGTTGGTAATGGATATGGTCCTGAAGGGTCTTGCATCCAGAAATTCACTCGAATGCATTCGGTTTCTGTGGGTGATATCATTGTCAACGAGAAGTGTGGTACTGCATGGATGTGTGATAGTGAAGGTTGGTCTAACATTGATTTTGGGAGGATATTCTAATATGGTCGGTAACGGAGTCGGATGTGTGTATAAAAAACCTGTCAAGAAAGAACCAATCGTCTATTACGAGTCTGAAATCGAAACGATCGTCGGGTCTATTCTTTGTTTTGCTATCGCTTTAGGAACAATTTTTTTAAGTCATTTTATCTAAGGATTTCGTTTATGGAAAGAAGAAAAAACAGAAATGGGTGGGTCGCCAGAACTTCTGATTTTGAAAATAATTTTATGAATACTGTGCATAGTATTGCAACATTTTCATTAGTTTTGGCAATAGTTATTATTGCGACATTGTCCTTATAAAGATTCAATATATAATTAACCACATTGTTAAAGTGAGATAAAATATGATTATTAAAGACAAAACAATTGTAATTTGTCTTCCAGGAAAAACATACTCTGGCAAATTTATTACATCAATTGTCGAATTGGTCGCTTACATTCAATCTCAAAAAGGGAGAGCTCTGATATCTCAGCATTACTCGCCTATGGTGAATTTTGCTCGATGTAAAGTCGCTGGCGCTTCCACGTTGAGGGGACGTAATCAATTACCCTTTGGTGGTATGGATTATGACTATATGCTTTGGATTGATTCAGATCAAGTTTTTGATAATAATGCTTTTCAGAAACTTGTAGATATGGACAAAGATATTGCTTCTGGGTGGTACTGTCAACCCTTTACAATGACAGATGGAAGTAGAATGACCCCCGTTGTAGAAGTAATGTCTGAATCATTCTTCCTAGAGCACGGTTCTTACCAATTCCTTTCTTCTAATCAAATTAAAGAAAAAGAAGAGCCTTTTGTGGCAGACTACATCGGTTTTGGGTGGGTCTTGATCAAGAAAGGTGTCTTTGAAAAAATGGAATATCCATGGTTCGCTCCTAAAGCAATTAAAATTTCTGATGATATCACAGAAATGTGTTCTGAAGACGTTGCTTTCTGTCGCGACGCTATTATGGCCGGAATAGATATTTGGGTTGATCCATCTTGCAAAGTCGGACACGATAAGATGTTTATTGTTTAATAACTTGCCGCACTATTCCCTGTTAGCTCAGTTGGTAGAGCAAATGACTGTTAATCATTGGGTCCGTGGTTCGAGCCCACGACAGGGAGCCAATTCGGAGGGGTGGGTGAGTGGTTAAAACCATCAGACTGTAAATCTGACGCGAGAGCTACGCTGGTTCGAATCCAGCCCCCTCCACCAACTTGTTTTAAATATTTAATTGAGGTATAATAATATTATGCGTTTAAGAGAAATGATTAAAGGCGAAGCACTTGATCAATTTGTAATTGAACACCTTAAAGAAGATCTAGATATAAATGAAGATACACGATATCCAGATACAAATTTAGTAAATGCATTACATCGTGTGATTGCATACTATAGTGTTCCTGGCGAATATGAGGATGGAAAGTATGACAACAAAAGTTAGTTTAGTAGGTATAACAACCCCTAGCGCAATTACTGGATGTAAAAATGCCGCTGAGTTGATAGCGTACGCAGCGCGTGTAAGTAATCCCGCCAATCAGAATAATACCAAAACTGCTAAAAAACTCCTTAGTTATCTGATCAAAGAGGGGCACTGGTCTCCGTTTGAGATGGTCAGTGTTACAATGGAAATTACTACGACGCGTGATATCTCTAGGCAGATTCTACGACATCGTTCGTTCTCGTTTCAAGAATTTAGTCAACGATATGCGGTTTCTGAATCGTTTGTAACAAACCGAGAGGCGCGCAAACAACATCCCACTAATCGTCAGTTAAGTCTAATAGATGATGATGCAGAACGCCAGAAAAAAGCACAAGAAGTCTTCCGCGAGATGCAAGCCGAAGTATCTAGAGTCGCCAAAGATTACTATGAAATGGCACTAAACACTGGCATTGCAAAAGAGCAAGCTCGAGCATTACTGCCCGAGGGATTGACCGAGACTACGTTGTACATGTCCGGCACTCTTCGCTCGTGGATCCACTATTGTGATCTTAGGATGGGCCATGGTACTCAGAAAGAACACATGGACGTAGCAAAGACCGCTTGGGAAATCCTTGAAACACACTTTCCAGATGTAACGGCAGCTGTTGAGGAAATTCAAAGTTGAATATCTTTTATTTGCACAAAGACCCTGTTATTTGCGCGCAAATGCATTGTGACAAACATGTTGTCAAGATGAATATTGAATACGCGCAGTTACTTTCTACAGCGCATAGAGTTATTGATGGTACTATGTGGATGGGCAAAACCGCAAATGGAAGATCTATTAAACGGTACTTTCTAAAAAATGGTGAAATGAATTCTGTTCTCTATAAAGCTTCTCATATAAACCACCCATCTGCCATTTGGGTTCGAGATTCTATAAAGAATTATCAGTGGCTATATGATATGTGGATAGCGTTGGGTGATGAATATACTTATCGCTATGGGAAAGTGCATGAATCCATTAGAAAACTGTCTGATTATCTTTTATTTCCTCCTACTGATATGTTTGATGGTCCATTCACTCAACCAATTCCTGCTATGCAACATTACCCCCAATGTATCGTAGAAAAAAACTCTATCGCTTCTTATCGTAACTACTATTGGATTGCAAAACAGGATATTGCAAAGTGGAAAAAAAGAGAAACCCCTCAATGGTGGAATGAGTTTATCACCAGAGAAAAGGATCAAACAATGGGTGTTATAGGGCAAGATTACGGATTAATACTGGAGTAAATATGACAGGCAAAGGAAGCAAACCTAGACCATTATCAGTCTCTCAATCTGAATTCGACAAACAATGGGATCTTATCTTTAGAAATAAAAATATGAAAAAATATGAACATAAAAGAAATGTACAGATCGCAGAAGAGATATCTAGGCATTGGTCGCGCGATGGCAAAAAAGAATCTGTTTTGTTGAAATCAGAAAACGGTTACTTTGTTGATCTATATGAACAATCAAAGTTTGTCAGAACCATCGACTGTTCTGGGCACTCATTGCAATGGGCAGAAGATTGTGCTGAGAACTATGTTCTTTATCAAGAAGAATATATTCCTTGAATCAAATCTTCAAACTGTTCAACTTTAGACAATCGATTAGGCCAATAAATATAATCTTTTTCAGGGTTCTTTTTTAGATTAGTTAGCAGAGGTTGGATAGCATTAAATAATTTTTCTAATCTCTCTTGTGCTGAGCTTGCTTCTGCAGACGTTGCCTGAATCGTTTGTTCTGCTTGCTGAACAGCATCTAATTCTTGTTCGTCTACGGCAGTAAAACCGAAATCGAAAATATCGGTGGTTGACATGTCAACTCCATTTGTAGTAGAATAGTTTATATATTTAGGAGACCAATTATATGAAGATAGTAATAGCAGGTTTTGGAACAGTTGGTGTTGCTGTTGAGTACGCGCTTCAAGGATATGATCCAAATCAAGTTGATGTGTATATCGATGATCCCGCAAAAGGATACAATTATTACCGCGATGTACAAATTGATCCGGTTGACGCTGTTATCGTTTGTGTAGCAACTCCTATGCGCGAAGATGGCTCTTGCAATACAGATCACGTAGAAGAAGTGTTTAATAAGTATGGTAATACAAAGTATCTGATCAAATCAGCCGTTGACCCTGTTTGGTTAGATTGGGAAGCAGGAGTACGTGCTGGTAGTTTTACATACTCACCTGAGTTCCTTGGTGGTTCTAACGTTTATCGAGATCCGTGTGAAGAGTTTCTTAATCAGACCTTTGCGATTTATGGGGGCGATGACTGTCGATTTTGGGACGAGTTGTTGGGTAAGGTATTACCTAAACTAGAAAGAGTTAAATACTGCTCGTTACAACAGGCTTCGTTCGCCAAGTACGTTGAGAATTGTTTTCTTGCTACTAAGGTTACTTTTTTTAATGAAATGTACAAGATCTTTCATGATATTGGGTTTGAGGGTTTTGATCAGATGGTCGATGCGATTACCATTGATCCCCGTATAGGACGTTCACATACTCAGGTTCCTGGACCAGACGGCAAGTTCGGGTATGGTGGTCACTGTTTGCCGAAGGATATGGCAGCATTGAGATCCATAACGAACCGCAGCCCTCTGTTAGACGTCATCGTAGATATTAATGAGGAAAACAGAAATGTCGAGCAATAAATGGGAAGAACCCTCTGGGGAGATAGAGAGGGCGAAAATTAAACGCAAGCGTAAACCTATGAGTGAAGAGCAACGCGCTGCAGCGACCGAGAGATTGCGTAAGGCAAGAGAAGCGAGGGGTCCAGCAAAGAACTTATCACTTCCCGAAAATATCCGGAATCTAGATAAAGGCCATTACTTACATCCGGATAAGGTAAAAGAATGGATTAAGATTTGGAAAGCAAAGATAAACGGGATGAAATACTGGAAAAATTCTAAAGATAAGAATCAGCGCCAAGAATATCAGATAGCAGAAACTTACATAAAAAACATGCAAAGTTATTTAACGACTGGAACTTGGTGTGACTTTTGGTATGGAGAGAATAGAGAACATAAAGTTGTTTGGAAAGTTATAGCAAATGCTTATGAGGGTAATGGTGAGATTAAAAGAACCAAAGGGCATTTTTACACCGACGTTGGTTTTTATGGAAGGGAAGAAGAAGATGAATCTTGATGGATTGATGTTGACAAAAAACAAATTCACAAAAATGGTCGAATCTACTGTATTGGAAAAACGAATTTCTTATATGGATGCTGTTGTTCATCTTTGTGAAAAAAATAATATCGAAATAGAGGAGATTAAGAAGTATATTTCTCCCGCAATAAAGGGCAAGATTGAAGTCGAAGCCCAAAACCTGAATTTCATGCCGAAGGGTAATGCCCTGACGTTTGAATGATTGCTTGTTTTTTATAAAAAAAAGAAGTAATATATATGTCTATATTATGAATAACGTGGATAAACTAAGTACCATACATTGTAAATACAAGGAAATACTATATGTCTTTTGAAAATTTAAAGCGCAATCGCGCAAGTGCTATCTCTAAACTCGTATCTGCTGCCGCTGGTGATAGCGGACCATCCGATAAAAAATCTTATGTTGACGATAGAATCTGGAAACCTACTGTTGATAAAGCAGGCAATGGTTATGCAGTTCTTCGTTTTCTTCCTGCAGCAGAGGGTAATGAACTCCCATGGGCTCGCTACTGGGATCACGGGTTCAAAGGTCCAACCGGACAATGGTACATTGAGAAGTCTTTGACTTCAATCAGTCAATCCGATCCAGTATCAGAGGCAAACTCAAGACTATGGAACTCTGGTGATGATCGCGATAAAGAAATTGCTCGCGAACGTAAGCGTCGTTTGCATTATGTTGCAAATGTTCTGGTTGAGCAAGATGCAGCAAACCCATCTAATGAAGGACAGGTAAAACTGTTTATCTTCGGTAAGAAAATCTTTGACAAGATTATGGATGTTATGCAACCACAATTTCAGGATGAAGATCCTATTAACCCATTCGACTTTTGGGAAGGTGCGTCTTTCAAACTGAAGATCCGAAACGTCGAAGGTTATCGTAACTATGATAAGTCTGAATTCAGTTCTCCCAAAGCATTATCAGAAGACGACGATAAGTTGGAAGAAATCTATGGGAAGGTTTATGACCTGAACGAGTTTACTGACCCAGCGGGATATAAGAGTTATGCTGAACTAGAAGCAAGACTGCATATAGTACTCGGTCAATCTGTTGCTTCTGATTATCCTGATCTCGCAAAAACTGAGGAACCTACTCCTATGAAGGTTAAACCAGCCCCCGAGATCGCTTCTGCTAGTTCTGATGAAAACGAAGATGATACAATGTCTTATTTCGCTAAGTTGGCGCAAGAAGACTAAAAAGTTGCTCGTCAGGCAATCGTGCGAACAAGAGCATTGCTTTTTGTTCATCAGCCGTAAACTTGACGCTGGTTGATGACCTTGGGTATCCCGCGTTGGAACACATGTAAGACGGGAGTGTATTCTCCTTAAAACCACCAGAACAATCACTAAGGCACTTTCGGGTGCCTTTTTTATTAGTATCCTAAAGGGCAACGATCGTTGCCTTTTTTATTAGTATCCTAAAGACAATCCGTCAATTGCACTTGGTGTATCCATAATCATAGATTGGTTGTTAACACTAGTGTTGGTCGTTGTGGATGGCGCGTTGACTACCACCGGAGCATTACGGTCTTCGCTCTTCGTTTCTTCTCTTTGCTTTGTTTCTTTTTCTAGTGCTTCGGCAGAAAGTCCTCGAATTGTTGTATCCGGAGAAGACAACCCCAACAAAGATGATGTTGAATCCGCCGCAGCATCTAATAGAGCAGATCCACCCTCGGATATTGAAGATATACCACCACCGATCATTTCTTTAACTAATGTAAATACTGACTTCTCTTTTTGTTTCAAGAATGTTCTTACTTCTTCGATAGACGCCCCAGAAGCAACTAGTCTCCTTGCCTGACCAAATGCAACCGGACCAAGACCAGTAAATTCTTCTGTCATGTTGTTCAGTTCGTTAGAAGAGTCGGTCTGAGATATACTAATAGTTCCCTTGCCTTTTTCAAAATCAAAATCACCAAACGATTCTTTGAACTTCTCGCCACCACCATTCTCTGTAACCATTTCTTGCTGTAAGATCCTCGAACTCATACTTTCTGAGTATTGGTTTCCAACAGATCCAGAATCTAATGAAGCGATCGACGATGTGTTTATCTCTTGGGTCGATTCCACAACATTTTCTGATGATTCTTTTCCGCTTATCACGGCATTGCTGCCTGTTTTCCCACCGCCCATATCAACTTGATCAGGCATAAACGGATAGAAAGGACCAAACCCCACCTTACCAATAACAGGAACATCAAACTCTATTCTTGGAACGCCGATCTCTGCAAACATGTTGGTCATCATGCTCTTGATTTTTGATAGGTCGAAGAAATCGCCCGAAACAAATTCGGCGATCGCATTGGTGACATCATCTACGATATCACCAATAAAAGAGAACATTGATGTGACTGGTTCGAACATTCTTGTAAGGAATTCAGAAATAGCAGTGGGTATAGAAGTTATCCATTCTTCGAAACTATCCATTATTTCGGCAAACGATTCTTGATAACTAAAGTTGTCCAGTGCCTTCTCTACATCAGCAAACCCAAGTGCTCCGGCGACCCAAGAAACAAGGTTCTTTATTTGATCCAGCGGCCACATGATAAACATATCAAGAACTTCTTCAATGCCTCGAGTAAGACCTCTTAGAACTTTTGTGGCAAATCCATCTTCTGCGTTAGCAGTAAATCCATCAACAAACCCTTTGATAAACTCGATTGCTGCCAATGCTCCGGCAAGAACTAAAGCAACCGGAGCAAGAACCGTCATTGCTGTTGTTGCAAATGCAGTTATAGCAGGAACAATAGTTCCCGTTATAAAAGCACCCACGCTAGCTAAGGATCCACCTATTGCTGCTAAGGATGGTCCCAACACAGTACTTATTATAGCAGAAAAGGTTCCAAGACTTTTCATAACTGTAGAAAGAGTTCCTCCAAATCCAGTAATATCAGCAATGTATTTGAGAAGACCTTTTTCTCCGATCTCTTTTTCAGCGTCTTCCTTTCCTTTACCAAAATCTGCCTTGGCGGCCGCAACTATTCCTTTCTCTCTCTCTTCTTCTTTCTTTTTATTTTCATCTTGTTTGTCTTGTATCAATTCGTTTTTTGCTTGTTCAATTTGGAATTCGTTGAGTATCTGAACTTCTTGCACCAAATCTTTGGAAAAATTCTTGATGGATTCCGCGATACTTTTAATATTCTCGTCAATAGATTGGAAGATCTTAAGAGCGTCAGTCTCTTTCTCAGATTCCCTTTCCGAAATAGTTAATCTATTTTCGTTGGCAATCTTCAACGCTAGAGTGACTTCTGCTAGCTGAGTAGAAGCTGGCAGAAAATCACCACTCATTATATTGTTTTTATCTTCCGCCATTTTTCTGTTTAATCCTTTCGTTCTCTTCTTTAACGTGTTCAATCAACATCATGACATAAATTTCCCTCTCCCAAGGTAACATTTCGTTCAATTCCGTTAATGAATATTTGTGATGCTGCATTAACTGAAAATTCAACCTATAATGATTTACCAAATTGTCATGAGAGAGGCATATTAGAAAAAATTCTGCATTCCTTCTATTGTTCTTTTATTTTCAGCACCGCAATGCTCACAAGTAAACTCTAGTTCATACGTTGTCTTGGGCATTTCCTTTAAATATTCTGCCAACATAAGGAACTGAGATGATGTCATTGATTCTAAAAACTCTTTAATGCTATCCTTTGGTTCATCTCTGGTTGCAATTCGTTCTTCTTCTGTTTCAATGGCAACCATACAACTTGCTACTAAATCAAAAGCACCTTCTGAATTCCCGTTAAGCATATGAGATCCATCGGTAAGATTACTATAAGAAGGATAACCCATTTCTATTGTAATCTCATCACTAATAGCAATTTTATTTGACGCCTTGTTATCTGGTATCTTAATCTTGACTTCTTCTAAATTGATTGATACCTCGTTCTTAGTATTACATTCATTACAAATTACACCAACCTTAGTTTTTTCACCCACAGATTTTGCTCTAATCTGCGTGAACATATATTCTACGTCAAACGTTGTCAGCGCAGAGGGATTAATATCGCCCTGCACACAAGACACTATAGTGTCCAACACTGCTGCCAATGTTGCTGTCTCATCTCCTGACTCAAACGCCATCAATAAAACTTTTTCTTCTTTGACCAAATATGGCCTAAACCTCACACTTTTTTGAGTTGAGGGGATAGTCAATTCAAACTTCGGACTATCATTTAACTTAGGTAACGCCATTTCATTCTCCGTCTATAATAAAAATCATTTTGTGAATTATATATCTCCACCCGTTGTATTAGAGATTTATAGTTTTCCTCTTTTGAACGCACCAGATTGCTGCCGCCTTTCTTCTATTTGAGAATTGACATTTGTTCTCCAGTTTTTATAACTAAATTCTACTGTCAATTCTACGGCCGTGTCAGGAGAGTTGTCTGAATAGTTTACTCCTGTTATTGAGATAGGATATGCTTCTTCTAGGATACAAGTATAGATTGTTCGTTCTGGGAGATTAATTACTGAACCTTCTCTCCCTGTGGATATATCAGCAGATTGTTCAGTGTTCGAACCACGCGGCGTTATTTTCTTTTTTAATTCTTGGACGTTTTGGCTTGGCGCCAATTGTTTTACTGTTATCTGTCGAGTGAAATCGTTGTAGTATCCGATTTCGTAAGAATTGTTATCTACAATTGAATCCATCCACGTTTCAAAGTAATATCTAACGAAAGAATCATTAAGGACAGTGAATGTCATGGAAACATTTTCTTTAGCATATCCATAAGGGATAAGTTTCGTAGTTATACCAATTCTACGATCTGTGGTAAGAATTTGTCTTCCTGGCATATTAACAGAGCGACACATGGTGTCTAACCGCTTGGCTGCGTTCTCTGCACTTAGTTCAATTCTATACTGATTCGTCTTTGCAATTCCGCCAGAAGAGGATACTAAATTTTTAATTTCTTCTATATTATATGCCACTGATTATTTTCCTTGAGTCTGCGTATACTTTATTGGGGTTTCCTTTAGCCCAATCTGCCGTTGGTAAAAATACTGCAATTTCATATTCAGGAGCACTTACTTTGGCAAAATTTCCTTTAACGTGATCAGTTAAATAGTGTTTGAAGCAAGGGGCAAAATACTTTAATTTTGATGATCTTTTTAGGAACGAGTATGACAACTTAAACTTGGTTGAATCGTCATATTTCTTATTATTGGTTATATCCAACAACCCATCTAAAAATTTCGCTCTTAAAGTTTGAGGAAGATAGTGCAGGTTTAACCCATAAAAACCACCCTGTGCAGGACCAACAACAATAACTAATGGGAATTTATCATAGTAAGGAAGCTGGTCCTTTGTCTTGGGGTCATAGAAGAACATGTACATGTGTCCGGCGATTTCACTACTTGATTTCTTTAGCTCTTCTTCTTTCATCAACGCTTCGCGATTAACTCCACGAATTGCTTGTGCTTTTTTACGAAACCAATCGCGAGACTGCGCTGTCCTTGGGGTGATCCCAGACCTAAACGCTGCTAGTTCTAATGTTTTGAATAAATTGCTCATGAATACTATTTAGTCTTTTTTCTAGAATATGGTTTCAGTTTTTTTAGAGGTTTGAGTGGTTTTTTCATTATACCTTTTTCTATCAACTCGACCTCAGTCCATATCTCAAATCTCCAACCACGGTCTTTTGCATATTCGTTTGCTGCTTCCCATTTGTTCATGTTACGAACGTAGGTGAGTGCTTCGGTTAAATATTTTTTATTCCGAGTATTGACCTTCTTGGGCGGCGTAGTCTCTTTGTTTGGTTTCACTTCAATCAATGATACACTACCGTCTTTCCAAGTAATTCGGAAGTCCATATAGTAACGATGAATTTTTTTATCTACGTCATAGATATAGGGGATAACGGTTTCTTCACTCGACCAGTATCTAACATCAGACGATCCATCAAAATGCATCATGCAATATTTTTCCCACATTGACCTATATACAACTGTTGTCGGGTCTCCCGCGTATTTACTTGGGTTTTTGGGTTTATATCTTCCAGAATATGCCATTTTTCAACTATAAATAAATGTAATCACCAATATTTATAGAGTGCAATTATAATGGCTACCGCCCAACCTCAAAACTCTGATAATTCTGATGAAAAACTCATTGGATCTTACATTGCCTCAGAACCAAATTCTGAACAAAACTTAATTTTTCCAATAGAAGACGTTGCCGACTATAAAGGACGAATTGTTTTTTCTGTTGTTGACGAAATCGCTTCTAATTTTAGCGAAATACTTTCTGGTGTTTCTGGCGAACAAAATCCAACTTCTAGAGATAATGAAAAAGACGAGCGGGGTGATGCAATAAAGAAAACGCCCCAGCAACAGAAAGAAGAGGCAGAAAGAAGGTCTCAGGCATTACAGCAAGGATTGCAACCAAAAAGAAGAACATTTAAAGAACCAAAAACTAAACCAGGAAGAAGTGTTACTCTATACTTGCCGCAAGCAATTCAATTTTCTGACGCAGTTCAATATGAGAATCAAGACCTTGGGATTAGCGGTGGCGCTGCCGAAGCTGCGGTAAAGGGTGGATCTGCTTCTGGTTTTGGCGGGGGTGTTTCTTCATTAGTTGATCAGTTTACCGGACCTTCTTCTTCTGGTGTTGGCAAATTGGTAGCAACACAACTTGCTGGGATGTCTGGAGAGGGAGTTGCCGCTGGAGTTAAATCCGCTACAAGAATTACTGTGAACCCTAACACAAGGGCATTGTTCAAATCGGTCAATATGCGAACGTTTTCTTTTTCGTTTAAGATGATACCACAGTCAGCACAAGAAGCGAGAAACATATCAGAAATAATTAAACTATTTCGAACAGAACTATATCCCGAAGAACTGTTTTTGGGCGAAGAAAAAGATGGTTCTGGATCAATCCCCATCGGTTATCGATTCCCCAGCAGATTTTTAATTAAAATGTTTTATAATGAGGTTTCAGTTGCAACAAAACTTTTGCCCTGCTACCTTGAAAATTTTTCTGTCAATTATAACTCAACTTCTATGGGCATGCATAAAGATGGAAACTTTCAAGAAGTTGACATAAATATGACATTCAGAGAATCAAGAACCTTATCCAGAGCAGATATAAGCGAAGGTAAATACTAATGTCTACATATTTTAAAAATTTTCCTTTAGTGAAATATTCTTTTGGGGACCAAGAACCATTAGTATATTTTCAAAAGATATCCACGAGTGTTGATTTAATTGATGTTTTGAAAGAACAGGTTTCTCTCTATACCAAACAGACAATTTTAGACAATGAAAGACCAGACACGTTTTCATATAAATTATATGGCACTAGTGATTACTATTGGACTTTCTTTTTAATGAACGATAAATTACGAGAGTCTGGATGGCCATTGCCTTCTGAAAGAGAATATGAGGTTTTATATGAAAGGTATCCTAATTATACTATGACAACAGACTCTTTCGTTGCGACAACCTTTCCGGAAGGAACTATTGTGAAAACCAGCACTGGATATTTTGCGACGGTTGTTAGAAAAAAATTAGATTTGGGGCAAATAATCATAAAACCCAATGGGTTAAAAGAAACGTACATTAGTGAACAAAATTCATATCAAATAGTTTCGGCATCACCTTTAGAATATCCAAACAACTTTACTGGGGTAACTTCGATATCTTATAGCGATGGAAGTATAACCCAAGTTGCATCTGTTTGGTTGTCTCAAGCAGAATATAATGCTGCTCATCATTATGAAAATTCTAATGGGGAATACGTCGACGTTAATCCTTATTCTCAAGATAGATCTGGCAAAAAGTTGATTACAATTAAAGATTTTTTTCAAGCAAAAAATAACGACCTCAAAGAAATAATTGTTCTGAAACCAGAAATTGTCGATTCTGTGGCGGGAGAGTTTAAGAAGTTGCTTAGAACATGACTCAGCAGGTTTTACAACAATTTAAAATTATTAAAGCAGAAATTTCTGCTGAACGTTTGGCGCCAGTGACCGTTGACGTAAGAGCAATGATTGGAGAATTAAATTTATTTGAAAGTTTGGAGAAACCATATTTAACAGGATCACTTATTTTACTAGACGATTCATCTATTGTTGATAATCTCAATTTTAGTGGTACTGAGAAATTAACAATAGAGATTGCAGGCGTTGCTGATATCAACGAGCCGAGAATCGGCGGACCTGCTGGAAAAGAAAAAACTTTTTTGATGACAAAGATCGAAAAAACTATAAGAACTAACGACAAAACAGAAGTAAACTTGATATCCCTTGTCGAAGAACATTTTTTCTTTGACAAATTGATCAAAATCAGCAAATCATATACTGCATACCTTGAAGGTATTATGACTGAGATATTTGTTGGTTCGTTGAATAAAAATGTGGATCAGTCTTATTTGACAAAATCATCGCAGGGTGTTAGGAAAATAAATATTCCCTATATGCACCCACTCCAAGCAATTGATTGGATACGTGATCGTGCAACCACTGAACTTGGAGGTCCGTTTTTCACATACTCTTCGATTTTCGACAACAATATAAGGATTGCATCTCTTGACGGGTTGTTAGAAAAACAACCTTTCAATAGTAGATCACCGTTTATATATTCATCAGCAATGGCTCAAAAATCAGAAGATCTTACCGAAGCACAAAGGAGTTTTTTGATTGAGGCATTTAAGTCAGGTGGATCTGAAGATTCTTTGAAAATGGTATCTAAAGGTGCCTTGGGGTCTCTTTATACTAATACTGATATCGGAACAGGATTGACATCAAGAGATAGATTTAGTATACGCGACATAATGTCTGAGATGAAATCTCGAGATTTAATATCGTCCGATGCATCTCAATCTGTCTTCGATGAAAACCAATTTTTTATCAACAAATACGTAGATCAATATGATTCGAAAATATATCATCAAATAACTTCTTTAGGAACATATGATAAATTTCAGGGATATCATGACGTTACCGATTCGCGCGAACACACATTGAAATTAAAAAACATCTCAATTCGTAATGCATTATATAGAAACATGTTGAATGTTGTGGTTCCAGGCGTGGGTTTTATGTATTCTAAGATTAGCGTTGGCGATATTATGCGTTGTCAATTTGCATCTTCAGTAGACGACACAAAGATTCGGGATACAGAAACTTTGACAGATAAACAAAAATCTGGTGATTATCTGATCTATGCAGCCCGACACATGTTCAGAGGAACCAAACATTCTGTTTCTGTAAACATTACTAAATTATCAAAAGAATTTTTTTCGAGCAGTGAATGATGAAGACAATTAATAACGAATATTACGGAGATGAAACCCGATGGTTCATCGGGATCGTCGTCAATTCATCTCCTCCTCCTGGACTAGAGGGAAGAATAAAAATAAGGATACATGGGGTACATGATCCATATAGCGGTAATGTACCCGAATCAGATTTGCCGTGGGCGACTGTTGCGATTCCTTTGACCGAGGGTGGTAGTTCGGGCATTGGGAAGATTCCGCAGGTTCTCCCAGGAGCATTCGTTTATGGAGTATTCATGGACGGTAAATCTTCACAAATACCTTTGGTTTTGGGGTCTATGACAAAATTAGAATTCCCCACAGACGTCCAGGTAAAATCCTCAAAAGATAAAGCATTGAGTCAGTTTAAAGCAAACTACGACCCCGAAAGAAAACTCAACACTGTTACAGAAGGAATTGAAGACGACGAATTACCTAAAGTCAATATTGCAAAAAGAAGAAGTCAATCGATGATGTTCTTTATTGATAATAATTATACGCCAAGGCAAGCAGCAGGAATAACAGGATGTATTGAGGCGATTTCTCAATTTGTTACACACGATCCTGAAGATTTAAATTCGAAATATTTCGGAATAGGTAAATGGATTCGTGGAGGAAGTAGGTTTAATGCATTATTTCAATTTGCTGGGCAATTTTCTCAGAAACAATTAAACACTAGATTTTCGGTTCAATTACAATTCGTATTGTATGAATTGAGAACATCATTTTCTTCAGCAAATTCTAAATTATTAAAGACCGAAGTCATTGACGGAGATGGAGGTTCTGTAGATGTGATAAGTAGATATTATATGAAAGATCGCACAATTGCTGGCGGTAATGTTACCAAATCTACGATAACGACCGAAAGAGGAAAAAACCTCGCGATCGAATTGGCCACAATCGCATATGAACAGGCAACGAGCAGATAATGGCAATATCAAAAGACAAATTAAAAGAAACAGTTAAGCTACCCCAGAACGTAATTAAAACTTATGGGGATGTTGACACTGCCGCAGAACAAACCAAAGAAGTATTCACTGACGTAAAACAGACAGCAGTGGGAGCAAAGACAAGTGACACGGTTGGCGGAATTAAATCTCTTAGTTCTAAAACAGATGTTCTTGGTGCAATCAATTTAGATCCAACCGAAGGATTAGTAACTTCGGGCGCTGCCCCTGGAATGATAAATAATGCATTAAACACTAACACTAGTGCGCTCACGACAAGACCAGGAGTTTCAGTTACTATTCAATACACAGACAGCGGTTCTGTAGATTCAATATCAAAAACTACTGGACCTGCCACTGATATCTCTACTATAATTTCTAAGATGACGGGTCTTGGTGCAGCGCCAGGATTTTTGCAGAATATGATTTCTGCCTCTAACGCAAAAGGTGTTGCAAAATCTTTAGGATCGTTACCTGGAAAGATCGGAGCGTTCTCTAATCCTAGTTCCGTCAATGCTGTTTCCTTTAGAACGCAAGCAGTTGTTGATCAAATGGTTTCTACCGCAATTACTGATGGTTCGACTGCTTCGGATTCAGCTCTCGATTCTGTTTCCGCCGAGGGTGCAAATGCTATAGCAGACGTTGCTAGTATGATGAACAATGGCGGAACAGTTTCTAACTTATCAAAAACGTTGAACCTTGTTTCCGGAGCGACTAATCCAAAAGATCTATTTAAATCGGTGAGAGATTATTCGAACACTCGAGCTGGTGTTGTCAATAAAACAAATCAATTTCAAAGTGATATTTCTCGCGTTTTTCCTAAGTCGGATTTGGGGTTTGCACAAGATTTGGTTCAAAAAGTTGACCCGAAAAGTCTTGCAAATACATTTAGAAATTCTGGCATTGATATTTCTCCAAGTGATCAAAACCGAATTGCCGAATTAGCACAAGGAACTCCAAATCAAAGAGTTGAAGCAACAAAGATTTTAAGAGAAAGCACCGGCAAATCGACAAAAGAAATTGAGAAGTTTTTGTTAGATTTGGATACTACAGTAGCGGGATCAGTAATTGTTGACACCAGCAACAGCGTTTTTGCAGACCCATTCAGAGTGGGTCAAGATAATTCTAAGTGGAATAATGGAGTTGGTGCGAAAGAATTTGTTTTTTCATTTGTATCCTCCTTCGAAGAATTAGAAGCTGAATTTAAAAACATAAACAGAGAAATCACAGAAATGGTTTTTCATTGGAGCGATACATACACAAACTCTAACATCGGTTCTGAAGAAATCAATGAAAATTTTATTAAATTGGGTTATAGAGGCATTGGTTATCATTATGTTATTAGAAGAGATGGTTCGGTGCAGCGTGGAAGACCGCCTGGAGTTGAAGGCGAACACGCCCAAATAAATGGACATAATTCTAGAAGCATTGGCGTTGTATTTGTTGGCGGGTTAAATTGTGCTTCTGGAACCCCAAATCCAATAGAATATAGGTCATCGTCATCTTTAACAAGAAGTCAAATGTCTTCTTTCCAAGAAATCTGCAGAGCTTTCTACCTAGCGTATCCAGGAGGACAGATACTAGGACATAACGATTTAGACATCAATGAAGAAGACCCTGGATTTGACGTTAGAGATTATGTTGATGATGTGTTTGGAAAGAAAAGTTTATTCTCAAATACATACAGTCAGTCTCCTTTTACTTCTTCTGAAATTAATAATACGAGAATTACATAATGACCAACAATAGAGACAATTTCAGTTCAAGATCGTTAGACTTGGGTGAAGGTAGAGAAAATTCTATTGGAATACCGAGAGACGGATTTTCCGACGCTAACGGTGAATACCCAGATAGAGAATATTATTTCGGTTCTTCTATTAATAAATCTGCTCGAGGGGAAAGAATTGAAGAATTGTTTTCTGGCGGCGGGGACTATGGAATTTCAATCGAGTTCTCTGATCAAAAACCTTCTCTATATCCACACAACCAAGTGCAAGAAACCCCAGCAGGTCATGCCATACATGTTGATGATACTCCAGGCGGAGAGCGTATACTAATAAAACATCGAACTGGCGCTGGAGTTGAGTTACGCGCTGACGGAAGCGTATTGTTCTCGTCTGTGAATAAAAAAGTATCAATCACTGGTGGTGATGACGTTGTTATTGTTGAGGGTCAAGCAGATCTAGTATACAAAGGTAATGTCAATGTTAAAATTGCAGGAGATTATAACTTAGAAGTAGAAGGCAATATTAATATTACGACTGCTGGCAATAAGACAGAAAAAATACACCGCAATCACACCAAGACTGTTGACGAGAATCAGAATCATACCGTCAAAGGTTCGCGCAATCTTAAAGTTATTGACGTCAATACAGAAACTCTGTTGTCTGACCGCAATGTATTTGTTAAAGGTGATCAAAAAAACTATGTTGAGAAGTCTGTAGAATTTACGGCAGGAACAAAATTAGTAACTACTGCGGTTGACGAATGGGTTGCTTCTTCTCAAATCACCAACATTAACGGAGACACTGTAAGCGTTTTGGGCGTTACAGGAACAATCGGTGGGCATTATATCGACCATTACGGCAAAACTTACTCTGGACCTCCAGAGGGCGCTGGAATCGGAGGTACGACTTACTATGGAACCTTTATCGGTAAAGCGACAGAAGCAATCACATCCGATTTTGCCAATAAGGCGGGAGAAGCTTCTTTCGCACAATCAGCCCCTGCTGAAGTAGAAACAGCTACTGGGGCATCTAAGGAGAGGGATGCTAAAACGTATCCTACGAAAATGCCATACATACAAATACAAAGAACAGCGGATATGCCAACCACCGCTATTATGACTCCAATATTATCCTCAGGTAATTATGGCATACGAGATGTTCAGGTTGATCCAGGAGATGAATTAAAACTAGAAATCTTGAAGTCAGACGATTACGACAACCTTATGACAAGAGAACCTAGCATTCACGAGATACGTTCGAAGTTAAGAGATCCATCTATTTTTAATAATGAAAAATTTATTGGCGCATTGATTGGCGAGGGAAGATTGTCTTCTAGTTATGCAGATCAAAGACCACCAGCATTGGGAAGAGCGTCCAGTAAGAAACCTTCTTTGAGGTTTGGACGAACGTTGCTTGGCAATAACCCATCAGAAAACAGAAGCAAGAGGTTTACTCCGTCATGATATATTTGGTTGATCCGGTATACAATCCGAACTTTAGATCTGAAATTACTTCTTCTACCGCTCTTGCGCCAGGAATTACTATTGCCAAATTCTTGGGTGCGCCAGGAACTCGGGTTCAGTTTGAAAATCTTACTGGGGACAGAACGCTTATTGCTCGTCAATTATATCTACAAGCCGAAGCGATGAAAAGCGCAATTTCCAACAAACAGTTTGCTAAGAATCGGTTAATTGTTGCTGAGGGTATTTACAAACCAGCAATTGATGAAGTACCAACAGGAATTAATGAATACAAGCAGACTGGGCGAGCAATAGTATACCAATTGATTGGTAAAAACGGAGAGATCGACCTCGAGATGTCGTTTGACCTTGCAGAATACTGGAAAGATTACCAACCATATCAAGAAATGATTTTAGATTATGATACGTTCGATCCATCAGGAAAACTCTCTTGTCAAATAATATTGATTATGCCTGTTGCAAACGAAACTTTTAACATTTCTTTCGACAAAACTTTGAGCACAACATATAATGGAGCACTTTTATCAAAAAATGAGCTGCTAGAAGTCTTACCTGCATTATAAATAAAACCAGTTCTATAATAAGATAATAAAATGGCAACTAAAGTATTTTCTCAAGAAGACGCAGATATTAGTAAAATAAGTATTACTAGTTCTCGGAAGACAGTATACAAAGATCTAGATTTGTCATTTACCGCTAACAATGTTGGAAATGTTTTTAAAAAAACCGAAACTGCTGCTGTGAAACAAGCGGTCAAGAACATATTGATAAGCAACAGATTTGACAAACCTTTTGACCCAGACTTTGGGGTTGACCTTCGAAGTTATCTTTTCGAGTTGGCGGATGATAATACTGCAGGCGAATTGATCGAAAGAATAAAAAGCACAATTGAAGCGTATGAACCTAGAGCTATTATAAGAAAGATAGATGTAAAATCTCAAGAAAACATGAATTTGATTACAATACTATTAAAATTTCAGGTTAGAAACACAGAACAAACAGTTTCATTTGAAACTACAGTTTCGAGGTTAAGATAAAATGGCAACAACAATTAAATCAACTGCGCTTGATTTTGATACAATTAAAAACAATCTTAAGACTTTCTTTGCCGCAAAAGAAGAATTCACCGATTATGAATTTGAGGCTTCTGGGTTGTCTAATCTTTTAGACGTTCTTGCGTATAATACTCACTATAATGCTTTGATTGCCAACTATGCTTTAAATGAATCGTTTTTAGGAACTGCTCAATTGAGAAGTTCTCTTGTTTCTTTATCGGAAGCAATCGGTTATGTTCCTGGATCCAGAAGTTCGTCAATCGCATATGTTAATATGAAGACTACTTTGACTGGCACCAACCTACCGCAAAAAATAACTATTGACCCAGGATTTACATTTACATCTTCGGTAAATGACATTACATATACTTTCCAAACTCGAGATCAGATTACAGCGTCCAATGACGGCGGCGGAAATTATACGTTCGAACTCTCTTCTTCTCAAACCCCAACAAATATCCCAATTTATGAAGGCACTAGAAAAACAAAAACCTTCATAGTTGGACCTGTTAGCGAAACAGAATTGTATGTTATTCCGGATAAGAATTTAGATTTAAATACAGCAATAATTAAAGTTTTCGAGAACGCTTCGGCAGTAGAATATACCATATATACCAACCTAGAACTGGCAACAGCAATTACGTCCGATTCACAAATATATGTTTTAAAAGAAACCCCAAACGGTTTTTATGAACTATCTTTTGGTAACGGAAATACATTAGGTATCACTCCTTCGGCCGGGAACAAAGTTGAAGTTGAATATATTTCTTGTAGCGGCAGTATTGCTAATGGTGCAAAGGTTTTCACTTCAACAGAACAACTTGAGGTTACAAAAACTAATGGTGATCTAATTGAAGCAGTTATAGACAATACCACCATCTTTAGTTCTATTGGTGGATCGGAAAAAGAGACAAACGAATCTATTAGAAAAAACGCACCATTTCAATATACCACTCAAAATAGAATGGTAACTGCGTCAGATTATTCAACGTTGATTTTCCGAAACTTTGATCAATACATTGAAGAAATTCAGTCTTGGGGTGGGGAAGACGCTGATGTTCCTGAATATGGAGCAGTGTTCACTTCAATAAATTTCATTAACGGATTGACTCCTGCAGAAATTGCTGCATTGAAAATACAAATTAGAGAGTATGTAAATAACCTTTCTATCGTTTCTTTTAACCTTCGCTTTGTCGATCCAGTAATTACTTACATTGAAGCAAGGGTATTTTACCAATATAATCCAAAATTCACAACTCTTGGTTCTAACGCTATCAAAGCAAATGTTCAATCAGCCGTTGATGATTACTTTGATAATAATATTGGCAAATTTTCCAAATCATTTAGAAGGTCAAATCTTTTAACAGAAATCGATAAAGTTGATCCTTCTGTGTTATCAAGTAGATCTGAAATTAGAATGCAACAAAGGTTGACTCCACAAATAGTTTCTGCGGACGGTCAAACAGTTACAAGCAGGTTTGGGATTACGACGGATTATTTGATAAGGTTTCCAGTCGCTATTGCTGCGCCCGACGATAAAGAGTATATAATTACTTCTTCATTATTCACTTATGCCAACAGAACGTGTTTTTTGAGAAACAAATTAAATAGCAATATTATTCAAATAATCGATCAAGCGAACTCTTCGCCTTTTCTTTCTAATATCGGAACTTATGACGCTGTTTCTGGGACGCTAAGACTAGTTGGATTTGCTCCGCAAAATATCACTAATAACGTACCATATATCAAGATATCTGTTCTTCCCGCAAACCAAAGTGCAATATCACCAGTAAGAAATAGTATATTAGAATATGATACTGAACTTTCTTTGACTAGACCAGTAATTGTTGAAAGTAATTAATAATGTCACACCGAGGATATAAAGAAAAAAACCGAAGAGAAATATCTCTCTATGATAGAAGGGTGCGGGAAATTCTTCCTGATAGTTTTCCGATTGACTACCCCAAATTTATTAATTTTCTAGAAACTTATTATGAATTTTTAGAATCAACAGATTCACCAGCAGAATTGGTCGATCATCTATTCGAATCAAAAGACATTAGTGAGACGGACGAAGTTCTTTTAGGATTTATGGAAGATGAACTTCTTTTGGGGGAAAGTTATTTTCAGGGTTTCAAAGATAAAAGAGCAGCTGCAAAAATATCGAGCTCGTTATACAAATCAAAGGGTTCTAAACTTTCTATTCAACAATTTTTTCGAACGTTCTATCAACAAGATCCAGAAGTTGTTTATACGAAAGAAAACATTTTCAAACTAAATGATTCTAAGATTGGCCCTGATAGTTTCAAATTTATAACCGACGATAAACTATATCAAACTTATGCTATTCTAATCAAAGTTGGTATACCAATCACTGAATGGAAAGAAATATATAAACTTTTTGTTCATCCTGCAGGGTTTTATCTTGGGGGAGAATTGCAGATTATCAGCGAGCTTGGGTTTGGTTCTTATGCTCGAAACGATGCGTTGGGTAATGCTATACCTCTAGTGTTCGATGGATACGACCTTATGGATAGTGCTGGTCCGCTAGATCCTATCGTACCAACATTATCAGGATTTTCAGGATCTTCTACATTAGGCGAAGATCAGGCGGAAGCAGGATTTAACGTTTTTGACTCAGATAGGACAATGATAGGAGAAGTTAAGACTGATTTGGATAGGTTCCATCAAGATCAATTTGATAGCAGTCTTTCTATCCAAGATATCTCTAGGTTCAATTCTTCGCTTCTTAGAACAGTTGGCGGTTTTGTTGTTAATGGCGATAAACCAACATATAGACCTGCGGGTATTCCTGGCGTTGATTACGCTTCCGCGTATGTGCCATCATACCCAACCTTTGATGTTGATGCACTTGTTGGCATTCCTGATTCTGATCAAGTTCTTGGACATGACATTGACTTCTCCGCGGACTCTTCGCCAACGACTAATGTGTTCCGTGGTGGATTAACGACGATGGATAGGCAATAACCTTATAAATAACCAAAGATTAAACTGGATTTCAAAATGGCAAGACAAACTATTTTCACGGGAACAACGGCAAATGATGGAACTGGAGATTCCCTTCGTTCTGCTGGTGTTAAATTAAACGCTAATTTCGCTGAACTATATGGAAAGTTTGGTTCGGATTTATCTTTGTCTGAGTTAATCGATTTTGATAGTGCTAGCATAAATATTTCGAATCCGGCGCAGACATTCAAAACTAATATATCAGTTATTTCGCCAACTCAAAATAACTTTGCAAAGGTTCCTAATTATACGGGTGATTTTGTTATTGATTCAGCGACACAGACTTTAAAAAACAAAACTTTAGAAACCCCTGTGTTGGTTACTCCAAAATTTGGCGATACCACAAACACGCACCAGTATTCTGTCGTACCAAGTGAACTTATTGATAATAGAAACATCACCCTTCCTTTATTGGGTAGTGACGATGAATTTGTTTTTGCTAGTCATCCACAAACAATTAGCAATAAGGTTTTAGATTCTGATCAGTTAATTAGTCCAAGAATAGAAGGCGACATAAAGACTTACGGTGGCGCTCCAATGTTGAATTTGGAAGATCGCACCTCAGGATTAATTCCTGTCAATTCGTTGTCTATTTCTAATTCATTAACCGGAAACCCAATTGATTTGATCCCGACCGGATCAGACACTGATGTGGATCTTCGGTTAAGAGGTAAGGGGGCTGGTGCAACCTTATTGTCTCTCCGAGTTGCATTCGGCGAAGGAAACGCGACTGTTGCGGAGACATCAAACAATTCTACGTATAGCGCAACAGAGCCGTATATAATTCAAGATGACGCCGACCCTGTTGGAGCTGTCTTCCAAAACCTTCCTGACGGATCGGTGATTGGAGAAGTAAAATACATAACAAGTAGAATTGCTTCAAATACATTACGGGTTACTCCCACTAGTTTTGCTCAAGGAAATTGGTTCGAATTAGGGGCAAATAAAACTGCTCACCTTATATGGGATGGCACTTATTGGTATGTTGTAAACACAAGCGATGTAACATTAGGATAAAAGGCTAGATAACATGACTGCAACTATAACAGACGATTTTAAAAGACAACTGTCTGGAAATCTTAAAAAAACGTATGATTCTGGAGACACTTACTATATTTGTGTCGGAAGGTCAGAACAATGGAACAACACAGATACTCCGCCTGGAGTATCTCTTCAAGATAATTTGCAATCTATTTCTTATAGTAGACAGACTAGACTTTCCATGCAGTCTGCCAAACGAGTATTCAATTTATCTTATGTTATTCCGAGGTATAACTGGCAGTCAGGCACAATTTATCAAGCCTACGATGATACCGTAACTGATGTTACCGACAACACAAAATATTATGTTATTACTCAGTTGAACCAAGTTTATATGTGTTTGCGTTCTGGCATCGATGGCGCGGGTAACATAATACCATCAATTGTTGAACCAACTGGTGTATCAGTAAACCCATTTAAGACTGCCGATGGATATTTCTGGAAATTCATGTATACCATCAGCGTTGGTGATACTGACAAATATGTGACAACTAAATTTATGCCCGTACGATATGTTGATTCTGCTGGCCCTGAAGACGAAGCAACAATAATTCAACAGAAAAGCATTCAAGATGCAGCAACCCCCCAACAAATAGTTGGATATAAAGTCACAAATAATGGCTCTGCTTCTTATGTTACTCCCCCGACGGTTACGGTTGTTGGAAATGGAACTCAAGCGCAAGCAAGAGCTTCTATTGATAATGCTGGTAATCTAATATCAGTTGAAGTTGACAGTAATGGTTCTGGTGGATGGTTGTTCGGAACTGGTTACGATTATGCTGAGGCAATTGTTGATGGACTTGGTGAATGTGTACCGATTCTTGGACCGCCGTTGGGTCTGGGCGGAGACCCCACAATAGACCTTCGTGCCACAAGACATATGTTCAATGTTCGTCTGATCAACGACGAAACGGGAACCATTATTGCAGGTGGACAAGATTTTAGACAAATGGCTTTGCTGAAAAACCCATTGATTTATAATCATGTCGGCGATTCCGCGTATACTGCCAATACTGGAATTTTTCTGGATGGGTTTAAAATGTCTGGGTTGACAGGTAGTTTTGCCATTGACGATGTTATAACAGGCACCGGCATTCCAACGCCCCGAGCAGTGGTAGATAAATACTTTGATAGTGCTGGTATAGGATATTTAACTTATCACCAAAACGACTCAACGGGATATTCGCCGTTTACAGGAAATATGGTTGTCACAAGTGAGGGTGGTGCGAGTGGAACAACGCTTTCTTCAAATAGGGAAATCTTCCCAGATATTGATAAATTTAGCGGCGAATTAATTTACATAGATAACCGAACTGCAGTCCCAAGAGAAAACGTTTCTCAGCAAGATTTGAAAATAGTAATTAGATATTAAAGGTCAGAATAATGCCTAACACATTTACTCAAAACACATTTGCCACAACATACAATGATGATTGGACCGAAGGTAAAGGATACCATAAGGTATTGTTTAACGGCGGAAGAGCTCTCCAAGCGAGAGAACTGAATGAAATGCAATCTATTATCCAAGCCGAAATTCAAAGGCTGGGTAATAATCTATTTAAAAACGGAGCAATCGTTAATCCTGGTGGGGTCAGTGTAAATAATAGTTATGAATATGTTAGGCTGAACGCCACTGGCGGTGACCTTTCTCCTTCTCACGTGGGTTCGACAATAACAGGACAAACTTCTGGTGTTGTTGGAAGAATTGTTCAATATGTTCTTGCGGGTTCTGCAAGTAATGATACGACGAACGTTCCAACGATTTATGTAGCTTATACAGACACTTCTGCTGGAACAAGTGGAGGGACAGCAGTAAGGTTTACTCCAGGCGAAGTTCTAACTTGTTCCGCTGGTAATCTATTAATAGAATCTGCTAGCACGAGCACCTCTGGTATTACTCCGCTCGGCACTGGTTGTAAAGTATCAGTGGCTGGGGGTGATATTTTTGTGTTGGGTCATTTCGTACATGTCAACCCGCAATCATTAATTTTGTCAAAATACTTTTCGGGTTATACTGGAAACGTCGGATTCAAAGTTGTTCAGGATATTTTCACTTCCAGCGATACTGTTGACCTATTTGACAATCAATCAGGAACACCAAACCTAACTTCTCCTGGAGCAGACAGATATAGGATTCGATTACTATTAGCAAAAGAAGAAACTGTAAAAACCACAGAAAACTTTGTTTTCTTGGCGAGAATTACCGAAGGCGTTGTTACACAAGCAGGCACAGGATCAAACCAATATAACAAAATCAATGATGTGCTAGCAAAAAGAACTTTCGAAGAATCTGGTAATTATATGGTTGAACCATTTAAGATTCAGTTCGAACAGGTTGATTCTGCAGTAAATGATAAACTTTATCTAAATATTTCCAAGGGCATTGCATATATTAATGGTCACCGAGCAGTTGCTCCAGCGCCAACAAGGTTGGTAATTCCTAAACCCACTTCTGCAGAATTAGTAACGAACGAACAGATACCTGTGATCTATGACAGATATATTGTTGTTGATAATACTGATGATACAACGCATAGAGGTCTTCCTGAATTAAATACTCCAGTAAACGTTTATAATGGAACTGGCGCTGGTGGTTCTATTATAGGTACTATCACCATAAGGGCAATAGAAAGAGGTTTTGGTAATACAACTAGACTGTATATCGGAAAATCTCCATCGCAGTTTACTGGCGGATTCCGTACTGCCAGAAGCATTGGGTTAGGGGCCACAGATTATTATAATATAGTCTTGGAAGGAAACCCAGCGCGAGCAGTTGTCAAAGGCGATGAAAGAAACAAAGATTTATTATTCCGCCTTCCAAGGCCAAGACCAAGTGCAATTTCTGATATCACTTATACCTACCAGTTTGAAGAAAATATTACTGGAACGGGTACGACTCGTTCGATAACAACTTCAGACGGATTTAACTTCACAGACACTTCTAATTGGATAGTGGCTAGTGCTGATTCTGGTCAGGTGCCGGTTTCGATAGTTCTTAATGGAAATTCAACTCAAGCAGATATTTCTGGATTACAAAATAATATCAATTATGAAGTGGCTGGATATAAGGTTCTTGCCAACGCTGTTGAAAAAAATAAATACCCCACAATCGGATATTTGGGTCAAACGCCTGGATCTGTCACAACTTCTGGGAACACTGCGGTTTCTTTAGGGCAACATGACGTATATCAACTGGCTGAAGTGAAAGATAGTGCAGCAGGAGATAATATCTCTCAGTATTTTACATTAGATGGTGGGCAAAAAGATACCCATTATGAAGAAAGTAGATTAATCAAAAGATACCCATATTCTGGTCCAGTTTATGCAAAATTCTATCATTATGCACGCCAACCAGGTGGTAATTTTTATTCTGTTGAGTCTTATTTAGATAACGTTACTGATGGTTTGCTTTCTACATATGACAACATTCCAACCTATCAACCAAGATCTGACGCAACCACTAGGTTGTTCAACGTTTTGGATTTTCGTCCTGACCTTGACGCGTCTGGTAATGTAGTTAATGGTACAGATAATTTCTTTGTACCTAAGAGAGCAACAAATATAACTGCAGATGTATCTTATTATTTGCCCCGCGCTGACAAATTGTTGTTTACGCAAGAAGGCAAATTTATGTATATGCAGGGCGTTCCATCAACTAACCCACAGTATAGAAAAACGCCAGAAGGTGCATTAGAACTCTATAAGGTCTTAATGAACGCCAACACTTTGAATCCATCTGACATAAAATCGACACACATTGAATCCCGTCGATATACTATGGCAGATATTGGTAAGATTGAGCAGAAAGTTGATCGCCTCGAGGAAGTAACTTCTTTGAGTTTATTAGAATTAGACACTAAAAATTTAAATGTTCTTGACGCTGATGGTAATTTAAGAACCAAGTCTGGGTTTTTTGCTGATAACTTTGCTGATCAAGTATTTTCTGCCACATCGTTGCCGGATTATAGAGCATCTGTTGATATGGCAAGTAAAGTAGTTCGTCCAATATATGATGCTGACAATATTCGTTTGGTGTTTGATGTATCTGCCTCTAAGGGAGTTGTTAAAAAGGGTGATAATGTTTATCTTCAATATGAAGATTTAGAATGGCAGAGCATTAATATTTCTTCAGGGGCAGAACCAGTAAATCCATTTTTAATACCAAATTATAATGGAACGATGAAACTATCTCCCGCTTCTGACGAGTGGAAAGATGTTGAATATGCCGCTAACAAAGTTGTAGACGGCGGACAGAGAATAGACAAAGTACAAGCGTATTTGTGGAACGAACATGAATGGAACTGGGCTGGGTCTGATCCAAATACCTTAGAAGTTGGATCAATCACCAACCAAACATCCGAGGTTGTTGGTTCATCTAAGAATGTAGTAAAAAATTCCACTTCAGTTGATGATGGAACAACATCTTCTGTGACAGATACATCAACCACGACTACTACAACAACTACAGCACACACTGTAAGTAGAATTGTTTCTTCAGAGACAATACAAGAAGTCATTGGCGATAGAATTGTTCAGACCGCTCTAATTCCTTGGATGAGGTCGAGAAGAATTTGGTTTATGGCAGAAGGACTTCGTCCAAATACAAACGTATTTCCTTATTTCGATGGGTATAATGTTTCTAATTGGTGTCGACAAGAATCTACATATGTTCAATGGGCGGACAGACCCGAAGATAACGGAAATGCAAATACTAGTCGTACAACTGTTTCACACCCACAGGGTTCAACTGCACTAACTACCGATGCTTCTGGTACTGTTATCGGATCATTCTTTATACCTAATATTAGACCCCCTGCGCTTACAACAAATGGTTATAATCCACAAGATGATGTTTGGAGATTCCGTTGCGGTGCTTTAGAATTCAAATTATTAGATGTAAATAAAAATAATGATGCTGCAGCAATTTGTAAAGCTTCTAGCGTATATACAGCAGCAGGAACGCTTCAAACAAGGCAAAAAGAAGTTTTGTCAACAAGGGTTTTGGGTGAAGTAACAACTGTAAATTATACCGAAGACACTTTGGTTGAAACAGAATCTGATACGACCATACAAGAACGTGTTGAAGTCGTTGTAGTAGAAAAAATCGAAGTAGAAGTTCCGGCAGCTGCTTTGCCGCCGGAAATTATTGAGGTTGAGGTTATTAAATATGTTGAACAAGACCCAATCATAATTGAAGTTATTGTTTATGAAGATTCTGCAGAACCTAATACTGACGCGGATAATACAGATTTACCTGCTGAACCAGCAGCAAATGACCCAATTATTGAAGCACAAGTAGAGGTTGAAAACGGACCATTAATCGATGTACTTTCCAATGAAGGTGGGGTTGGAAATACCTCTGGTGGAACTGTAGTAGAATCTGCCAACCTCACGCTTCCTTATGGATACAGTGTTCCATATAATTATGTAACTATTGGATCTTTGGGTGGTGCTGGTGGTGAAGGTACTACGACAACGGGTACATATTATCCCGGACCAACAAACACTTCGGAACAAAATGCGGCACTCTCTGATACTATCAGCGTTGAACCCGATGTCGTTTTAGTAGAAGCACCAGCCCTAATTAGTTCAATTAATGCATCCATCAGCGGAAATCCTGTTGTTGATCCAGCATATTCAGTTGCACTCACCCCAGCTGTCCAAACCGCAGCCCAATTTGACCCTGAACCTAATGTTGCAGAAAAAGTTGAGACGGTAAACCCAGGCGGAAACGGATTACTTGTTGATGGAACAGAACCTAGGAATATATCATCAAAACAAATAAATCATGGTGTTTATCCAACAAAGAAGACTGGTCGACCAGGCGGCAGAGGCGGCAAACGAGGATTGAACGTTGATCCAGTTGCACAAACTTTCTATGTCGATAATCAATATGGAATTTATATGACCAAGGTTGCATTATTTTTTGCAACTAAAGATCCGAACATTCCTGTTCGAGTAGAGATTCGCCCAGAAGTAAATGGAGCTCCTTCTGCATTTCAATCTATGACAAGTAAAACTTTGGCAGCGTCACAAGTTACTGCTGTGACAGAAACTTATGCTACTCCAACAATGGCACAGATTAATAGTTTACCAACCATTTTCGAGTTTGATGAACCAGTTTTCTTAAGTCCCTTTACTGGATATGCAATTTGTGTGATTGCTCCAAATACAGTAAAATATAACGTTTACGTGGCAGAAATGGAGAAATTTGTTTTGGGGTCGAGTGATGTTAGAATCCTCAAACAGCCTTCTTTAGGATCTTTCTTCAAATCACAAAACTCTAGAATATGGGAACCAAGTCAACAAATAGACATGATGTACAAAATTTATAGAGCATCGTTTAAACGTAGTGGATTTGCTATTCTGAATAATGCAGACGTTCCAGCAAAATTATTAAAAGAAAATCCAATCTATACGACAGCAGGTTCTCCTGAAATTTATGTAGAGCATAAAGACTGCGGGTTGTTGGTCAATGATATGGCCAATGTTACTGGACTTGATTCAAGCACCAGTTATGGCGGAATTTTAGGTTCTGCAATAATGGGCAGAAGAGCAGTTACCAAAGTTGATGGCGCAGGTTATGCTTTCAACGCTGATACTAATGCTACTGTCACTTCTGTTACGGGCGGAGATGATGTTTATTCTGACCGCAATGTACATTTCAATATTGCAAATCTCGAAGCACAAACAATTGTACCAAACTATACTTCGGTCTCAGCGGCATATAAGTTTACCACGGGTAAACCAGTAGCAGGACCAGAACCAGCAATTATATCTCCATATGATAAGGCAACTGTTTATTCTAGAATTACTCCTAAAATAAATACTTCTTTTGATTATCCTAAAGTTGTTGCGAATCGTTATAATGAGAACCTACCAGGAAATCTGAATGGTGGTAGATCAGCAACAGTAAAAATAGATTTCACTAGTAGTGCTGGTTTTGTTTCTCCGATGCTTGATCTACAACGTTGTTCATTGACGTTGATCGAGAATATTATTGATGATCAAGACGCCTCGAGCACGGCTAATGGTAAAATTGTACCAATTAAATACATTCCAGAAACAGATCCATATAATGGTACTCATCTAGCAAAACACATTACCGTTCCTGTGACTCTTGCAGAAGACGCAGTTGGTATCAAAGTATTGCTTGCTGCCAACCGACCCAATGGGTCTAACTTTGACCTTTACTATAGAACTGCAGCAGAAGGTGAAAATATTATTGATAAATCTTGGATATTGGATACTCCTGAGAATACATTACCTTCTGATGATAATCCATCTATATTCAGAGAATATACATATCTCATAGGTGGTGATGATGGAACTCTAGACTCGTTTAGTGAATATCAATTGAAGATTGTTTTCCGGTCTGTCAACTCTTCGGCAGTGCCAAAGATTAGAGATTTACGAGCAATAGCGATGGTGGATTAATGGATTTATTAAAGGTGGACGGCCATTCTGGATTGGCAAGAGACGCTCAATCGGGCGCGATAATTAATATAAATAAACGTGAAGCAGAAGCAGCCCGCGAAAGGAAAAAGAAAAAACTTGAAGCAAAGGCAAAAAACCAAATGCTAGAGCAGCAAGTTAATGACCTTCAAAGCGAAGTTTCTGATATTAAAGTCATGTTAACTAAAATATTAGAGAAACTATAATGGCAGACCCGTACGGATACCCAAGACCAACAGTTGTCGCCCTTGTTGATAACCTCAATGAGATGCGTCGTAAAGTCAACCAAATAAGCGACGACCTTGGTGATAAAAGAACATTACTTATCAATCCAGGAACTTCTTTTGAGAAAGATAGCGATATAGCAGGAGTCTTAATTGAACTTGATTACAGAATTAATCAGCAAGACAGCGATCTTTATCTCAGAATAGACGGTGGAAGTTTGTTTCTCCATAACGGTAAAACAAATACTGTTCATGGGGAATTTATCTATGATAGTGCTGCTGGTGCATTACAACTAAATGCACCACGAGGAAATTTTACAGTTGATGCATTAGGCGATATCATTTTAGACGCTGATGGTAACGATATAATATTCAAAAACGGCGCAGGCGGAGATACTGTAACTCACACTCTTGCAAACGATGGTAACTATATCATCGCATCTCCTAATAATTATACTATAGACACTGTTAGTGATATCATCCTAGATGCGGATGGGGGTAATATTACTTTCAAAGACGCAGGTGTTACAGATTATAATTTTGCCACTGATGGTACTGTATCTCGAACAGGAGATTTAGTATTAGACGTTTCTGGTGATATTACTTTAGACGCAGACGGCAATGACATTCGATTCAAGAATGGTGCTGGTGGGGACGAAGTTGTACACACATTAGCAGACAATGGGGATTACACTATTACTTCCCCCGCCAACTATACCGTTGATACAGTGGGCGACATTATATTAGATGCTGCTGGAGACAATATTGTACTTAAAGACGATGGGAACATAAGAGTAACTTATACTCTTGGGGCCACAACTGATATTTCTATAGGCGGTAGTTTAACTACCAACGTTGGAGGCTCCATCTTTGATTCGGCTGGAACTTCTATACAAACGGTTTCCGGAACAACCACTACACATACTGTAGGTACTAACTATACATTAACCGCTGGAGGAAACTCTGTTGTCAACATCACAGGGTCTATTGATGAAGACGCTGGAACCACTATTGATAGAACTGCTGGTACAAATATATCTGACACTGCCATAACAGGTTCTATTAGTCAAACGTCTGGTACAACCTTTACACAAACATCTGGTGACAACTTTACCACTAATGTCACTGGAGAGTATCTTGTAGATGTTTCGGGAGATATCACCCTGGATGCTGATGGTAATGATATCATCTTTAAGAATGGAGCAGGTGGAGATACCGTAACCCACACATTAGCTGATGACGCTAATTATACTATTACTGTTCCGAACAATTATACTATAGATGCTGTTGGTGATATTACTTTAGATGCTGACGGTAATAATATTCGTTTTGATGATGGCGCTACTACTAGAGTTCGATATGACTTAGGTGCTACCAACGTAGAGAATTGGACTGGTAATCTTACTCGCAATGTATCTGGTTCAATTCTTGATTCTGCTGGAACAACATTAACACATGTTGCAGGAACCAATATTGTCCAAACTGCAAGTACAGGTTCTTATGCTTTAACAACTGGTACTACCATTGCACAAACATCAGGTACAACCTTCACACAAACATCAGGTACAACCTTCACACAAACATCTGGTGACAACTTTACCACCAATGTTACAGGTGAATATCTCGTAGATGCTTCTGGTAACATTACTCTAGATGCTGATGGCGGTAATGTAACCATCAAAGATGCCGGCACTACTCAGTTTGACTTCATTGCAGGTGCCAACAAAGAAATTGATGTTCCATCTGGTAACTTAACCCTAGATGTAGACGGTAATATTAATCTTAATGCCGACACTGGTCTAATTCGTTTATATGATGCTGCAATAGAATTTGGAAGATTTACAAATACTTCTGATAATCTAGTCGTATATTCTCCTCAAGATAATGCTGATATTATCTTCAATGGTAAAGATGATGGTGCTATATTTACCGCTCTCACTTTGGATATGTCAGACAGTGGTTCAGCCATCTTTAGTCACGACATCTACTTACCTGATAATGGTAGAGTTGTGTTCGGTGCTGGCTCTGACCTACAGATTTACCATGATGGTAGCCATAGTTACGTTAGCGACCAAGGCACTGGCAATTTAGTATTAAAAGGTAATAACTTTAGAGTTTATAACGCTGCTGAAGATAAGCTCATGTTTGCTGGAAACAATGGTGGCGTTTCTTACATGTACTATGATGGTAGTGTTAGGATAGCAACAAGTGACACAGGCGCAGCCGTAACGGGTACTGTGACTTTTGGTGATGGTCATACTATTGGTGATGATTCTTTTGACAATCTTGTTATTGCTTCTTCTACAGCAGAAAACATTATCTTAAACGCAAATGATGCAGGAGTTACTGTAAAAGGCGATACACAATTTCTAGTTGAAACAGAATTTGGAACAGACCGATTTAAGGTAGACACATCAACAGGAGACATCAGCTTCTACGATTCGGATGGCACGACTGCGAAGATGACATGGGACGCTAGTTCTGAAACTCTTAACTTTGCAGACAACAGCAAAGCCATCTTCGGTGATGGCTCTGACTTACAAATTTACCATGATGGTTCTAATAGTTATATAACAGAGGCTGGGACAGGAAATTTATATATTCAGTATAATGACTTGTTTTTACAAAGTAATACTGGAGAGAATTACATTTATTGTAATAATGATGCAGAAGTTGTTATTTACTACGATGACGCACCAAAGCTGACCACCACCGCTACCGGCGTTGACGTGACGGGTACTCTGGTCAGCGACGGTTTGACTGTGGATACTGCAACTGGAAGCGCTTCGCCAACCCCAAGCAAGATAACAATTGCAACTTCTACAAGTGCTAGTGATTGGTCAACAACAGCGCCTTGGGGCCGTTTAGCTTTTTATAGCGCTGACGCTTCGGCAGGCGGTGCTAAAGAAGAAGTTACGTTGGACGTTATTTCTGCTCAAGCCGCTGGTGGTGTTGCTGACTTCACAATCAATACGTACAACAGCGGAGCAAAAGAACGTTTTAGAATATCTCACGACGGCGACATCAGCTTCTACGAAGACACTGGCACGACGCCTAAGTTCTTCTGGGATGCTTCGGCAGAGTCGCTAGGGATTGGGACGACTTCTCCTTTAACCTCTTTATGGGTGCAAGGTGCCTCCTTACCACACGCTACCTTTGCAAACGATGATTTTGTTACAAACACAGCAGGAAGTACGTTTGACATTACAATGGGCGCAACTACTGGAGCCACTTATACTTCTTTAAGGTCTTTGACCGCTGGACGAAGTACTTGGGGCAACTTAATACTACAGCAAGGAGGCGGCCGCGTCGGGATTGGGACTAATTTGCCAAGCGTTGCGGCTCATGCTGTTGGTAAGGTTAGGGCGCAAAAGACAGGCCAAACCAATGCTTATGTTCAACTTTCAGCAGAGGAGTTAACTTCAAACTATGCCGCAGATATTTTCTTAAATGATACAGGACTGACGTTTAAGCATAACAGTGCTAGTAGAGGCTTTGTCTTCGACCAAAATGGCTCAGAACGCATGCGCATTGATTCAAGCGGTTTCGTCGGGATTGGTACGGATTCTCCTGCTACAGTGCTATCAATACACAACTCTGCTGACAAGGCGTTTCTCACGCAAACTAACCCGGCCAATACGCAGAAGTTAGAAATAGGTAACGCTTTTTCTTTGTATTCTGGTGCAAATGGCGCAGTTAGCGCAATAGCATCTGATGCTGTTTTAGCCTTTGCTACGGCTGACTCTGAAGCCATGCGCATTGATGCAAGCGGCAACTTGTTGGTTGGGACTACT